CTGACATTGATGATGTAGTACAACAAACAACTACAGTAAGATTTATACCTGACCCTGTTATTGATATTGTGATTGATAACATTAGCAGAGGATGTGAAATAAACTACAGAATTATAGATAATGAACCAAGTGTAAAATTCATTGTTACAGAAAAGTTAAATGGCACAATAATAGAAACAAAGACAAATTCTAGTGATAATAATTATAAACTTAAATTAACTGATAAACAAATAGTACCATTAGCACTCAATTCCTCAAAATTCAATAGTAATAGAAATAAGCACAGAAGATGGTGGATTAGTAACAAGTAAAACAGTAACATTTACAAGAACAAATAACAAGCCAACAATTTTAGTTAATTCATATAGTTCTAATTCTGCAAATTTAAGATCTGATTAGATAATAATATAAATTGATGGTATTTAGATGATGTATAAAGAAACAATAACAACAGATTTAACCAGAGAAAACAATAAACTATGAACTTCAGACAATGCAATACACACATTAAAAATAGTTGCTACAGATGCAGAAAATGCAACAGTTGAGAAAGTTTTAAGTATAAGTAAAGAGATAATGCCACTTCAAGAAGATGCTAGTTTAAGTGATATATCAACTAAGTTGATAGAAATTGGAGAAGGATTTAAAAATGGTAAAACAAGCATTATAAATACTTTAGCATTAAAGAATATAGAGGCAAGTTTAAATAATACATTAATCGAGTTATCAGAGAAAATAAAAATAAGTTTTGATAGTTCAGACGCTAGTGTGCAGGATTTGATGAATCAGTTGACACAAGCTAACAATACCCTAACACAGCTAAATACAAAATATAAAGCTGCAAGTGGGACTACTTCTGTTATACAAAGTTCTCAACATGTTAATTTATATGGAGGATTATATGGGGCAACATATATTAGACAACCGTATCATTGGATTAATATTAATAATTTAGGATTTGTTCCTAATATTTTTATTGCTGAAAATGAAACTGTTAGTGCTGGTAGTTCAATTGAAAAAAATATTATTATTGCTACTTGCAATATACCTTGGTCTACAAATAAAAGAGATTTTATAGCTAACTTAAAACTTACTAGAGGTAAAATGGATGACCAAGATTTTAATTGTCATGCAGGTTTTTATATAAACAATGAACAAGATGCTTATATTAATAGTAATGGAATTAATGTGCCTGCATGTAGAGCTTCTCTTCCTATTTATGGGTTTTCTTGGTATGCTATAAAATTTATATAAATGAGGTGATAAAATGAATAGAGCAAATAGAATTATATGTGACCAAACAGGCAAAATACTCTTGCAAACAGGAGAAGCAACAGGGGATGTATTACCACATGATGAAATAACTGAATTACATTGTATTGATGTTCTATATGGAAGTATAGACTATACAAGAAATAGGGTTATAGGTATAAATATAGAAACTAAAGAACCAATTTTAGAAGAAATACCAGTATATTTAACAGAAGAAGAAAAGAGAATACAAGAATTAGAAAATCAATTATTATTAAGTGAAAATGAAAAAGTGGGAGGATTATTATAATGAATATAAATAATGTTGTAGTAAGAATATTAGCAGAAAGAATATTAAGTAGAGGCTTAAATCCTTTAAAAAATCGAGAATTTGAATTAGATGATGTGACTAACACAAATTACAGAAAAGCTGTAGAGGATTATATAATTAGAGAAAGTGGAGTGATAGAAGGAGCAGAACCTATGGTATAGGTAATGTTCCTTTTTTAGATACTTTAAAAAACATATTAAAATCATAATTTTAATTAGAAATTGAGTAAATAAGAGCCTTGTTTTATAGGCTCTTTTTATATTAATTATTTAAAAGGAGTGGTAATTTTGAATATAAAAACATTAACAATTCATGCAGGACACAACCCAGATGGTAAAGTAGGTTCTGGAGCAGTAGGAAATATAAAAGAATCTACAGAAGCAAGAAATGTACTAAAAGAGTTAATACCTTTATCTCAAAAGGAATGTAAAGTTTATGATTGTACATGTAATAATGGAACTTCTCAGAGTGATATATTGAATAAGATTATAGATAAATGTAATTCATATAACACAGATTTAAATGTAAGTATCCATTTCAACAGTGGTGGTGGTCGAGGAGTAGAAGTTTTAGTGTATAATTTAAATGACAAAGAAACTGTTGAAATAGCATCAAGAATATGTAAAAAAATAACTGAAACTTATCATGCAAAAGGTGATAAAGATTTTAAAAATCGTGGAGTTAAAGAAAAGAAAACTCTAGCATTTTTAAGAGGAACGAAGGCAAAGTCAATTTTAGTCGAGTGCTGCTTTGTAGACACATCTGATACTAAAAAATATAATGCTAAAGATATGGCCATAGACATTTACGAAGGAATATTTAATAAGTCTGTAGCTGGTAAACCACAAGATAACAAAGTGAAATACGCAATAGTTTATGAAGGTGAAGTAGATAAAGTTATAGCCCAATTAATGGCCATGAATTATAAATCTAATGAAGTCTCTGTGTGTGATTTGGAAAATTATGTTCCTGGACATTGTGAAAACCTATATGTGATTGGTGGAGCATCCAGTAAAATTAAAACTAGCGAGAGATTCACTAAGTTACAAGGTGATGATAGATGGGCTACACTTCATAAAGTGTTAGATTTTATAGGCAAGTAGGAGGTAATGAATTGAATATATTAGATAAATCAACAGCTACACTAGAACAAGTCTTTTCGTATTTAGACACATTAAAAAATAACTCTAATCCACCACATTTTTTATGCAGAGCTATAGTACCAATTATATATAAAGAAGCAGAGAAAAAAGGTGTAAATCCAGTTATTGCAATTGCTCAAGCATTTGTAGAAACTGGATATTTTAATTTTGGTAGAGTTTTAAATCCTTCTTATTGCAATGTGTGTGGTCTTAAAGGAAATAAAGGTGGAGGAGATTTAGACCCAACAGCTCATACAAGATTTGATTGTTGGGAGGATGGAGTATCAGCATTTATTGACCATCTAGCATTATATGCTGGAGCTAAGGGATATCCAAAATATAGTGAATTAGTTGGTAAAGTTGAATATAAAGTCAATGGAACTACATTAGACCCTAGACATTTTTCATATCTACATGGAGAGGCTAAAACAGTTGAAAGCTTATCAGGTAAATGGTGTCCAGATACAAACTATGGTCAAAACATAATAAATATATGCAATAAGATAAGTTCAATGAAGGTAGAAAACAATGATATAAAACTAGAGCAAATAAAAACTAAAGTAAAAGAATTAAATGAGATTCTTAGATAGGAGGAAATCACATGGATATAATGCAATTTATACCTGAAAATTTAATAATGTTAATAGGTGGGCTTTACATATTAGGAACATTTATAAAAGAATCTAATATTAAAAATAAATACATACCTTTTATATTGTTAGTTATAGCAATGATAAGTAGTTGTTTATTTATGAAAGAGCTGTCAATAGAAGCTGTCTTTGAAGGTATTTTATGTTGGGGTGCATCTATAGGAATAAATCAAATACAAGTGCAAAACAGAAAGGAAAAGTAGATGTTATCTAAAGAAATGGTTGAATTATTAAGTCAATATGGATATACAGCCATACTTTTAATGGTACTGATGTTATGGCTTGGAAAATATTTAGAAAAAAATAGACAACTAGAGCAAGATGATAGAAAAAAAGAAAGAGCTTATTTTTCAAGAGAAATTAAAGAGCAGAGAACTTTATTTGGTAATACAATAGACAAGTTTGATGATAAATTAGATAAATTTGCTGAAGCATTAAATACTAATAACAGTAGACTGGAAAGAGTTGAAACAGACATAACAAAAATTAAAGATAAATTAGAGACTAGAGATTAATTTCTCTAGTCTTTTTTATAAGGAAGTGAAGTATTTGGCAACATTTGAAAAAAGAAGTAAAAGAATTAAGATAGAAGGCAACATAAATAAAAATAATGAAAAGTTAATTAAAGGATTTCTTCAAGCTAAGAAAATAGCTGGTTTAAGTGAAAAAACTATATATGTATATAAATGTGACCTATATACTTGGGCTAAATATCTGCATGATGAAATGGAGGATTTATTAATCGAAGATTGTACTGAAGACGATATAATGGAATATATTTCATTTAGGATGGAGGACAATCATGTTAATAGAATAAAAGTAATATTTTCAGGCATTTCATCTCTATATGACCATCTTAGAAGGAAGAGAATTGTTACAGAGAATCCAGTATCTCTAATCGAAAGACCTAAAAAGGGGTTACCTGTTGTGGAAAAACATTTCTTGAATATAGAACAGGCTAAAGAGCTACAAGATAAGTTATCAAAACAAGATGATTTACAATTAGAGGTTTATATAAATTTTGCTCTATCAACTGCTGGTAGAGTTACAGCCACAAGTAATTTAAGATGGGATAATATAGACTTTGATAATAGAGTATGTGAAAATATTAAAGAAAAAGGTGGAAAAATAGTAGATTTTTATTTTAGTGAGAAAGTAAAAGATTTATTATTAAGGCTTAAAGAAGTTAGAAAAAAAGAAGATATAGTAAATGATTATGTTTTCTTAGTTAAATATGATAAAGAATATCATAAGGCTACATCTAATGTATTAAGAAGTTGGGCTAAGAAAGCTGGTAAATTAATAGATATAGATAACTTAGCTCCCCATTCATTAAGAAGAAGTTTTGCAACTATAGCTAAAGCGAATAATTTACCACTTGAAGATATATCAACTATTCTCAATCACGAATCCACTGATACAACTAAGATTTATATAAAAGAAGACAAAGGTAAAATTTCTAAGTCTAAAGACATGATAGGCTTATAAATAGATATAAAATAAAAAGGAAGTGATATCATGGCATGTAAAGGTCGTAAAAAAGGTAAGAAAAAGAGATAGATAATAATAAGCCCTCTAGGGATTACTCTTAATTGAGTTTTCTTTAGAGGGCTTTATTTTTTTTGCCTATAGTAGCTTCTTATTAAATATGTATATAGCATATATTTAATAATATTATATGCTATATAAGTATATTTTTGACATGTATAACATATCATTAAGATAAATAAACTAATATAATCTAATAAGGAATGATAAAAATGTTAGAAGATGAAATATATAATATAATTGGTAAAAGAATAAGAAATTATAGAAGAAAAGCAGGGTATAATCAAAATACCCTAGCAGAAAAAGCTGGTTTGTTTCCTGCTTATATCGGTCAAATTGAAAGAGGTGAAAGTAAAGCATCACTTCGTTCAATTTTTAAAATTGCAAATGCATTAGAGATGCCTTTAGAAGTTTTATTTGAAAATATTATACAGAATGAAAATGATGTTGAAACTCTTTCGTCAGAAGCCTATGAGTTAATTGATAGTTTAACAGTAAAAGAACAAAAAGCGATAATTAGATTGATAAAAGAAATAATTGAGTATCGAAAATTTGAAGAATAAAAATTTAATAAAGAAGATGTCTTAATCTTAAGACATCTTCTTTTACTTTATGTTAATATAGACTTATAACATATATTTTATTATTTTAATGTCTATATATGTTGATGTTTTAATTGCGGAAAGGAATGTATATATCCATGCAAAAAATACCACAAGCAGAATTAAAAGTTATGAAATTCATATGGAATAAGAATGATATAGTAACATCAAAAGAAGTTATGGAAGCTATGGAATTAGAATACAACTGGAAGGCAACAACCACATTAACTCTTCTTTCAAGACTTACTATTAAACGTTTTCTGGCCTCTGAGAGAATAAAAAGACTCACATACTATACAATACTTATTGCAAAAGAAGAATATAAAATATTTGAAACAAAAAGATTTTTAGAAGAAGTACATTCTGGTTCTATAGAAAGCTTAATTAATTCTTTAGAGGATTGTTATAAGAATGAGTAAGGAAGTGAAATTTTATTATATACAAGAAGTTTTTGTAATGATATAATTAGTACAATGTATTATTATAGGAGGAATAAAGAATGAACGAATTACAAACTAAAAAAGATTTGATAATTGAAACTTTAAAGGACTTTAATCTTATAGATTCTTTTAAAATTGATGAACTTAAAAGTAGTAAGACCATAGCATTTAAAGCAGTACATAATTTAGAAAAAAGTAAAGGAATTGTATTTTTAATTATTAATGAAACAGTGTATTCAACTGCATCAATATATTTTGCTACTTTAGAAAATGTATCTAAAAAAGAAAATGTTTTAGATTTAATAAATAATTTAAATTTAGAATACAAAGGTTTTAAATATTTTATTAATAGAGAAAATGAAATAGGAGTACAGATTTCTTATATAGCAGACTCTAAAAGTTTTAATGCTGAATTATTTATAAATATATTTCAAGCTATGTACCAAACATTAGTAGACGAGACCTATTCTAAATTTATAGAAATAATTTAATAAAATAAATACTCCTTTTATTAACATTTATTATAGTTTAATATACTATAAATCAAAGGAGTATTTATTTTATTTTAAAAATTATTCCTTAAATAGATTTTTAAGGAATAGTATATATTATCTTTATTCCTCTTCTTCCCAGTTTTTTACCCATTCTTCCAATGAAGTTATTTTTTCATCTGTTAATTCTTCTTGAAACAATGATGCTAAAAGGCTTTTTATAGAATTGCACCCTAAGAGCTTATGTATTTTTTGTGATATAAATTCATGATACTTATCTTCTTTAATTGAAATTGTATAGTATGTACATTGACTTGTTTCTTGAACATATATGAACCTTTTATTTGATAACTTAGATAAAGTTTTTAATGTTGTTTTTTCTGACCAACTATATTTTTCTTTCATATAATTAATGATTTGATATGATTTTACTTTTGTATCTAAATTCCATATAAATTTCATTACAATTAATTCTGACTTTGATAATTTTCTTAAATACATAATTATCTCTCCCATCATTTGTTTATTTAATTTAAATATTACAGCAATAATTTCATACAATCAAATCCAATTTTTTCCAAATGATTAAATTGATAATTAAGTATGTATTTACAAAATTTTGTTTTAATATTCTTAATTTGTGGTATAATAAAAGCAAGGAAACATATTTTACTTAACTTTGAGTGATGTTTCCATTAATTAGTTATTAATGTTTGTTTTTATGGAACTTAATATTAAGTTCCCAGCCACTCTTAGTTGGTCGCTCAGAGTGGCATTTAATTTATCGTAGATATAACTAGCTATAACACCAGCTATAATACTCATCATTAGATTTTCCATAGTTTTCACCTCCTTTCATAAGAAAGTGAGGAAATTTCTATGGAAACACCACTCACAGCTTTTTCAAATATTTATTCCTTGCTATGTTTATTATATCATAAATATTGGAAATATAAAATTTTAATATCTTCTAAAATCTGACGCTCTATATGCCATTCTAAGGCTTTGTAAAAATTCCCCTTTATGTTTATACCTTTGCTTTTATTATTAATTTTGTATTTATTGATAATAATTATTAATTAGCCTTAAATAAGTTTTCAGATATTCTATCAGAAGCTTCTTTGTCCATTTCTTTAAGTACATGAGAATATACATTAAGAGTAGTATTAATATTTGAATGTCCTACCCTTTCAGATATAACTTTTATAGGTACTTTAGAATTTATAAGTAAAGTAACGTGCGAATGTCTTAAGTCATGAAATCTAATATGAGGCAAGTCATTATTCTCTAAGAATTTTCTAAATTTCTTACTCATTACATCTTCAGCAATTGGATTCCCTTTTCTATCAAAAAATAGTAAGTTATATTCATTTCTAACAATACTTCTCAATAACTTCTTATTCTGCTCCAGCCTATAATTTTTTAGTAAATTCATAAGCTCTATTGGTGCAAATATTTTTCTAATTGAACTCTCTGTCTTAGGCTCTTTAAGTATAACATATCCGTCTAATCTACTAGTTATCTTATTTACTGTTATTGTATTTTCATCAAAATCAATATTATCCCAAGTTAATCCCAAAACTTCTGAAAGTCTTAATCCTAGACCTATAGCTAAACTAATAGGAAGCTCCATATTAGTTCCTTTAGCTAAATCTAATAATTTTAACATTTGTTCTTTATCATAAATTTCATTTTTAAATTTTTTAATTCTTGGACTCTCTATTCCATCTATAATATTTTCTTTTATTAACTTAATTCTATACGCTCTCTTTATTGCAAGTCTCAATACATTTATATGTACTTTAATAGTTTGAGGGTTTAAGTTACCAGCTAAATCATCTATATAATTCTGTATATGAATATTTCTCAACTCTTGAAGACGATATTTTCCAATAGAAGGATTAATATGATTTTTACAAATAGCAATATAGCTTTTATATGTAGATGCCGAAATATTATCTTTATATTTTTCAAGAAAGTCTAATAGAAATCCAGCTAGAGTGATTTCATTTGGGACAAGAAAACTATCTTTATATATACTGTCCTTAACTTCAGCCAATCTTTTATTAGCATCTCTTTTTTTATCAAATGCTCCCATATTTTTTTGTTTTCTTTTTCCTGATTCATCATCTCTAAATTCTAAGTACACTACATAATTTTTATTTCTTTTTCTTATAAAAGCGTTCATGGTTATCCCTCCTATGAAAATTCATATACTTATTATACCATACAGAGGAGGCAAAAAATAGTCATTTTAGCTGACTTTCAACTGACTTTTTTAATTCTTTTATTTATATAATTATTGAAATTACTTAATTATAAAGAAATAAGACATAGAATACACAATTCTATGCCTTACACTAGTAATTTATTATTTTTTTATATTTTGCGTTTTAAGCAATCAAATTTCTGAATAGGATTAATTATAAGCATTAATTTTTACAAAGCCTTAAAATCGAATTTAAGAGGTCGTTTTTTATTTTCTAGTGTATTTACATTTTGGATACTGACTACATCCCCAAAATTCACCATACTGACCTTTTCTTTTAATCAAATGTCCAATTTGACATCTAGGGCACTTATCCTCTTCAGTAATATTTTTTAAATTTCTAACATGCTCTCTAATATTTTGATTAGTGGTTTTCATACAATCAAAAATTTTATCTCTGATAATTTTTATTTCTTCTTTACCAATAGTTATATCTTTGCATTTACTTATTGTACTTAATATTTCACTTTCATTTATAACTCTAATATTATTTCCACTTATCATTACATTTTTTAGTGTAGCTTTGTCTGAAAAAACAATTATTGAATATATATTATATTTATTTCCTATTATATTTTCTATTGCTTTAATATGAGCATAGTTTTGCCTTAACGGATTATAGAATGTATTTTTAGTTTTTCTTACAATTTGAGTCCATACTTTATCTTTATCATTTCCATAAATATATCCACTAAAATTTTTACATTCTATAACAAATATTCCATATATAGAAATCACAATACTATCAATTTGTGTAGTCTTGTTTGAGCCTGGTACAATAATATCTTTAATTATTACGTAATCTTTGCCTAATCTGCTAAGTATAAAATCTAATCTAAGTTCTCCAAGTCCACCTTTTACTTGTATCTTAGTATCCTCAATAATATTATTAACTTCTTTTACAGTTTTACTAACCTCTTCTGACATAAATACCTTTTTAAATATCTCCTTAAACATCCTCATCATCTACCTTTCGACATATATTTTAATTATAACAGCTATATATGCCTTAAGTTATATAATAAATTTATTATTTAAAATAAAATCAACTACCTTTTAAAGTAGTTGATTAATTGCTTTATTCAGTATATGTATATTTTGATATTTCACCTGTATAAATATTGACTAAATAGGGTGTATATCCACCTGCATTATGCTCTATACCATTCATATCTACATATGTATTAAATGGACGTACATATATATACATACCATCTTCCATATTTTGAGCTTCTATATGATTTGGTAAAAATCCATGTTCTTTCATAAATAAGTCTCTAACTAAATCCTCAGCATTTTTGAATGAAACCACTTTTTCCATATGTAAATCTTCATATAAAAGTTTATAATCTGACATATCATTTTTATTTATACATAGACGGTCGGAATGCTCTTGACCAGCAGACACATAACTAAAAACATAATAATAATTACTTCCATTTTTATAATTATCATCAACTAAGTATACTCCATCATATGGTACATTGTTTATATCTCCTACTTCATAACAATTATACCAATCTTTAGCTAATTCTTTAGCTTCTTCAAGTCTAGTTTTTTTAATTACTCCAGTGTTAGAATCTCCTATTCCATTAGTGACATTCAAACATTCTTCTAGTAACTCCTCTGTTATGTCTCCAACTGTTGTAATTTTAGTGGCATTTTTTAATATTGATTTATTACTATTATTATCAACTAAAACAACTGGACTCTTTAAAGAAGATGCTAAAAGTGCATTAGTTAAGTTCCTAGAACCAGCTATGTAAAACTCTTTTATACCATTATAAAATTGATTTATTATTTTTTTATTTGTATCAAATCTGTCAGAACCTCCCAATCTTGTTGAATTTGTATTTTTAACTAATGTATCATCCATTGTAGATGTACCTCCAATTGCATATGATTTTACTTCATTAGTTGAAAATGGTATACTTTTTCCATCTGTCAATATTATTGCTGCCTTATCTCTTGCGGCTACAGAAGCTATACTTATTGCGTCTGGTTCTCCTTTATATGCATTTGTTAGCATTACAGTATTAACTTTTTGTTTAGAGTTTATTTCTTTTGCAACATTATAACTAGTTTTTATTCTATCATCTCCATCAATTCTTTTTACATTAAATCCTTTTGACATTAATGTATTCTCTACAGATTTACCTATTGATTTTATACCACCTATCAAATAAACTGTTTTTACTTTACTTAATCTCTTCATTGTTTCATTTGGTATGCTACTATTTTCAGATAAAAGCAATGGTGCATTTAATGTTCCTGATAATCCACTAGCACTTAACCCATCTGCTATGGAATCATTTAAATTAACTAGTATTGCAGTGTCATAACTTTGCTTATCTGCTATAAGACCTGCTGTTTCATATATTGTAGATACTTCAATCTCATCTACTGAATTAAGTGCATAGGATTGTTTTGGAAAACTAACTATTAGCATTGTTATAACTAATCCTAGTGATAATAATTTTTTTGGTAATTTCATTGTATATCCCCCCTCATTTGTTTAAAATAACCTTTACCTAAATAGTAATACATAAATACAAAAAAGTCACCTAAATTAATAGATGACTTAATCATTTTATGCTACTTTTTCAATATATTTTTCATTAACAACATAAGTTTTAAACTTATGTATTACCATTATGTCCTGCATGTTATCTAGCGTCATTATAACTCTAACACATTTATTCCTAATCTCTTTTGGCAATTCTAAGTCATTTATTAAATTTACATAATCATCATATCTGTACATTTAATACTCCTCCCAAAGTTAGTCTAGGATATATTATAGTACTCTAATTCATTTTTTTCAATAGAAAATCTTAATCCTGTATAGATGTTTTCTAAATGATATAAAGTATGACACTTGTCATCATAGTAATAATTGTATTTTTCTAGGATTATATATTTAGGCATTATTTTATACCAGTACTTCCAAAACCACTATTACCTCTTTCGGAGTTAGATAATTCATCTACAACTTTTAATATAGCTCTTGGAACTTGTTGAAATACTCCTTGAGCTAATTTAATATGTTTGGGTATTAGAATTTCAAAGTTTTCTTCATTATATGTAATTATTTTAATTTCGCCTCTATATCCTGAATCAACTGTACCTAATCTTACAGTTGGATGTACTACAAAACTTTTTTTCATTTGTTCTTTAGTTCGCATTCTATCACATACAATCACATCTCTAAATGATTTATCTCTGTCTACATAAAGGACTTCTACATCTCTTGTAAATAACATTCCATTTAAACTTATACCGCTTCTGGGTCTAACTTGCATTTCATACCCAAATGGAATTTCCAATGCTATACCTGTAGAAATTGCTACTGCTGATTTAGCTGGAATTACTGTATCTTTTAGTGTATATAAATCAATTCCGCTATCACCTTCTTTTGCATAAGATGGCACTATTGCATCTTGGTTTAATTTTTTTACTTTAACATTTATACTCATTAATTTAATCTCCCTTTTTAAAATTATTTATTAGTATTAAGTTTGTTTAAATAAGCTATCCCAAGTGCTATAGCATCATATATATCACTTGTTTTAGCCTTACAAGTCCTATCAATATACTCTCCAATATCAATAATATTTTCTCTTACATATGCAGCTACTTCTTCCTTTTTAGCTTTACCACTATTCATAAGATATTTTCTAATAGAGACTGGATACATATATTCAATCTCTATATTATTTAATTTAACAGTTCTCATTATTGCTCCTAAGAGTTTTCTTAAACTAAGAATTGTTTTAGAATTTCTTGAAGTGAATTGGTCTTCAACTAAGACTATTTGAATATTATGAGTTATAATTAACTCTTGAATAGTATTACAGATATAGCACATTCTCTCATCTTCAGACTTGAATTTATCTTTTTTAGTTACTATTTTTCCATATTTTAATACCTTTTTATTTCTATTTATAACTGCCCATCCAGTTGAGGACATGGATATATCTAGGGCTAATACCATTCAATCCCTTCTTTCATATGTATTTTGACTTGCTCCACTGCATTAATTAGATTAGTGTTGTTTGGTATTGCAATATAACTTTCATTATTTAGAAAATCATTAAATTTAAGTTTATCATCTGCTAATCTTCTCTCTATTTCTTTAGGATTATCACCTCTATTAATAAGTCTTTTTCTCAATATATTCTCATCTGTATTTATAAAAAATGGTATTAACTTAGTTTTTGTTCCCATAAAATATTTTTCTAACGCCTTATATCCACATGCATCTACTATAGTCAAAGCATATTTTTTATTTTCTAATTCAGATTTATGTATACCATATAGCCAAGTGCTTCCATCATGAACTATATATTTTCTCATTTCTATAAAATTATTTTTTTCTTTCTTAAAGAATTTATTATCTACAAAATGATATGTTTTATTGATGATTTCTGATTGGCCACGAGGAGGTCTTGTTGTATGTGATATTAGAATTGGAATATTGAATTGCTTTGAAATTTCTGTTACTATACTATCTTTACCTGAACCTGAATATCCTAAAAATACAAATATTTTATTCATTATATTCCTCTTAATTCTATAGATTCTAGTTTATCAGGCGGGATTGAAGGATAAGTGATTAGATTACAATTCACCTTTTTTTTACATTCAAATATTTTTGGATTATCTATAATTACTTGATGAAGCCCTTTAGCTAATACATCCACTAAATATTCTTCATCTTCACTCTCTATGCATCTATCTCTAAATATACAATGAAATAGCTCATGTAAAAATGTAGCTTCTTTTACTCTTTGTGATTGTAGATTATTAGATAACTTTATTGTTTTAGTTCTATAATCTGCTAATCCATAACATAATTGATTATTTACTAGAATTGGCTCTTCTGTCTCTTCTATTTTATAGGATAAACCTCCTACTTTTACTTGCTTTGGTATATTCATTTAAACACTCTCCAATCTTATTAAAATTCACATTTTATTGTGATTTTGATTTTCTAAAACCCTTGTTTTCTTTATGTTTGCAACCTTTACCATAATGAGAGCATAGAGTTTTACAAAAAAACTGATTACTTTTGTCATCACTTTTGCACCAAACACTCTCATCGTTGAAATCTAGCTGTTTTATTTGAGTAACTGTATCAACAACAAAATCAATTAATTGTTTCTCTAGTTCTTTAGTATATTTAATTTTTACTACAGCTCTTTCACAATCATTTATATCGTCAATCCTATTTCTCTCAATTAACATTCCTTTTCCATTTTTCATGTATTTACACATATCGAAAGCTACATATTCTATTTCTTTATTTGGATATTTTTCTTTAAGATACATTGCATATAAGATAAGTTGCATTGATTTTTTAGGTAGGTCTTTTTTGGAAAATTTACTACTCGATTTGTAATCTATAACATAAATTTTATCATCTATTACATAATATAAATCTATGTATCCCCTCATTGTAATCCCATTAATATCAAACTCAAAATATTCTTCTATATAGTATCTATCACATTCAATTGGTACAAAATTTTCTATATAATGTAAGATACATTCTAAATAATTAATTCTTGAATTTGGTGTAGGAAAGTTGTAATCCATTAGATTTGCATATTCTATAACTTCATTATATTTTTGAAGAGCTTCTTGATTTGTTATTTTTCTTTGTTGTAATTGTTCTAGTAAACTATGTAATTCATTGCCATAATAACCGTAACAACTTTGTTCTCGATTTAAATTTTTTACATATGTAAGATAGTACTGAAATGGACATGTGTTAAATGCATTTAATTTACTAAAGCTGTATAGTTCCTTTTCCATTAATTCTCCCCTTTCAAAAAAATAGAGAGCTATTAATTAATAGCTCTCAACCCTCAGTTCCTTAAAAATATATATTAGATAATATTCTCTAGGATGCTATTAATTCCTCTAAATAGTTTATTAAATTCTATTTCAGTATAATAAGATGTTCTTCCTGATGTGTCTTTTACAGCAAATATTTTACCATATTCAGATATGCTTATTTCATTTAACATGTACTGATTATCTAAAGTTAGTGGCATGTCATTTAATTCTACTTTACTTATATAATCCTTTAATTCCAATTTATTCACCTCACTTTGCATCTTCTTCACAATAATCCCTTAAACTGTTTATAAAATTTTCTGTAACATCAAACCCAGCTAACATCATTGAGAAAAATAGTCCTATAGAGGTTATAATATCCAGTATATATTCTTCTATGCAAGATGTACTAGAATAAAATCCAATCTCCGTATTCCTTCCAAAATATAAACTATATATTAAATTGAAAATTAGAAAAAATATAAATAAATATAATGCTCTATATTTACTATTAATTATCTTTTTCATCTTCATCATCCACCTTTTTTATTTCTTTTAATTCCCAAGAATAAATCATTCTTTCAGAAGTTTTATATTTCTTACTTGTATCTAATTTAATAAATAATTCTTTTGCTTCTTTAATTTTACCTTTACAAGTATGTTCTATTACATCTTCATCTGATTTGTATTTTATTTCTACCAAATCACCTGTATATAAAATCAAACCATTTTTTAATAGTATTTCTTGTCTGACTTCCTGTATCATACAATCATCCTTTCTTCTTTTTCTAATAATATAGATATTAAAGATTTCGATATAACATCAGCTAAATCAAGTATAAGTTCAGGGTCTGAAGTATCATATATATCATATTTATTTCTACCTATAATCCCAACTATTGAATAATCACCAACTTCTAGTAACTTCTTATCTACCCCCAAACCTGGTTTAACAGGTTTATTGCTAATTATAATTGTTCCTTTATCTGAAATTTTACTTATACAAGCATCAATGGCTATTATATTTGAATTTGGATAATTATTTTTTATTGCTTGTATTTTTTGTTCTAAATTTAAAGCATGTATTGAATCTCCTAATACTCCAAATATTTTATTTCTAATAGTAGATTTTTCTAGTATACTGCCAATCATAGGGGCTAATGAGTCAGCTAAAACTCTATCACTACCTATACATACTATTAAAGTGTCCTCATTTACAATATCCCTTAATACTTCTGATATTTTTGATATAGCATTTAGATTGTTGTAACTGATTTTTAATATGTCCATATAACACCTCTTAAATATAAAATTCTTTCATATCATCCAATCTTAAACAAGCCAATTTACCATTATCAAAACATGCTCCACAGTCTATATCTATAATTCCTTCTTGTTTATATATCTCAGCCTTTTCATAATCTTTAATGTTTTGAGTTGGCGTATGGCCAATAATAATTGTGTATCCTTTTATATGTTTATTAGTGTTTAATATTGTTCTATCCCACACACAAATGTCTTCTTCTTGTAACTCAATTATTTGCTCTATACTGAGATTCTCATAATTATTTGGAAGGTATAGTCCAGCATGAACTAGTATAAAATTATCTATTATCTCTAAGTATGGAAGATTCTTAATATATTTATAAAAACTTTCTTCATATTCAAATTTTTTATTTTTTAGTTTATAAAAAGTATCATCTCCTCCATTATAAAACCAAAGATATCTATTATTAGTATCTCTCCAGCTTTCCTGAAACATTAACTCATGATTACCTTTAAGAAGAGTTATATTTTTGTGATTTCTTATATAATCTATAATCTCTAACGACTTATCCCCTCTATCTAATACATCTCCTAAAATATACAAATGGTCATTTGAATTGAAATTGATTTGCTCTAACATTGAAATAAATTTATCATACATACCATGTAAGTCACTCATTACATATTTAATAATTACCACCTCCTATTAAAACTAACTTTTTAATCTAAATAGCTAACATCTAAAATACAGTCGCCAACTATTTCAAAAGCACATAATATTTGTTTACCATAATCAGATAGCCATGACCCCCAAATACTACTACCATGTTCTAACAACCCATATGAATTTAAAGCATTTAATATAAATTCTTGTATCAAATTATTTTTACTACCAATTATTCCACAAACATTATTAAACTCTATTTCAAATATGTAACATCTTTCTGTGTATTCTAAATTACAATTTTTCTCTTTATTTTGTATTGCAGTCAGTACTCCTTTTATCATAAAAGATATATCATCAGGAGAACCACAACCACAAAAATCCATTATTTCATATCTTAGATGTAATATCATTTTACTTGCTATTTTTTTTAATTGATAATTATCATATATGTTCATTTCTTTTAACTTAATCAAATCTATCTTATTTATTTTGTCCATATTATCTCCATTCTTTTAAGATGTTACTTTCTTATATCTTTCATAAGCAAATATATTATCATATCTTTAGATAAATTTTCTTTTGAATATGCAATTGCCTTGTCAAGTATATTCATAGTTCTATGTGGATTTATTAACGGATGATATTCATCAAATAAAACCTGTGAAAAAATATCTGAATAACCAATTTCTTTCATTTTATTTATAAATATTTTATTGTAATATTTATAAATACCTAATTTTTTGATAAGATTCCATTCCAGTTCATTGTTTATTTTAGGAAACTTGTCTTGGATATCTTGTTTTAATTCTTCAAAAGTTAATTCTCTAAAAAGTATTATTTCTTTAGCACCTATGCTATATTTTGCTCCTGGACGTATTGATGAAAAAGATTGTTCCATCTCATACTTATATTTATCCTCTCTTCTAACTAAGGCTTTTACTTTGAAAAATCTATTACTTAAATTTAAATTATAACATCTGAAAACATCTTTTAAATCTAAACACAAATGGAATCCATAGTCATATATATTTATATTTCCTCTATGTATTTCTTCAACACTATAAGTTTTATTTAGTTCATACTGAAAGTTTCTACATTTCATATCTCTATCTGTACCCTTATATCCTTCAATCCAAATCCATTCTTCACTATTTTTTTTCATTTCTGAGTCTATTTTTATTTTTTCCATTTCTAATAGCTTTCTTTTCATTTCTTTATCATATTGTATATTATCCATATCGAAGTTTGGTTGTTTGGGAGGAGGAGAAGGAGGTTCTGCCTCTGTTATTTTTACATTTCTACCATATTTTTTATTGAAGATATTCAATATAATATCACCTCGCTTTATTGTTTAGAAGCTATTTTAATTTTATATCCTAATTCATCTTCTATTTCTTCTTTAGTCATTGATTTAAGCTTATCTTCTGACCTAATATATAAATTAGTGAAATTAATCAATTGATTTACTCTTCTTCCCCAATCTATTATTTCTCCAAATTCTATTATTACATCTTTCATGAAATTATCATCCAAATCACTAAAATTGAAATCTTTATTATGTAAAAAACATATTGAATCACAAGATGCTATCTTATCTTTAAATTCTTGAAAATTTTTACAATTTATTTCTGCAATATTATCTTTAGATAAATCATCTTTTAAAAACTTCAATTGAATAAATTCATTTTCTAGCTCATCTTCAGTTGGCACACGAATGAAACAATACCCTATTGTAGTCCCACCTCTCATTTTATAAAATTGACTTATATATTCTCCAGTACCTACTGTATAAAATTCTCCTTTTTTATAACATTCAATATCTTTTATACAATATATCGTATCTCCACCATGTATATCTTTTATTAATAAATTCAACATAAATTTTACCTCCAATTCATATTAAAACACATATTTTATTTTATAAATTCTTCCCATAAATAAGAATTATTAGAATCAATATTATATTCTGGGTCTATTTTATCTGCTTTAATATTTTCAACTAACCATTTAATACCTTCTTCTTCCGAAAAAAATACTATTTTCTCCCCATCTTCATCATATTTAAATCTTTCTGAAGAATACTCATAATAATCATCTGGATATATTGTAAGTAATTTTACTTTATTTTCATAGCTTATAAAAGGGTAATATGTAGGCATAGTCTCTCTCCTTTATCTTTTTTTATATTTTTTCCACGCTTTAAATCTAATTTCAGATTTAAAATTTATAATATCATATTCTAATATTTTTCTTCTTCTCTGCTGCTCTTTAAGAAATTTAGTAATAAATTCTTCTTTGGTCATAACAATCATCCTCTAAATATATTTTTTTATTTCTAATAAATAATTAAGTATAATTTTTTCTGGAAATGTCTTTGCTGTTATTATATCTATTGATTGTATAATTATAAAAACAGCAGAAAAGATTATAATCAGTAAACCAATAGTTGCATATACAGGGATATCATCTTCATCATCTTTCCAATCTATATAAATTAATAAAGCACCAACAATTATTCCAATTACACATATAATTATCCAAAATATACTTATATTTACCTCATAATTAATATATTTAGTAGTTAATGTTTGCAGATATGGAATTACATTCTTGTTAGACCAATCAATAGTCATTCCAAATTTATCACTTAGATTATCTAAAATTTTTATAATTTGTTCACTAAACTCCATTTAACTCACCTCCAAAGAGGGAGTAATCCCTCTTAATTTAATTACATTTACTCCATCCACAATTAGGACAAGTCATACATCCTTCCATCATTTGAATCTCTAGCCCACACTCAGGGCATTTTGGCTTAAATTCTTTAAATTCCTCTATTTTTTCTCCTTGTTTTTCTTTAAGAAAATCTTTTACAGCATTTAAAATAGTAATACCACAATGATTTCCTCTGTCTAATATATTTCCTTTTGCTCTACTTGTAGCAAAACTAGGACAAGTATTAACACCCCTTAAAGCTTTTTCTATATTATCTAAAGTTCCTCCAAGTCTAAGCATCCCAGACATTGCTATTGTTGCAGCTTCAAGAAGTTTTTCACACCCACCTGAACCAGCCTTTTTTACATACAACTCTTGTATATCCTTTTCTTTTTCTGAATAGGATATAAATAAAATTAATTTACCACATCCAACATATAGCTCTTTTTTGTATGAAACAGTATCACTTGATATAGGTTTCCAGTCTCCTCTCTTAAGCCCTTGTGTATTGTTTACAGTATTAGTTGTAAGAACTCCTTCGCGCTTACATCCAGCTCTATATATTGTCAATCCTTTTAATCCATTAACCCATGCCAATGAATATAATTCTTCGACCTGTTCAACCGTTGCTTCATTAGGTAAATTTACAGTAGATGAGATACTTGCATCTATATGTTTTTGGAAAGATGACTGCATTAAGATACGTTCTCTTGGAGTTAGCATTTCTGCTGTTACAAAATAATCAGGAAGGGCTTTTTCATCTTCAATGTTGTTTTCTCTCATATATTTTTTAACTATAGGTGTATAAACTTTATAATATTTCTCTTTATCATGTAAACTTTCAGTTTTTCTAGTGTAAGAAAAGGCGAAGATTGGTTCTATTCCTCCAGATATTCCTAACATAGTTGATATACTTCCAGTTGGAGCTATTGTTAAAAGTTGTGAATTTCTAAGACCATATTTTTCTATTAATTCCAGTGTTTCATGAGATGCATTTTCTTGAATAAATTCTGATTTTAAAATACATTCTTTATATTTTGGATATGTACCATATTTTTTTGATAATAATGCTGATTGTTTTAGTGTTTCATCTGCCAGACATTTACCTATCACATTACATAATTCAACAGCCATTTCTGAACCATATCTTACATTCATTTTTATGAGCATATCAGCTATTCCCATAACTCCAATACCTATTTGTCTGTAATTTCTAACTGTATCTTTTTGGATTTTCAATGGATGCAAAGGTAGACCTTCATCTAAAACATCATTCATTGCTTTACTACTATTTTTATATCTTTTCTAAAATCATTATAATTAAAAGTTTTATCTTCTTTAACATATTCGCTTAAGTTAAATGAGCCTAAAAGACAACTACCACCTGCTGGAAGCGGTTCTTCGGCGCAGGGATTTACACCTGCATATTCAAATTCATCATCCTCACTCAATAAATTATAATTATTTATTTTGTCCCAAAATAAAATTCCTGGTTCTGCATAATTCCAATTATTTTCACATAGTTTATTAAATAGTTCTTTAGCGTTTATTTCTTTAACTATAATTTCACCAGTTTCTTCTTTTGTAAAAGAACAATTATACATTGGATTTGAATCTATTCCTGTAGCCTTTTGCATAAATTCATCTGTTATTCTTACAGATATATTAGCTTTAGTAATTTTGTTTAAATCTGTTTTAATATCTATAAATTCTTCAATGTCTGGGTGATTAATATCGAGAGATATCATTAAAGCAGCTCTACGACCACTTTGACCTATTGTTTCAGCAACCAAGGAATATGTATCCATAAATGAGACTGCACCTGTTGTAGATTTAGCTGAATTATTGACTTTTGCCCCTCTAGGTCTTAACTTAGATATATCAATTCCTACACCTCCTCCATAAGAAAAGGTTCTTGCAGTATCACTACATGTTTGGTATATATCTTCAATAGAATCACCAGTTGCTAAAACATAACAGTTTGAATAGGTTATTTTTCTTCCATCATTCTGTAATCCTCTATTAGCTAATATCCTTCCTCCAAATAAGAATTTTTTTTCTTGTATCAACTGTTTTACTTCTTTATCTCCATTAGACACTCTATTGAGCCATTCATCAAAAGTTTCATTATTATTCCTATATTTATTATTCCATATTGCATTTTGCATTTCATTCATCTTCCAACCTATCATCAAATCGCTCCTTTGTATTTTATTTAGTTTATAAAAATTTTATAAATTTAATTAAGTTTAATATAAGTATAACACTCAACTAGATAAAATGCAATACTAGATTTTAAAAATATTTTTTATTTTTAAAATCTAGTATTATCTCTATTGTTTTTGCTGCTGAATTGCAAATTGCTCTAAATATATATCTTTTAAGGTTCTTCTTGTACTTGTATTATTAATAATACTTAATCCAGAACTTGTTTCTCTCATAACTCTGCTCCAAATAGAACTGCCTTTATCCATATCTATATACTTAATACATTGCATCTTCTTTTTCCAATTTGAGTGTCTCCATAAATATAAATTATGTGCAAGACCTAGATATGCATAAAACATGAAATTCTCACAAGTTAATGAGATTTCTTTAGACATTTTTCTTCCTTCATAAGACATCATCTCAGGATAAATTTTAACTAATTCTTCAAAAAACTCTTTTAAAAATTTAAAACATTCTTCTTCCATATTTTTGTCTTCGATATCACTAAAAGTATTTTTAAATGCTGTTACAAGTGTATTTAAAGTAACAATATTCATCATATCATTTTTTGCAATAGATGTTTTAACCATATCTATTTTATTCTTTAATGCCCCTTTTTCATTTAATTTTATCATAATACGATTTACTGCATCTTGTTTATTAAAAGATTCAATTCTCGACTTAGAAAGAGTTTCGTGCAAGTTTAATTGCCAGAAATGTTCCATTGCAACTTCCATGTTATGACAAGTTATTAGAACAGGAAATTTAAGAGTTTTTAATATTTTTATTATTCTCTTTTCATCTTCTCCTCCTATTATTTTGGCATCCTGATATATATTATGTATTGCTTTTGTTCTATGTTGACCATCTTGCATACACATTAAACCTAGTATTATTGTTAGTTGCGAAGTATATTCATCATATATTACTTTTCCTTCTTTCCCATTTTCATCAAGTATATTTATTGTTAGTTGGTCTGGAAAATATTTTTCTTGTAATATCTTTTTTTGAATACTTTTGACTCTTGTTTTATTAAAAACTGCTTTATATTTAAATGTTCCATCTGCTTGTTTTTTTGCTAATAGACCACGCTGTGTTGCAGGATAGTATATTATTTTTTGTTCATCCCATAATTTTGCTATTTCATATGCAGAAATATTTATAGTCCACATTTTTTTATATAAGTGGTCTACTCCTTGAAATGTGTAGTTCTCAGTAAGTTTATGTTCATTAGGATTATATATATTATCAAATGTTATCGCCAATTAAATCTCTCCTTATTTTGTATTTTATTATATTATTATTATATACCATTTTCAACTGAATAAAAATAGACTTTAAACAATTTATCTGTTTTTTATTTAGTTTATAATTTACTCTAACATCCTTATTTTATACATAATCCTAAGTTTTAAATCTTATTAAAATAGTGATTTTAATTACTTTTTTTTCTTCTTAGATTCTTCCTCTGTCTTTTTCTTATTTTTTAAATTTCTTGCTTCCTCTTCTATTAATTCAATCATAGTATCAATAAAGGTTTTTACAAATATTTTTTTATAATTTTTAAATTCTTTATCAGTCAAATCTAACTCTTGTTCATCTACGATATTTTGGAATCTATCATTCGCAAATTTTTCTAAATATTTTTTTGAATATGTTATAGTAAAACATGCTTTAAATGATTTAGCATATTCTTTAGTCCAATCTTTTAAATTATTTAATTCTATTCTTAATCCCATTTGAATCCCCTTTTATTTATAAAAATTTAATTCCTCTATATTTATATGTTTTATCTTTTTTAGATTTTATTTATTCTTTAAAATCACCACTAAAATTTTATTTATAGCATATTTATTCAATTATCCAGTAAGAACTTACCCATATATCAATTCCCTCTACATCTACATAATCATCATTTATAAATCTCTTTTTTGATTCAGTTCTAGTTTTATTTAAATACACTTTGTCAAACAATTTAATTGGATTGTTTTTAAATGTTTTTTTCTTTATCTTACATTCTTTTATTCTTCCAGAGCGTATATTATAAAATGTAATTTTAGGGGAGTACTTAGTATTAATATCTACAGCTATACAATGCCTTGGATTTTCATCAGATTTAATAATATTACAACTTCCTACATTTTCATAATGAGCTTTAATTAATTCTTCAATTGGAATATCTTTATTCTCAAAAACATCTTCCATGTATTCACACAATGCTAAAATATTTACATCCATGAACATTTTTTCAGTTTTTCTATTTGCGAATTTTTCTATATATTTCGCATAGATATTAGTTTTCTTTAATTGTTTTTTTTCATAAAAAGCACTAAATACTTGAACAATATTTAATAATTTAGATGTCTTACCAAACTCTTCAAAAAAGTTTAACTTAATTAATATTTCTAATTGTCTACTATTGATATTTTTATTTAAATCAATTAACAATTTAGTAAAAGTATTATATTCATTATTTCTTAATGAATATAAATATTCAGCAACTTCTGTATTTAAATATTTAATACTTGATATACCTTTATATATAGTATTTGTTTTTTTGTCCATGAAATACTCTGCTCTTGAATATCTAAATTTACAATTTTTAACTTCTATCCCATATTCTTTTGCCAACTTTATTCCATTATTCAAATCTTCTTCATTATCTGCCCAATTTAAATATGATGTTGTAAATTCTAAAGGATAGTAGTATCTTAACATTCCACATATATAACCATTCATAGAGTATCCAGTCGAATGGTTATATCCAAATTGATATTCTGAAGAATCTGATATTATTTGTATAAATTCTTTCGCTTCTTTTTCAGCTATTTCTTTGGGTTTATTTGAGTGTTTACAATAGCCATTTAAAATCTTTGGCAATTGTTTTTCTAATTCAACATCATCTTTTTTTCCTATTGCTCTTCTAGTTGTATCAGCTAAAGAGCCATCAAAATCACATATGTCTGTTAAGAACTTTATTGTATCTTCTTGAAATACTAAAAACCCATTATTATCTTTTAATAATTCATCTATTTCTTCTGATGGATTTTTATTAAATTCTCTATTTATTAATCTTTCTCTATATGATTTTCCACTAGGTCTTAAACTTGCATTTACTAAAGACATATCATTTACACATTTTGCTTTATATGTACTTAATAAATCAAAAGCGTAATCACCTTCAAATTGAAAGATTCCAACATTGATTCTATTTATATCTTCCCAAACATTTTTATCATTCCAATTTATTTCGTGAGCATACTTCCACTCTTTATTTATAAGTCTATACGTATCTTGAATTATACCTATAGTTTTTAATCCTAATATATCAAATTTCACATAATTCAATGAATCTACTGCTTTCATCGTGCAAAATGATACTGGACTGTTTTCATTTCCATCTTTATAAAATACACCCAAATTATCATACAAAGTTATTGGGCTACCAATCATCCCTGCTGGATGTATACCTTTAGAAGTTATTACTCCTCTAATCCCATCAAAATAATAAAACAAATCCTTATTATGTTCTCTTAACTCATCCCACATTTCTTTTAATTTAATTAATCTTTGTTTTTTCTTATTGTTTCTTATTGTGTGCAAATATAATTCATGGTCTATAAAGTCTGGCGATTTACTTTCTTTGCCTTCCAGCTCTTCTATGTTTATTTCTTCTATAATTATTTTGGAATATTCTTTAAAGATATTATCAAATGTGTCTTTTATATTTTTAACTAAATTCAAATTATCATAATTTAATCCTTTAGCAAGTACATCTATACTGCCTCTATCCTTTATAGTTTGAAATGTTAGTATATATGATACTTTATCTTTTCCAAATCTATTAATTATATATTCATAAACCTTTTGTCTATCTGATGGACTAAAATCTAAATCTATATCTCCAAGTGATATTCTATCAGCATTGCAGAACCTTGAAAATGCAGTTTTCCATCTAATAGCATCCACATCTGTTATTCCTGTTATGTATGCTATTAAAGAACCACCAACAGAACCTCTACATGGGCTAACATGAATATCATTATCTTTGCACCAATTTACTAATTCAGCTACAAACAGCATGAAACTAGCCATGCCTTGATTACACATTATTTCATATTCTTCTTGTACTCTTAGTTTATATATATCTATTTTTTCTTTTTCAATAGCATTTACATTTATTAATTTTAAAAGTTTTTCATCTATGTAATCTTTCCATGTTTGATTGGCATTTTCCCCATATAAATCAGGATATTTAAAAGTTTTATCTAGTGTAAAATCTTCAACCATAGCAGCTAATTTATTTGTATTATTAATTGCTTCCAATATAATATCAATAGGTAGAATATTTTGTTTTTTAAACTCATCAACTAAATCATCATAATTTTTCCATGTTAAGTCAAATTCATCTTCTTCTCCATAGAAGCTATTTTTAGATTTTTGAAGCACTTTTCTACATTCTGCTTTATATTCAGATGATGAATGAGTATCTGTCCCTGCTATCAATGGTATTCCATATAAGATACTCCACTCATAGAGCATCTTATTATACTCTTTTTGACTATCGCAGTTGTGATATTGTATTTCTAAAAAACATCTATGATTATTTTTAGACATCCATTCTAGTAACTCTTGTCTTTTTTTAATATTATAATTATATTTCTCAATACCCTCAATATCTATTATATTTGTATCACCTAGTTTCCATAATGGCGACGCTAGACAGGCAGAAGTTATTATTATATTATCGCTTGTATTCATTAATTCATCAAAGGATATTCTTGGATTGAAATAAAAATGACGGTCACTATTATCTTTTAAAATTCCTTTAGATGTAGCTTTTGACATTAGAGAATTTAACTCTCTAACACCTTTTAAATTTTTTGCATATAAGCCAATATGCCAACCTCTATTATTATCTTCTAAATTTATGCATGTATATAGTTCTACACCATGAATATACTTTATTTCTGCGTTATCACACGCCTGTTTCTTTTTTACCCAGTCATAAATACCACCATGATTGCTAAATGCTATTGCTTTCATGTTATTTTCTTTTGCTAATGATATATATTCATCATATTTGCTACATGAGTCAGCAAAACCATTACAATTAGAAGTATCATCATGTAAGTGGTATACAACATAATTATTTGTTAATATTTCTTTTTGTATTTTATTCATTTACAACACTACTTTCAACATCTATTATATCTATATAAGAATATCCATTTTCATTGTTTTTAATAGAAAATAATATATTCATTATTAAATCCTTAGATTTAAGATTATTATTATCTTCGTTAATCATTTTGCTAAAAAATTTTTTACTACAAAAATCTTTTTTAAATAAAATTTTATCTTTCATAAAACTATAACTAGCATTCCCATATTTTTTTATATCCATTGTATTTATTCTTAAATCTTTAATTATAAATTTAGGTCTTTCAATTGTCCCACACCAAATATCTTCTAATTCTCCTATACATATTAAATCATTTATGTTTATATTGCTGTCAAATACAAAATCTACTTCTACATTACTTGTTATTGTTATATTTTTAAATTTATCATTTGTATATTTTATAAACTTATTTATATTTTCTTTAGGAAACTCATATCCAAAACTAGATTCATGTCCTTTACACCAATTAAATAATTTGCTGTCTACACAAATAGATTTAAAATTATCTATATAATTAGGGCATCTTACTGAACCTGTATAATTATTTTTATTGTCAGATTCTCTTATCATAAGTATTGGCTTGTTGAATACATTCATAAATTTATTTGCTACCAATCCTGTTACTTTTGCATCTATACTATTTGAATCAATTAATATAACCTTATCATTCTCCATTGAAAATAGTTTTACATTTCCCTTTATTGCTTTATCAGTTATATCTTTTTGCTTTCTTTTATAGTTTTTACCTATCCTTATAATAGCATCTTGTAATTTCTGTTTTTTAATTTCTCCTTTTGATTTATATGTAATTGTTTTTTCTTCACCTATAAAAGCTCTAAACAACAATTCTTTATCTTCTATTGTTCCATTTCTAATTATTGCATTTATTATGGGCGAAATACCCCAAACAACATTGTCTATCTTTAAATAATTTTTTATTTTTAAATCATGAATAAATGATAATATTAAGGGATTAGTTATATGGTTTACTTGCTTACCTATATTGAATATATATCTGTTTTCTAGTGACCTCATATCCATAGAATCACTTATATTTGCAACATTAGCCAAGTCAATATATTTATATCCTATATCTAAATTTACTTTATCTACTATGTATCTTATGAATTTATATGTAACCATCGCTCCACTACCATCTATATTTTCTACTTCTCCATCTTTATTATTAATTATTATGCTTGTATCTGGCACTTTAGTTAAATCATACATATGATGGTCTAATGCAATGAAATCTATTCCATTCCTATTCAATTCTATTTGTTCTTTAAAATTTTCTGATGAGCTATCTGGAGTAATCAATAGTTTTGTGTTGTCTTCAATTACTTTATCCATAACCTCTTTTGTTAGTCCATGAACTTTTGCCTTTTCAGTATGTTGTATATAATACACATTGTCATATTGTAAGTCAAATTTAATAAACATATATATTATTGAAGAACTACAATAACCATCAACATCTGTATCCACTAATATACCTATTTTATTATTATTTCTAATATTTTTTAATAAACAATTGTAGGCTCTATCAATATTGGTGTAATTATTATAATCTTCCCAATTTAAAATATCTGCATTTAAAAGCCAATTTATTTTTTGATTATCAAGACCTCTATTTTTTAAAACAGTATTTAATACTGTATCTTCTATATGATTTTTTAGTTCCCATTCCAATCAATCACCTACTTTAATTTTATTTTTTAACAATTTTTCAAAAACATCTTTCCCTTTATCTATTGGAGAGTCTTTGTAAGACAATAAATTCTCTACATCCCATAACACATATACATCTACTAACCCAGATAGATTTTTAGTCATTTTTTTTATTTTATTCCACCATTTAGTACAATCATCATCTTCTAGTTCTTGAAATTGTCTATCATATGCTATTATGATTTCTGTTACTCCTAAATCCAAAATCATTTTTTTCTGATAATTAGAAAATGAACTTCCACAGGTCGCAACTGCTATATTATTTTTAGGATATATGGTCTCAAACTTTAATACTGATTTTTCACCTTCAAATATAAAAACTTTTTTCTTATGTCTTATATTTTCTTTGTTTTTATTTAATCCATACAAATTCTTTCCTAATGGATGGTTATATCCTTTATCATCTAACCATAATGGATAATATTTTCCATATCTTTTCGTTAGATATTTATTAAATGCTCTTACTCTTATGCCTACAACTTCATTATTAATATTCATATGTGGAATTACAACCCTATTGTTCTCTATATCATACCTTACATCAAAATTTTTTATAGCTTCAAATGATATTCCTTCCTCTTCCCATTGCTTAATGCGTTTTTGTGGGTACGTCCTGTGTAAAAAAGGCTTATCTATACGATTTAATATTTCAACTTCTATATCTAATATGGATTTGCTTTTAGTTAGATTAAGTGTACCAAAACCTATTTTTGGTTCATAACAATATGTGCATTTCACTATATCTGTGATGAATTTAATGGAACTTTTAAAATCTATATTTTTAGATGCCATAACCAAATCAAATAAAGACATATTTCCACAGTTAGTAAAACAAGTAAACAACTTTGAATCTTTATGATAATATAATTTATAGCTACACTCATCATTTGGATTATTGTGACATATTGTTTTAAATATTAATTCTTTGTCATTACTTCTTTCAGATAAATCACTTCCAAGTTCACTAAGTATTTTTATTATATCTTCTTCAGTTATGCTTTTTAAAAGCTCTTTCGCATCTATATATAATCACCTCCTAATAGGTTAATTGCCCAACAAATACGTTATCACAATATGCTTTTTCTATAAATCTTCCTGACCTTCCATCCATTTCATACAATAATATTTTATTATCGTCATCACCAGACCTAGTTTTATTTACAAATAATAAAATGTGTTTTTTTCTAATATCTATACAATTTTTGTCAAACTCTCTTTCTTTTCCTTCTTTTGTGGAACTATCTATAATCTCTAAATATGACTTTTGAAGCTTCCCTTCTAACCTACCTTTTTTCCATCTGTACGGTTTTAAAAAATATCTATCTTTTTCGGGATTTAGTTCATCTGGTATTATTTTTCTCATCAATGTTATTGTATGCCCCACCTCTTTAATTTGTTTTGCATTTGATATACAAGCAGCAGTCAAATAACTGACTTTCCCTTCAGTATAAGTTGCTAATTGTATAGGAAAAATTATCCTCATCCTCATTTGTTTTCCAAACTTATCAAAATCTCTAGCTGCTTCATTCATTTCACCTGTAGAATTTCCTGATGAGGCATCTTCAGCTTTGAAAGTATCAAGTATCAAAGTATCATAGCCTTCACTCAAACTTAATTTTTTGGCTATTTTTTTTATTTTTTCAGTGTTAAAATCATACATTGATATAAATTTAAGTTTTCCTGGTATTGAATATTTCTCTTCAATAAATTTATTTGCTAAGTAGAAAGTTTTTTCTTCTTCAATTGTAAAATCAAAATTTTTAACTTTTCTTCTAGTCATTGTATGACAATTAAATATAGCATTTGATATATATGTTATTAATATCTGTTTGTAGTATTCACTTTGTTGTTCGTTACTTATTATCAAGACTTTACAATCAGATTCTACTAGCCCCATAGCCATATTTAAAGTAAAAGTTGTTTTTCCAGTTCCACTATGACCTGCTATAAAATATATACCATTTGAATGCCCTACTCCATCTATTATGTTACTCAACATAGGCATACCCTGAACATATCTTTCTTCTCCAGTATCAGTTTGCCATCTTAAAGCTATTGCAAAACTAGCTGAGTTATCATCTTCATTATTTTTCTTTTTTAATATTTCTTCTGAAGTATAATGCAAGTCTTCTATAACAACATCATTTCCAACTAAATTAATACTACTATCTGCTAATAACATTTCATAAAAATCATGAACTTGAGATGCAGTCATAGAAGGAAATAAGTCTATTGGTTTTACTTTTACACCTTCCACTTCAATTTCCTTATCTATATTAAAGCCTTTACTTTCTAGCCTTATTATAAGATTAGATTTTTCTAAATCATCTATATATTTTTTTTGATTGTGTATATTTCCTAAATCTCTAACTTTTTGTATGCTTTCCCAGCCACCATATTTTTCATATGATTCATTTAATGAAGGAGACATTCCTACAAATGCTGATACCGTCACTTCATCTATCTCTTTATATTTTGTACTTAATTCTCTTATGAGATTGTAAAAAAATTTAGTTTTCGGAAAAGTAAAGTCATTTTCAGATAGAGGATAGTCAGCAATTATACTTATATCTTGCAACAGAACCGATATCACAAGGCTTTCAATATTCCCTCTATTTTCTAATACCATTTTCTCCAACCTCCTTTATTAAATCCTTTAAGGTTGTTGTTCTTTTTTTTCTCGTTACTGGAATTTTCATTGTTTCTTCAGGTATGTCTACTAAATCCATCTCATTTTCTTTTTTCTCTTTTCTTTGTATATTTTTCTTTACAACTGTAACATCTCTTATGTTATTTTTTAATATTGTAAATATATAGCATAGTTTTTGATATTCATTTTCTATATCTTTTCTAAACTCTAAAGCGTCAATTATTTGATTTTTCATTTCTAAAATACAATTATAAACATCTTCTCTTGTATAACCGTTATCTAACATCTCTTTTATCATTTTAGTCTTATTTTTTGCGATACATTTGTAACCAATAATACTATCTATTCCTAATAAAATTTGATTCCATAGCCATTTCTCTCTTTCTTCTAATCTATAGTGTAATTCACAACAATAATTTCGTTTTTCTTCTCTGCCCGTTTTAGTAATATGAATCACTGAGTATATATCTTCAGCTAGAAATTTTTCTTTACAGTATCTACAAGTTATTTTTCTTCCCAATAATTCTCCTCCTTCTTATTGTTGATGTTAAAAAGTCGCCCTAATTGAGCGACCTTTTAAATTATTCTATATTCTTCCAGAACGCTTAGGTTGGGTACTTTGAGTATCTTGAGATGTATTTTTTTTACTAGGAGGTTTAACTTGAGAATTGCCATCATCATCCTCGCAAAATGATAATTGAAGTAAGCTACCTAGTGCATAACGCTTACTATATGTTTCTGTTGCTCCATATCCTTGAATATCTAATTTACTCGGTTTTATAGGTACACTATCAGACTCCATAAACTGACCGCTAGAATGCCATAATACAGTTTTAATTGATACTGAATTGTTTCCACCAGAAATGGGAAATTGAGTTATACATAAATCAAATTTTGCTAATATTGGTCTTATTGTTGTTAGAATATCATCTAAATTTGCATATTTGCTATTATAAAATGGATTATTAGAACTCTTTTCAATACTTTCTACCTCTTTTTGAAAATCAACTAAACTTACTAATAAATCTTTTATATTTTCACTTCTGCGAAATGGTATTAATGAATCTTTATTCTCATTTTCTTTTAAATCTCCAACCATTTTTCTTATTACATCTTTTAATTGTTTTACTTCGCTCTCTATGTTAGCTATTTGTTCTTCCATAAAACTCTCCTTTTAATTTTATTTAGTTTATAAATATTAATTAAAATGGTAAATCTGATTCTTCAATATTTATGTTATTTTTTTGTGCATCTTTTTCTTTCATGGCATTTTCTTTTTCTTCCATTTTATCTATCATGGCTACTATATTATCCTTATAGAATGGATTAGGCTTCCCATCTTCACCAAAATCATTTTCTTTTGATATCTTATTTCCTGAACCTCCAGTTATTCTAAGATATTTTATTATTTTATCTTTTTTCCCTGTACCAAATCCACCAGTTCCTTCTATTATCTCAGTTACTATATCTCCTTCTAATTGTGGTACATCTCCCACTTTATATAGCTTTTCAAATTCTTTTATTACTTCTGTATTATCAATTACAAGTCTAACTCTAAATCCATTATCATTGTATTTATTCATTATTCCTATTACTTCTAATCCTTCTTCTATTTTTATTATTTCCTCCAAGTATACATATGCCCTCCATAATATACCTGCCTTTATAGGTAGTTTTGCATCTTTTTGTCTGTTACAAAATTTACCTTGTATTCTAAATCCTTCATGTTTTTCTCCATCACTATAATATGTATTATCATCTAACTGACAAGTACATCTAACTATTTCTCCTCTACCCTCTTCTGCTCTAGTTACAATATCATTCACAACTGTTTCTAATCCCTGTGATATCTTATTAACTCCTCCAGCAGATGTGTATATGCTTCCATAATAATCAACTATTTCATTCTTATCTTGTGATATAGCAACATTAAGTTTAAATTTTATTGCTTCTTGTGGAGTTCCTTCTTTTACTCTTTCTGCTGCTAATATATCTAACACTTCCCCACTAACAAAAACCTCATTGTAATTTACATTTTTTTTCGCCATAAATATTCTCCTCTTTTATTTTGTATTTTATTCAGTTGTAATCATTCTTAATTTTTCTATATACTTATAATAACATGTTCTATTTATTATTTCAATACTTATTTTTAATTTTATTTATTTTAACTAAAAAATCCTCCCCAATACAATAAACCAAAAATTACTAGCTTTGAAATTGTAGATACTCCAAAACTTATTTTCATTTCTTTTACCTTTCCATTATTAGCTAAAGACACTCCTAATTGCATAAAGTATATTATTATTACTAAAATTTGTGGTATTCCTAATTTCATTTAACCTCTCCTTTTAATATGATTACATCATTAATTCTTTATATTTTGGTAATGTTTTAAAGAAATCACATAAAATCCTCCATTCTTCCATTTTATGATTTTCTCTTTGATTTATCATAGATTTTATTTGTAGATAATTTAATGTAACTCTTGCAGTTAACATTAATCCTGATGGGCAATTTGATATTATAATTTTCCAAAGAGTTTCCTTTGTGGCTCTAATATTTTCTCCATTTCTAAGAGTGACTTCATCAGATGCGGTTAATTTTAATTCCTGAAAATTATTGTAATCGTAAATCAATTCACTCAGGAAATTTATTGTATTTTTATCAACATACTTATTACACATATCATCAATATTAAATTTGGTCAATCTGTGCATTTTACTTTGACTAGATACATAGTCATTATGATGATATCTATCCCACTGTCTCCACATATATTCTGACCATTGCAAATCCATTTGGACAATAATTCCTTTAGAGAAACAATCATGACCTGAACCTTGTTTTGATTTACCCAATTGACATGCTCGTTGTAAATCTTTTTCTGAAATATTTACTTCTCTCATATCTTTAATCTGTTGCTGCATAGGATAACCACTTGAAATTATACTTTCTTTAATTCCATAAACACACACGTTTGATACATCAATAATTCCTGGTATTTTTATTCCATTTACATTCAATTTATCAGCTCCTAACTTTCAACTATAATATATCCTTCTTTATAATGCCTTCCCATATTGTTCACCCTTTTATAATACTTATAATCACTCTCCCCTTTTATTCTTGGCACAAATACATCTATTGCATTAGAGTTTCCAAAATATTTATTAGAACCTCTATCTTTAACTACCTTTAAATTTCCATCAACTAATATTTTAGTTCCAAACTTAAGATGATTATTAGCTACAAATCCATATCTTAATTTTTCTCCTGTTGCTGTAACAGCTCCATATTTACTATTCTCACAATTTAAAGAAGTGTAATAACTTACTTTCCATGTCATAGGAATTAGTTTTTCTATTTTTATTTCTAATTCTTTTTCTAAATTAATTCTTTTAATTTCTAGTTTATATTCTTTAGTATTTTTATATTGCTCCCATTCTTTTTTATACATTAAATTAATATTCCTTGCTGTATCTGCTATAAGTTCTTTATTTATATTATTATTAACAACATCTTCTGTATTAGCAAATACATGTATTGTACTACCAACTATTAAAGCTCCTGTTACTAATATGTTTTTCCACCTCATATATACCTCTTTTCTTTAAATTCACTTAAAATTTTAATAACTCTATTTCTATTTGTCCATCTAAAACATGATGAAGACTTATAATATCACTTTCTACTTTATTTCCGCTGATATAGGCCACATCTATTTGAAATGGTGTTATACTAGATATTAATGCGTTGTGTTTACTATTTCCTCTGTAACCATAACTTATTGCACTTCCAGTGAAAAATGTATTTAAATCAAATACAGGTCTATTTATTATCCCTTCCATAAATACCTCCTGGTTATATTAAAATGATAATTTTAAATACTTATTTATTCTTCAAGAGCATCATCTAACTCTTCGTCTGTTGGCTTTCTCCCTTCTCCATTCCATTCAAAAGCATCTTCTAAATATGCATTTGGATTATAACAACAATAATCGCAATCTCTATTTTTATTCTCACATCTTTCTTTAAATTTACAACTCATTCTAACCTCCTAAATTTCTTTATTATTTATTTTATCTAATACTAAATTCACCTGTTTATTTGCTTTTTTAACTTCAATTCTTGCCAGACATAACTCAACACCTTTATTTAATTCAAACTCATCTGAATCATGGCAAGTAGCTGATGCTTTAAAATCTCCCATTCTAACTTCTACTTTCTTTCCATTTGTTCTATATGTGCAAGTTTTATTTGTTCCAAATACAGTCGCAGTTCTCCATTCGCTCCAAATATGTTCTTTTTTCTTAGTCTCTATTGCAACTTCAAAATATTTTTTTAATTCACTATAATTCATGAATCCCATCCCATAATTGTTTTGAAATGTATAGCTCCATTGTTTCCCACAGATGTAATAACAAATATATCTCCTATTTTTAACATCTCAAAACCTTGTATTTCTTTCATTAATCTTATTTTAGTTCCTTCTATTAACATATTTTCTTCATCCTTTCTATTCTATTATTATATTTATCAATTGCTTCTTGCTCTCTTTCATTGACATCTCTATTATATTTACCTTTAGCTTGGACTATTTTGCCATTTCTAACTTCAATTGTTACTAAACTTTTACTTGGATTATCCTTTTTTCTCATAAATAATATATGACATTTTCCATCTATAACATTTTGAATATAACTACTTACACAATTATTTTGTTGTACTGCTTCATCTTTAATTTCATTTGTATTTTTAGGGTATATAAATTTATAATCTTGATATGAATATTCTAGTGACTTGTCTATTCTTTTATTAAATACTTCTTCTTCAAATTGAGTTTTAAGACGATTATAATTTCGAGATGCTATTTTATGAGTTGTTAAGAAATGTCTTGGATATTTTTCATATTTATCACTTATTACACTCATCATAACAACATAGTCATATAATTCGTTTAGAGTGCTTTCAAGCCCATTTAATGCTTCATATGTCATCAGATTATCTATATAATTTATAAGTGATTGAGGTTTATATTTATATATGTCTATTAATCTATCAAATATCATTCTATCATAACCAGAATCAAGAATTGAAATTAAATTAGTTTTTCTTATTGAATTCAATTCTAAACTTAATAAATTATTATATAAATTTGGGTTTTTACTATACCCTTGTATCAATCGGTCACTCAAAGTAATACTATGATTCCTACAGATAGAAATAAGACCTTTAGGTATACTCTTAATATCACAATGTATCGGATAAATTATTTTTTTTAATCCTGCTGAGAATAATTGTTCATACTCAGAATAATTATTTATTTCATTTAAAAAACTTCCTATATTTCTTATTCTTTCAACTCTCCTTCCCCAAGTTCTGCTACTCTTACTTCTATTTACTCTTCCGTCTACAAAATTTAAAAAACACTTATAATTTTCATCTTCAAAAGAATTTATTACCTCATGTAAATCATATCCTCTAAGCTGAGTGCATACATCTTTTACAATCCTTCCAGATTTACCAATACATTCTCCTGTTGCTAAATTATATTTTACATTCTTCCCATCTTCAAATTCAAATACTAAAAACTGTTTTTCTTTATAAGATTTCAAATATTAATCACTACCTCCTTTACATCTTGATGACAATTGTATGACATAAGTTATTTTTCCACCTATTTAATAATCATTTTAGATTTTTTTAGAATTTATATATTTTTCTTTTAAACCTTTATTACCTCTTATTTCTATGATTTTATTTATAGATTTTATATAGTTTATATCATTAGAAATTCTTTTAAGACTTGTTATAAAGTATACAGAATAGCTTCTTGGTATCTTCTTTTTGATAGCTAAATCAATTACTGTTCTAGCAGCATTGTAACTTTTTAAATGAGTATGCCCTTCTTCAAATTTTTTATTTGTATTATAAACAATATATCCAGTTTTAGATTTGATAATAATATATTCTTTTTTCTCATATATTTTATTTGTATCCATTACAAATCCTCAATTTTATGCCATATCATTTCTAACTTTCCATGTTTTCTATTTAGCCTTCTTCTAATTTCATATGCAGATTTAATTTCTTCTTTTACATTTTGCCACTTATCTAAAACTTCTTCATATTCTTTATTCTCTTCTTTTAAAAATAGTATTTCTTCATTCAATTCACTAATTTTGATATTTAACTCTCTGTTCTTTTCTAATAAATTATAATATTTTTGTTCATCTATAAGTATTGAAATCACTACCTTTCACAAACTTCGTATACGCCATTTTAAGCAATAAAGGTATAAACACAAGCAGTCATTTTTACAAAACCTTAGAATGTCATATACGAGACCATGTTTTTTAATTTAAAACTGACATTTTATAGTTTATATTTTCCATCATCCCTTGGATATAGAAATTTTATATCTTTAAGGTCTAAACCATTTCTCTCGTAATAATTCTTTGCTCTTATACATTCTCCTGGCGACACTCCATATAATTTAATTAAATCTCTAAAATTTATAAAATGTTTTTGGCCATCATTTTTTGATGTAATCTCCCATTCAAATACAACGTATTTAACTTTCACTTTACACCTCTATTTCATTGACTTATTAATACTTTTAACTGAGAAAATTTTGGATTATACCCCTTCTGCCATACAAAATGAGCATATTCTATGCTATCTGTCTTTCCATCATCTGTAAAACTCATTCTTCTATTGTGAACAAATATGTATTTAGGCATATTATTTCCCCACAGCCTTTGTCTTACTTTTCCTCCAAGATAATTTAATCTTAGCAGCATAATAACGAAACCACCTTCTCTTACATCATTTAAAGCTTTATTAATTATATCCAAGCTTAAATTAAAGGGAGGATTAGTAATAATTACATCGTATTTTTCTTTGGGCTGAAACTTTAAATAATCTTGCTTTACATTTGCTCTTGAATCATCTCTTATATCTACTGTATCTATTGAAATTTCTTGATTTGAAAATTCTTGAATTGCAGTTGGATAGCTCATTAGATTTGTATTATCTCCACCTGCACATGGGTCTAATATTTTTATATTTGAATTGAGTATATTTTCATATCTACTGAACTCAGTTAAAAACTCTTTGATTTTAGTAATTGGAGTTCTATAATAATCACTTACATGAAAATCTCTAGCATTACTTCTATTTGTACTACTTATAAGTATCACCTCTATTTGTCTAATATTTCATTTACTGATGCAACTATAAATATCTCCTACTTAAGTATTATTTCTCCCTTAAATTTAATATTTCTAACCATTCCAGTTTTTTCTAAATTAAAACTTAAGTCTTTGATTTCAATTCCTTTATTCTCATAGTGTTGTTTAATAATATCCATTGCTTCTTCAATTGATATTGTTATTTTCATCTTTTAATCTCCTTAAAATAATACTTTTAATCTAAGTCATTATTCAATAATAATAATGCTATAAGACAAAATCCATTAAGTAGTATCCCATTAGTATTATCTTGCAAGTAATTAGCTACCATACAACCTAAATTAAAAATTGCAGCAATATTTAAAATCAAATTAATACTCCTTTCTTTTATTCTTTTTTGTCAATATATATACTACTTGATGGTATAAGAATCCAGATTAGCAACCATGCTAAGGTATTGATTGGATATGTTGTATCTAAGAATTGAAATTGTGGGAAGTTTAAAATATCTACTACCCAAATTATTATAAGAATTGTTTTTAAGACTTTAAACATTTAACTCTCCTTTATTTATTAGATGAATTTTCTTCTATTACTACATGAGCATTACATATAATCACCCTTTTACCATCAAAATCTAGTGTTATAGTACCACCATCTCCATCTTTAACTCTCATGCTTTTACTTGTATATGTTTTTAATACCTCGCCATTATCTGAATATACATTTACAGTTCTATTAAGCCCTGATACATCACTTTCAGCATCTTTCATTGAGCTTTGTATCCCTGTACATCCAGACATTCCTATTAACATTGTTCCTAATACCCCTATTAATAAAAATCTTTTCAATATAATTTCACTCCTTTATTTTTAATTGAATTGTAAATAAGAATATATATTTAGAATTTTTGAATTGGTTAAATGAATTTCTTAGAATTGAAATTTTGATTAATCATTTACAACATTATATTTATCATCTTCTCTCCATCCAAAATTATATGGTTTTATAATATTACATATTATATCTTTGCATAAACACATATAGTCTTCAATACTATCTTCAGAGTCACTATCTTGTATATTTATTAATGTATCACAGCCACTACAGCTTCCATAACCAACATATGTCATAAGATATTCATATTCATTAGGTTGGTATGTTTTTTTAGGTATTAAATATAATAAAGTACCTTGATAATGTCCATTATCTATTTCACTTATATTGTCGACATCCCACTCATCATCTTCATTTATATTGTCATTCAAAATATGTTTTACAGATAATTTAACCAAATCTTCATAGCTACAGTAACTATCACGATTAATGAAATCAGACTCTAACAATGCTTCATGTAATCTTGTTTTATTTTTTATCCACTTTTCTTTACAATATTTTATCATTTAGCTCTCCTTTAAATATTATTTAGATTTTCTATTTGAATTGTTCCAGTAGCACAATCTATATGTTGCCCAAGAATGGATGTTAAGCAACAATCTATATCATCTACTACTATTTTTATATGAGGGTCTATTTTTAAAGATATTCCATTTATGGCTTTTGTATCATATATTTTACTTCCATTAAACATGTATTCTTTAAAGGTTCTTGGGTTTATTATATCTAAATTCATTGTTTTTGCTAAATTAATTATGTAATTTTTATTAGCAATAGAATGACATAATATAAGTGCATTATTTTCATAAGCATACTTTATTAATGCAGTAGTTTTCCCACTACTTCTGTTTCCATTTATTAATTTCATAATTATTTTTCTCCTATTAAATATTTATTTTATTTTAATTTTTTCTTTTAAATTTTCAAGTATTCCATCAAAACAATTATCATGTTCACTACAAATATTATATACACAATATGGACAACGATTGTCTAAATTTTCATCAATATATCGTGCATATCTTTCTAATATTTCTGTAGTATAATCTTTATCTTCCAATCTTAAGTAGTTTATGAATTCTTCCATTATGTATTCTTCATTAATGTACTTACTATATACTCTATCTTTTTCTTTTTGAATGTTTTTAAAAAGCCTATAATCTTCAGTATCTATTTCTCCATTTTTTATTTTTCCCATCTTATAATTCTCTTTCAAATTTTCTAATTACATCAATTCTTTTCTGTAACTTTTCATTATTAAATTCGTCATCCTCCATCATATACTCTAAATTATCAAGTAAGTAATTCACTGCTGTTATATAGTTTTTAATTCCTTTATTCATTTTAAATATCTCCTTTTAATAATTTTCTAGTAAAAATCTTTCTATCATAGAAACAATATCATGTATTTCTTTATAATCTGCATTTATTAACTTGTAATCAAATAACTTCTCAACAACTATTTTTTTACCTTCATATCTATAAGGTCTATCATATATTTCTAACTCTATTTGTTTATTTTCTTCTATGTAATATATGGAAAAACAAACATTTCCCCATATATTAAATACTATTCCACTTACTGCTCTCATCACTGGTTCTTCAATTTTAGACCAAAGATTCATATTTATCCCCTATTAAAAGTATCATTTTATTTAATTATTATTTGCATTATCCATGACTTCTTGTACAGACTTTTCCATATCATAATCATATACATCACCATTTTTATATCTAACATCTACTATATGCTCAGGAATACAATTAAAATCTTTTATATCTTTAGAAACTTGTTTACCACAATATGGACAATAGTTTATATGTACTGATTCTGAACATGGAGCAATTATTATTTTTCTAATTTTTTTGTAGTAGTCGACATTAACATATGTATTTCCCCTGATTTTATATCCGTTTAGTTTGAAATATTCATAACATCCATCATAACAATTATTACAATTATCTTCTGCTATAATTTCACATGTATTGTCTTCTAATAATCTACTTCTTGAGGTTAAAAGTATATCTTTTGTATTATCAATTATACTTTCACAAAACTTACACATATTCAATTTACCTTTCTTATAAAAATAAAATTTTATGTTATATTAATCTAGTATTAATTTAAATCTATCATTTTGAATAAATCGTGTTTGTTTATCGAATTGTTTCATTAATTCTTCAATTGATCTAAAGCCAGAACTACAATCACCAGTATCTAAGTTCACATATCCAAAATAATTTAATATTGATATTATTAAATACTTGTTATTACCTGCAAGTATAATGTCTCCAACTCTAACCTCTCTAAAAGATTTAATCATGTTATCTTCAAATTTCATATGTACCTCCATTTAAAATTAAGATTTTATTGTATTTCATTATAATAAATTAATTCTGGATTACGACATTCTTCATATCGACTATATCCTAAAAATTCATCGTCTTCACAATGTATTTGTATATATGGTTTTATCCAATTTAAAAATTTATTTATTTCATCATCATAATTTTTTAAGTTACTTCTAATAGTTAAATAATATGTTTTTGCTATATCGTCATACTCAAACATCGTATTGCTCCTACCTGAGAAAGAATAACTATCCATTATAAATAACCATCTCCATCTACGACATTCAAAGAATGGGTGAGGTGGTGTAATATCATATCTATCTTCTCCTTCTATCATGTTATTTAATATATTAATAACTTCTTTTGGCGTATCCTTTTTTAATTCAATCGCACATACAAATTCTGTATACATTCCCATTAGTATTTCCTCCTAAATTCATCTATTAAATTTTTCATTTTAATTACTTTTAAAATTATAAACTGGTTTTAACACCTCCATTATCTCAATAGTATCTCCTATATTGTTTAATATGTCCTCTATAGGTTTGTATGCTTGTGGTGCTTCATCTAGTGTTGATTGACCTACACAAGTTGTAAATATTTCTTTCATAGATTCTTCAAATTCATCTAAAGATATTTTTTCTTTAGCTTTTCCTCTTGATAAAATTCTTCCTGCTCCATGTGGTGCTGAATAATTCCACTCAGAATTACCTTTACCTTTTCCTAATATAATCCCATCTCTCATGTTTACTGGAATTATTACTGTTTCATCTTTATTTGCAGAAATTGCTCCTTTTCTAAGTATTTTACTATCCATATCTATATAGTTATGAATACATTCTATAACATCACATTTAATATCTCTTATAAAATGGTCATAATTTACATCTAGGCTGTTATATTTAAACAATATATCCGCAATTATAACCATTCTATTTGCAGCAGCGTATTTTTGAGCTATACTCATATCATGTAAATAATCTTCCATTAAATCATTTTCTAAATAACATAAATCATCATGTGGCTTATTCAATTTTCTATCACTAAGGTCTTTCAAATATTTATTTATCAAATGTTCTTTATTGTCTTTTTTTAGAGTAGATATTAAAAACTCTTTTGCATCATCATATGACTTTTTATATTTTTCAATACAATATTTTATAGCTTTGTCTTGGTAATAATCAGCTATTTGTTTTCCTAAATTTCTTGAACCTGTATGAACAGTAAGATACATTTGACCTTTTTCACTTTTATCAACTTCTATAAAGTGATTGCCTCCACCTAAAGTTCCTAACGACATATATGCTCTATTTTTATTCACCTCGCATCTAAGATTATTTATGTCTATATTAAATAAATTCTTTAATAGTTTTTCTCTTGACTTATTATGTATTTTAAATCCATGAGGAATATAATCTCTTATAATCTTATCTAATTTTGTATAATTTATATTATTAATATATTTTTCTAATGGAATAGTAGCCATTCCACAACCTATATCCACCCCTACCAGATTTGGCACTACTTTATTACTTATAGTCATTGTCGTTCCTATTGTACATCCTTTACCAGCATGACAATCAGGCATAATTCTTATACTAGATTCTTTAAATTCCTTTTGATTACATAAATTTATTATTTGACTTATTGTTGTACTATCTACATTATCTGTAAATATTTTTGCTTTGTTATATTTCCCTTGAACTTCCATTTATTATTCTCCTTTTAAAACCTGTATTTTAACTTGTTATTTATTATCCCTCTATTAAATCCTGTACGTCTACAGTCACCGAACCTTTTCTTTCGAGTTTTATAAATTTTTCCATTAGTATTTCAGGAAGTCTATTCTCCCCATACTCTTCTTTTATTTTATCTTTTATTAAATTTATAATATATTCCTCCATTTCTTTATCTGTCATATTAAGATATTTATCCAGGTCATAAATGACGAGTTGTTCTATATCTCTTCGATAATGGCATAGTATATCTTTTAAAAATATTTTTTTTATTATCTTAATTCTTTTTTCATAAATCAATAATTCTAAATTAAAATATGTTCTTTTTTCTTTGATTCTTATTTCATATTCAAAAATTCTTTCTAATGGTTTTATTGATTCGTTATTTTTTATATATTTTGACTTTATTAATTTCTTAAAAGAGTTAATTATATTTGCTCATCTCCTTCCATTTTAAGTTTTATATTCCATACATATTAAAACTAAATTCTACCCCTTCATCATCCTCAAATTCTTCATTGAAGACTTCTTCTACTGTTTTATCCTTAGAGATAACTATATGTAAATAACCTCGTTTACTAATAAAAGAAGTTTGATAAAGATTATCTAAACCCAAGAAATCCCCTTCTTGTTTATAAGGTACATATATATCCTCCACACTTCCGTTTTCGTATTCTATCTTTACATTTGTAATATCCTTATAATCATGCAATCTTTGAATTTCATCAACACGTTTATGTATTTGTATATGTAAATAATCTGCCTTCTTGCATTTACCTATATAACTCAAAGCAAATCCTCCAATAATTTCATGTATATTATCTAAATAAAAACCTCCTACATCTCCAATACCCAACTCTACATTCTCTAAGTTATCTAATCCTAAAATTATTTTCTTTATTTTCATAACTCATTCCTCCATTAATTAAACTCTTAAAAATTATTGATGACGTCACACTTAGAGCATTTCCATCGTTTCTTTAATTTATAATTATCAAAATAAGAATTAAAATATCCTACAAATTCTTGAAATTCTATCCTTTCACATTGATAACACCATACTTTTACTACATCACCTTTAGAATACATTTATTGTCTTTCTCCTTAATATAATCTCAATCTTTTAATTGTAGATGGTATTTCATCCTCATTAAATATTCCTAAGTTAACACATGTTATGCTATTTTTAGGAATTTCTGTTAATCCTCTATCCACTATAGTTAAATAACCTTTTCTTTAAATTTTAATAATTGTGCCTCTTTAGCTTTTAATATACATATTGTATCCCCATTATTCTTAAATGACGTTAAATCACATTTTAAATCTATTAATTCATGTGCTATTATTTCTGTTTCATAAGAGCAAGAAACAGTGTCTAAAATTTTGTTATACAAATAATCATAAACTGCATGTGCAACTTGTGCTCCAACTTTGCCTGGACTCATATTTAAGTCTGAATTAATTGCTATGTACATTTTTTTCATTATTATAAACCTCCAAATAAATTAAAATTATTATCTTAATACCAATACATAATAATTAAACTATGTTTTTCAAAATCAATTATGTTTAACATTTTTTGAAATTCTTTTAATACTAAATCCCAAAACTCCTGTGTATACCTATCATCAACTGTTACTTTTTTATCATTTTTATAATAATACTCTTTATCCTTATTGTATATCTTAGAATTTATATCTTTTTGTTTAAGAAAAGGAATTATATAATCTTCCAAATCTTCCTTTGTAATAAGTATGGCTTCATCTTCATAACTTTCATAACCTTTTTCCCATTTGGCTTTATATATCATACGAATAACTGACCAATCTTCTAAAGATATATCAATATCTAATAATTCTTCAAACTTATAAAACTCTTCTTCATCATTATTCAATTCCTTATATTTCTCACCTCTTGTTTTATTTAAATAAGTATCTAAATCTGTAACTTTTGTTTTTACTGAATAAAAACCTAAATCTAATCCCATATGTATCACCTCGCTAATTAAAACTGTTTTAATTAGATTCTAAATTCACTTTTTCTTTTATGATGTTTAATAAAGGTTTATAATTATCAATACCTATTGCTCTCATTACTCCATTATCTACATGTTTAATATATTTCATTAAATACCTCACTTATTATTTTTAATTCATCACAATCATGCTCATTTTCTAATTTATTTTTTATAAATTCTGCTACCTCCTCTTCTTTTAACTTTTCTATATCTTCTTGATGATTTAAGATAACCTTCATAATAGATGACAAAGACATCCCATAATCATACATCGACTCATCTCTTATAATATCCTTCTTTTTATTCTTATATATTATCATTAAGTCTGTTGTATAGCAGCTGCCATAGTCACACGTTTCACATCCACTCGAATATTCTTGCTCTGTTGTTATGTCTATTATTGCTCCATTCGTTAACTGTATTAATACCTTATCATCCATATTTATTAATTCTCCTTTTTAATTTTATTTATTTAAAACTGTTATTTTATTTAAATTTCATTTGACTGTAAATACTCAAGATTTATAATATCTAATGATTTTAATATTCAACTTTATACTCACCAGATATTTCAATACCTTCATTTTTTAAAATAATATTTCCATCTACAAAAACTGTTATTGTAACATTTTCTAATTCTACTTCCCCACTGCTTAATTTACCTTCAATAGAAACACAATACGTTCCCTCTTTAAGTATCTTAAAAACTTTTTTAAGTATTTCTCTTTTATCCTCATTTTCTAGAATTAAGTTAAATTTAACATTATGTTTCTTAGATGGATAAATTATAAGATTAATTCTATCTTCTATTTTATATTCAGTCATTCAAACCTCCTTTTGATATAACACTATAGCTATTTTATTCATTTATAATATTTAATTTGGATAGATTTATTTTATATTTATCTAAATAAGAATTTCCTTTGACCACATCAACTGCTTCATACCATAAATAATCTATATCTTCTTCAGATATTTTTAATTGTTCAATAGACTCTTCTTTCATTCTATCCATCCAGTTCTTAGCTTCTTTTTCTGTACAAACCCTATGCATATACACATGTATAAATTCGCCTTTACAAATTAATTCTTCTGCGATGTAATATAACCTTACTTCTTTATCATCTAAATCTTGTTTATTTTCTGATTCTTCCAAAGCTGATATTAGTCTTTCTGCTGCTTTCTCATCTTTTATATCTATATTTTTTAATATAGTTTTTGTAGACATGGTTTCTCTCCTTATTATATTTATTTTTTAATCCAACCTTCTGGATAATCATTTCTTAAAACTCTTAACCCTAATACTTGTTGAGCTTGATGTATAGCATTTTGAAAATCTCTTAACTCAGAAGGATGCTGTCTTTTTAATTTGCAAAATCCATTCCATGCATTTATCAAATTGTCCATAACCACTCCTTCTTCATAATTTAATCCATCAAGTCTTTTTCCTTCTCTATTACCATTCATTGTTATTGTAATCCCATTTAAATCTAAACTATTTTTATTTAAACTTCTTATGTAATGTATTATAGGTTTTACTAAATCTTCAATGTCTGCATTTACCTTTCTAAGTAAACTATAATCACTAGAATCATATTCAACATAAGCTAATTGGTTTGTATCACTATCAAAGCCTAAGGATAATTCCGTTTTACTAGCTATAGGTATTAAATCTCTTTTGCAACTAGGACATACTATTACATCTTCATTTAAGAAATAATAGTATTCTTGTAATGTTTCTTCTACATTGAAGTATTTATTACAATTCTCACACCAAAACCTCACAGTATCACTCCTTTTATATTTATAACATAGACTCTATTTTATTTATCTCTAATTCAACCTTCTTTTCATTAGATAATAATTCCATTAATTTTATTTCCATCTCTTCAAGTTTACTTCTTTCCTCATTTATAGTTAATATATCTAATTTACTTTTTATATCATCTATCCAATCTTGTACATCATAACCACTCATTACAAGATTGAAGCCTAAATTTTTAGATGACATATTATAAGAATGTAACATAGATGCTAATAATATTAATTCATCTTTTTTTAGCACTTGTATATTAATTTTCTTATCATTCCAATTCAATATACAATTAGTTTTTGGTGTAAATTTTTTTATTGAATCTAACTTTTCTTTTTTTAATTTTATTTGTTCTTTTAAAGTTATTATTTTATTATCACTATTCATTAATTATTTCCCCTCTCTATATAATCTTCCATTTAATAAATATGTGTTTAAATATTGTGGTCTTATTTTGTTATATAATTCTTCTAAATTGTTATATTTTTCTTCTCTATAACCATAAGTATAGAGTGTGCTACGTCCTTTTAAATATTTAATTCTACCATCAGAATATATTCTTACTTTTTCTCTATTTGCATAAAATTCAATTCCCCAACATGTTTTATCATCTTTCATTTTTTCTTTAAATTCTTCTAATGAATACTCTATATATTCATTTTTGGATTCATCTATTGGTGAATAAAAATAACTTCCTTCCATTTTATGAAATATATCAGCGTAATTTTCATGACAATCACTATCTATAATACTTATTAACTTATTTAGTACACTTCTAAATTGTTCAAAATCATCCCTCTCAACATTATAAAACCAATGATATTTACCTGTACATTTTTTACCATACAAACTATAATAATCAAATTTCCCAATGTAAATAAAAGTTTGATTTTGTTTAGTTCTATATGTTGCCCCAATAATTAAATCTTTTGCTTTTATAATTTGTTTATTATGTAATATCTTATTAAATTCGGTGATTTCTTTATAATCTGGAGATGATATTGGTATTAGTATTAAATCCTTACCATCCCATCCATATACAAATTCTCCCTCTAATCCTTTTCCTTTTATAGAGCTTGTATTTTCTAATATATATAATAAATTTTCTACTGTTATTTCAAATTCAAATCCTCTTGAATCATAAATCCTAACATAAGTTTGTCTATGATTCCATCCTGTATTATAACCACCTATTTTTTTATTTAATACAAATCCTGACATTGGAGTATTTTTATATATTAAAGGTTCTATATTTTTATCTCTCCAAGAATTCCAAGATTGTTCTTTTCTCAATTTTCCATTTTCATCCTTATATATTACATAAGCAAGTTTACCTGTATAAGTCCCATTTCTATTTTGGAATCCTATAATTATTTCTTTAGGTATAAATATATTATTCATAGCATCCCTTTCTTTATAGAATTACTTAATAATCCTAGTTTTTCTAATATACTTATTCTCGCACTTTCAAGTTCGCATTCTTCACAATCTTTTCTTGAATTTCGCATTTCATCATAAGCGCATCCTCTCTTGCAAGGGTTTGATGACAGATAAGCATCTATAGCTCTTATTTCGTTTTGATTTAGCTCTATTGTTTTCATAAATCGCTCCTAAATACTTTTTTAATTCATACATTCTAACATTTCTTTTCTATATATACTGCTATAAACTATTTTCTTTGCTATTATCTCCATTTCTGATTTAGCTTGTTTTTCTTTATAAGAAAATGTATTAATATACTCACTAAGTACTTTTAAACTTTCATTCATAGTATCTAAAGTCTCTTTTAGTGTTTCTATTTCAGATGTCAATCCTTCTCTTTCAGCTAATAATTTGTCCTTTTCAGATGATATTTCATCCATTATATTAATATATTCTTTTTCGGTTTTGTCTAACTTTTTCAATAAATTTTCAATTATCATTAAGTCAGTTTCTCTATCAATTCCATATTCAACTCTATACAATGTTATTATTTTTGTATCTCTCAAATCTGTTATTAGTATGATATTGTCAACTAGCCTAAAATTTGTTTCAGTATATTTATCATTAAATCTTCCTGTGTAAATCAATCTACTTTGTTCAAACATCTTATTTAAATCTTTTTGATATTGGTCTTTGTTTAAATTTAGATTCTGCTCTACACAATTTTTCTCACACTCTTTAATTCTCTCTATATATCTTCTTAGTGCATGGTTAGTTACATTTATCATTTTATCTTCTCCCAATCTACAAATTTATGAATATTAAAATTTAAATCTATATAATATAAATCATATTGTTCAATATTTTTATTTTTAAGTGTTAACGAAGCTCTCAAGCCTCCTAATGTCTTGAAACCAATTCTATTACCATTACCTATATAAAAATCTTCCATATCTTTATTTTTCGCAAAATAAATCCTATTCATACATTTATACCTCTATTGTTTTGTATTTTATTTAGTTTATATCTTTAACATATTGTATTTAGTTCCTCTTCCTTATTTATAATAATAACATAACTTTTCATTTATTTCAATAGTTATTTTGTATTTTATTTAGTTTATAATTTTATTATTTATATTCGCATGATTAAATACTTTGTGTATATCTTTTTAATAATAAGAAACTTCTTTACCTTCCTCTCTAACTCTTAGAAAAACAGGAAATCTTAAGGATAGTTCACCTTTTTCATTGTTGGTTTCCTCGAAAAATTTTACTTCTATAACTCTTCCTAATATCTTATTTTGGTTAATAAAATAATACTTACGTTGTTCATCTGTAAATCCAGAGCCAACTCCTAATCTATATCCTTTATAATCACATATTATGTTGCCTAACAAATCCTTGTATTTACCATCACCTTCCTCTATATCAATACATCTTATATCACATGTATTAAACACCTTTACTTTAAGTAAACTTTTTACACGTTTACATTGATATGATTCATCAGATATATTAATCATTACTCCCTCTTCATTATTGGATATCATTTCACTTAAATATTTATTAATCATTGTAATATCTCTACCTTGATATAATGGTTCTAAATATTCAATATATTTTAGTTCATTGATAAGTCTTTTAAATATCCTTTCAAGTTTGTTTTTTCTAATATAACATGGTGTTTTATCTTCTCCTGCATAAAAGTCATTTATATTTTGAACATGGTCATAACAAACCATTTTTAATCCTGTTTTAATACCTTTAACTCTACATCTTTTTAAAGTATCTTTAAATCGCTCTTTAGAATTTTTATAGATACCTTCTGCAAGTAATTCACCATCATAAACTCCTACAGGCATTTTAATAAAATCTTTCTCTATATCAATTAAATTTTCTATTATCTGTCCTTGTCTGCTAAATATTTTAATGGAGTTTTTATCTTTAACTACTATTATTCTTGTTCCATCCAATTTAGTTGTTAAAATAAATTCTTTATTACCAAGTTTATCTTTATTTTTATCATAATTTTCTGCTAACATTACCCCAAATTCTCTTACAAGTCCTGGCATTATTTTATTTGCAGTTTTTGATGTCAAGCCTAATTTAATTGATTTTGTAGCTAATCCAATTATAAATTTTTTCAATTCTTCATTTTGATTTGCAAATACTTGTATAGTTTTAATGTCAGTGTCTCTTCCTGTGTTATTTTTAGATAGGTAATCAATCATATCATATACATTATTTAAATTACTATAATTAACACTATTTAATGACTTAGATATTTTCTTTTTAGATATTCCAGTTACAATATATGTATCTAAAAGAAATTGTAAACATTCAACAAACATTCTATTATTTTTATATTTTTCTAATATTCTCTCTTTTTCTTTTCTACTAGATGTAGCTGCTAAAATATCAAATATTTTTTTTATTTCTAAAAGCTCTTTCATTAAAAACCTCCTTGTACCTACTAGGTAAAATCACATTAAAACAAATGTTTTAATTACTTTTCTATATATTCATGTGCTTTAAATTCACTAAATTTGCCATCTTCTTGTTTAATAAATTTATATATATCTATTGATAATAAGTTAGAATTAACTTTACTTATTGATATATGACGCATATCCTTAATTCCTACCAAGACATTCCTCCCATTATTCCTTCCATATTGAAATCCTATTTTCAATAAATAAAAATCTACCTCTTTACTAATAATTGGTGTTTCAAATTTATCCCATTTTTCTATATCCTCCTGAATATTCATATGGTCATTTATCCTATTAGTAATTTTTTCTATATTCCATCTTTTTGTTTTTCTTTCTTTTATTTTTTTTAATAATTCTTTTTACCATATCATGTATGCCAAATCCTTCAATATCTGTACAAACACATCCACTTTCAACATAACTACCATAATAAGCAAATTCGCAATTAGTACAGGTTCTCAATTCTTTATCGTTATTATTTTTAATCATTTCATCGCAATGTTTTTCCATCTTGAATAAAATATTATTTAATTTTAGCAATAAATCATATTTAGCCATTCTTATTCCTCCTCATATAATGAATTACATAACATCTTATGATATTCATCACATTCTTTACAATTACCACAACAATTTGTATATTCTTGTTTGTCCACTATGTTGCATTCCTTTATTTTTAATTTAATTACTTCTATTCCAGTTATCTCTTTAAAAATATCCGCATCAAAATTAGGTATGTCTATAATAATTTTCTTTTCTTCATCAGTTAAGTTATTCCACATGTTCTTGCACATCTCCTCAAATGTAAACACCTTTAAATAACCATTATTAATTTCATATCCTGGATTATTTTCTTTTTCTTCTTCTGTCATGTCATCAATGTGAATCCATTTTGTTAAATAACTATTTCTTTTTAAAATATTTCGTGCCTCACTATTTATCCAATCCTCATATGTTAAATCAGTTTCTTTATTAAACATTCTGATTTTTGGAACATCTGTACAAAATACCCCTGAATTATAATCTCCTATGTTCCAATCTCCTGAGTTACAATTCCCTATATTATAATTTCCTGTATTCCAACATCCTTCATTACAACATCCTTCATTACGATATCCTGTATTACAATTTTCTATATTATAATCTCCTGTATTGTAACTTCCTATATTATAATCTCCTGTATTGTAACTTCCTGTATTATAATCTCCTGTATTACCATATCCTATATTGTTATTCCCTATATTTACAATATTTAATAATTCTTCCCACTCAATTTCTTTCACTATTGTAATTTTATTTGTGACAGATTTATCACCATCAGTCTTAATTAATCCTATTGCTTCAATTTTAGCAACTTTATTTTTATTATCAAAATAATAATAGTTAAAACAGTCAATTACTTTTTGACAGAAATGAAATCCAGCTTCACATACTTCTATATCTCCATCATGTTCATAAGTCTTACCTACTTCATATTTAAAATTTCTGCAAGTCCAATCTGGATTAAATACCTTATAACCTTCTATAATTGTTTCTAAATTATCTTTATTCACATTAAATCCTCCTATTTAATTTAAACTTTATTTCAAATCAAGATTTTCACACTGCAAAATCTCTTTATTACCTTCTAAGCAAATAGACTTAAATTCAATTTCTTTATCTTTAGAGTTACAATATCCTTCATAATTATTTGCACATGCTAAAAGCTCACACTTTACACAATACTCATTGACTTTCATATTAGGATGATAAACAGGAGTTGAACCAGCTACAATTTGTCCACAATATTTACACACCCAAATCTTACAAGTATACTGCTGACTTTTTGTTGTAATCAAATAACAATCTTTTATCCTTGAAAACTTATGTCTGCATATACATCTAAAATCTTTAATAAACATCACTCCTTTATATACTCATTATTCTTGTCATACTGTTGTCATCATTGAAAATACTAGTTTTAATTGACAGCATTTTTTAGTTCTATTTCTTCTATATCTCTAACAGCAAACCAATATGGTTTATATTTAAAGTCATCTATCCATTTTTTAAATACTTCGCTTATTCTACTCTCTAGTATCAATATGTCTTCAGCACGTATATTTTCAAACCAATCTTCTCCATACTCTCCGTATTCGTCATCAATTCTATCTTGAATACATTCTAAAGCATCTTTTGCATCTATATCGGGAATATCAGCTTCTTCTTTTTTTCCAATATAAGCCCATCGTTTAATTTCTCCGAGCCTCTTAAGTTCTTCCTTAGCTGCCTCGACAGCTTCTTCTTTACTTTCGTATTCATCACTTCTAAAACATTCATCATCCCAACTATATAACCAAACATCTTTCATATAAATTCCTCCTCTAATTATTTTTCTTATATATCTCTTAAAGTAACTCTATATTTACATCTCTATCTCTAAAAAATAATTCTCTAATTATCTTTTTATTTTTATACTCAACATCCAACATTTCATAGCATTTATTACACAATTCTATGCTCACTTTATCCCATCCCTCTTTTAATTCATCTCCACATCTGATACAAACCTTATTTTCTTCACAAAGCATAAAGAACTTTTTTTCTTCTCTGTCATTCGCATTCCCAGTTAAAAATATTTCATTTTTATCAAATTCAAATTCTAAATTTTTACCATAAAGATGTCTAATTCCAAAATCACTAAAACCATTCAACATTCTATTTGGTGTCTCTTCAATACCTAAAATACTAAGACCTTTTCCTCTTACATCTCTAAAATCCCTATTTTCTGTTAAATCAACATTACTTTTCATTTTTAAATACTCTATTTTTTATTTTTTTAAATATATTTAATTTAGGTGGTTCTACACTAGAGTTACTTGGCGTAGACAATGGCTTTATATTGGTAATCTGCTTGTATGTATCATTATTTTTTTCTAAAGAATCTAATTCTTTTTTTAATTCATCTAATGATTTAGGTGTAATTATATGCTTTGATATGTCTTGTTTTCCTTTTTTCTTATAATCATTTATCATTTTTTCTAATGTTAAATCACAATACTCATCTTCCCAATCTCCAAGATAATAAAATCTATCTACAATAGCTCTGCTTTTCTCATCTGAAAAAACACCAAATAATATTGGGTCTTTATCTCTTCTCTCTTTGCTTATCTCCTTTGTAATTTTACCTGTATAATCAGTAAACAAAACATACATTTTATCAAATATATCTTTTGTTTTTTCTATTATTTCTACTATTTCATCTGGTATTTCTCTTTCATAATTTTCAAGTTCTATTATTTTTACTGTATTTTTAGATATATCATCAATATATTTTTCTATATCTTCTTTATACACAAATGTATCTATTCCCAGCTCTATTACATTTCTTTCTTTTTCAATACATTCAAGTAAAAACATTAATTTCTTAGCACCCTTTTTTTGACCAGTTATAATATATTTGTTTAAAAGAATCAAAGAGTTTTCATATACTATATCAAGATTTTCATTTGTGTTTTTTTGCTTTTTATTTTTTATATCCTCAAAATAATCTCTAGGTGTTAATTCTATATTTTCCATATTTAATATCCTCCTTATATAACACCAATTATGAATCTACAATCCACTATCATAAGAATCTCTCTCAATGTTTTGCCTATAAATGGATGGTCACTATCATAAATATTGCTTGAAATATTTTCACATTCAAATTTATATTCTAATAGAAATTCTTCCATTAATTTATCTGAATCTAAATCCTTTGGATTCGGAACTTCCAACTCATCCCACCCACATGGATGAATATTACATGGTACATAAATAGTGCCTCCAAACTCCTCATGTGACAACTGGCAAATTTTTATAATAAAATCATCAGTAAGTTCATCTTTTTCACAAATCTTTCTAAAATTGAAATCCATTCAATAACCTCCTATTTTCTATAATTTTATTTAACTACTCTACTTATTTTCTCTACATATTCAAATGGTATATACTTACATAACCAAATATTGTTTTCAGATAAATAAAATTTATAACCATTTTCATACATTTTTCCTGTATTAATTTTTAAAACTACAGGTACACCATGCCTTTTCCCAACCTGAACAGCAGTATCTATGTCGTTAGATAAATGTACATATAATCTACTTTTGCTAACAATACCTTCCTTTTTAATATTATCTAAAAATCTAGTCGCTGTCCCATGATAGAGAAACCTTGGTGGTTCTAATTCCTTCAATTCCACATTAACATTAATTGAATGTCCTTGATTTGCTCTAATCTTACTTCTATCCTCATTAAAACTGTACCTTTGCTTATTATCTTCTTTAACTATTTGCTCAAGGATTTCTATATTAATATTTCTACCAGTATTATTTATTTTTTCAATCAATTCATTAACATCTGCATATCCATAGTCATCTAGTTTAATTCCAATAGTTTCTGGTTTATGTCTTAATATTAAACTGATAAAAACAGATAGCCTATCCTTTTTACTCATTTACTTCACCCCATATTCCTTAACTAATGTTTTAGCACTATCTATACATCTCGCCACAGCTTTTACATTGATACATAGTACCTAATTGTGTATTAAGTTCATATATATCTCCACCACAGTCACATTTTTTAATTCTTATTGGATTTTTCTTCATTTTTAATTACTCCTTTTCTATTAAAATCTTGATTTTAACTTCATTATTCTTATTAATATTTAATATATTTACCTTTGCATTCTACAATTAACCCTTCACTATTCCTATCGTTAATCCAACTTAATTTACATATCTTATTAACCTTAAAACATTTCTCTTCATTAGTTAAACATGTAGTACATTTGATTATCTTTCCTAGTGTTGGTAATGGTTCTCCCATTTTCACCCTAATTATCATTTCATCCATTTTCTTCTCCTATTCAATACTAAGATTATATTTTTTGATTACATCTTTATTTTCATAAAAATTACCTATGATTTCTAATTTCCTATCTTTTGAAAATATTTCACTTAAATTAAAAGTATATTTTCCACCTATGCTTTCAAATGTAACTGTTGCTCCTTTTGGCAAAGATAAATTTACTAAACATACTTTCCAAACACCATCAAAGATAAATTTAACAATATCATATTGAAATATCTTTTTTTCAAAACAATCTTTTAGCCCTATGTATTGCATTATTTTCAAATCTTCTACTCTTGGTATACAAATATCGTTATAGTATTGTTCAGAATATCCACTTTTTATAAACATCTCTTCTGTTAGTAATCTTAATTCTTCTCCATGTATCATTCTAAATCCATTCCAAATTCTGAAATCTAACTCCACTTAACCAGCTCCTTTGTTTTATTCTTCTGTCGTATCTAACAATCTTGTAACTTTTTTTACAGACCAATCACATGGAAGTAAACCCTTGTCTATTAATTCATATAGCATACAATTATGTTCATCAAGATTTTTCATATATCCAAGAGGACAATTTTTGCAATGTTTAGATTTTATACAAATATATTTAATAATATTTAAAGCACTTAAAGTGTTCTCTATATCTTTTTCTGTTAATTCAATTTGATTTTCCATATGTATCTCCTTATAATTTTTCTAACATCTTACAATTTTTCTTATTACATTTACCTCCACAACCACATTTTTCAACATTTCTAAACCAACCTTTGTGTATTTTTCTTTCAGCACAAAGCTTTTTTATTAAGTTAAACTGATATTCTTCCACTTTTCACGCTCCACACATTATATTTTGCATTTTATTTATTTGTTAGTTTTATTGAAAATATAAATTTACAATATATTCTATCAGCTATTCTAAGATTTAATAGTGACTTAGAATAGCTTAGTTTCTCTATAATAAATAATTTTAATCATTGCATTCTTCTAACTAAATAATCCATAGTTCTTCTAAATCCATTCTCTGCCTTTAATATATAGACTTCTTTAAAATCGTTTTCTATATTTTCATATCCATTTAATTTATTTATGTACTTAATTATTATATCAAATGAAACTATTTCAAAAAACAATATATTTTCTATGACATATTGAATTTTTTCTAAATCCTTTTCTTCTATGTACTTTATAAGTTTTTTAATTTTAATTGGCAAATCAGCATCATCTTTTGTTATTTTAATCATTTCAACACGCTGCTCATTCTTCTCCAATGAATTTCCCTGAAATTTATTTGTCGCTTTTATTATACTCATCTGCTTCTCCTCTCTAACCCATTATATTTATATTATATCATATCGAACAACCGTTCTGTATATTTTTTCTAAAATTATTTTTATTTTTTTGGTTTTTGATTTTATAGATTTGTTGAATCTTTTTATAAATGCACTAACATGCACATTTATAAAAAGATTTTTATTCTCGATTAGTCTTTAAATTATGATACCTCTGATGATATGCTTTATAGATATTATTTGCATCACCTTTCAAGCATTTTAACTCTAAATATTTTTTTATTTCAGGAATAGACCAAGATACACACTCATAAGCTTCTTGTTCATACATATCGTATATTATCCCTGATTTTTGTAAAGTCTTACCAGTCAGATGTATGTCTAAATCTGAAAATGCTACTGATAAAGTTTTTAACCTATTTTGTATTCCATTCTTACTAATAGCCTTCATACCATTATCAGTTAATTTGGTAGGTCTAGTTTTTATTATATATTCACAATCCATGTTAAATTTATATTCTGTTTCTTTACTACTTCCCTTTATTTCGCTTTTAGTATAATAATCTTCTACAATAACATCTTCTAATATTTCCTTCATATAATCATCACAAATAAATCTTCTGTCTGGAAGGTCTATATATGAATAATCTTTTGCTATATCTGACACTTTCAAATATCTTAATTCTATATAATCTTTTCCCATGATACCTTCAAAGAGAGCATATACTATAAATTTATCTTGAGCATTTAAAAATGCACTACATATATTTTTTATTTGGTTTCTTGTAAAATATTTATTGGCATTAAATTTTATCATATCTGTGTATTTGTTAGTATCTATACTTATATTACAATTATTTTCTTTTAATATCTCTCTTAAAATTCTTAAATTAGTATATACGGTTGTAGTAGATTCTCCTATTAATCTTCCTTTTATAAAACTATCTATATTTTGTTCATTTAAATTACTTATTTTATCTATTTTAGCTTTAGTTATAAACTCTTCTAAGTATCCATTTATTCTGTTACGTCTTACTTCTTCCTCTCTTATTGTACTTTCTAATTTATTAACCATTTTTTAATTCACTCCCTTTTTAAGCATATATAATAAATTATAGTACAACATAATCTATAAGTACATATTATTATGTTTTATTTAGCTTAATTGTTCTATAATTTTTTAATATTAATTAACATCTCCCACTTTTAATAATTTATATATTGGATTATTTTCAGTCATTCTTTTTGTATTACTCTCTTTGTCTTGATGCATATAATATTTATACATTGTCTGTATACTTTTATTACCTGTAAACTTTCCTATTTCTTCCAATTTTGTTCCTGTTTCAGACATTAATGAAACAAAACTATGTTTAAAACTATGCGGTGTTACATGAGGCAATCCAGCTAACTTCAATGCTTTTTTTACAAGTCTTTCTATTGACCTTGTTGTTAATCTTTCATTATTTTTAGATAAGAACAAAGCATTTGTGCTATCTTTATTATCTTTTTTACCTTCGATTTGGTTTCTAAAGTATAAAAAATCTCTATACATTTTTAATACTTGTTCATTTAAACCTACATTTCTTTTTAATTTTCTTTTCCCTATCACTTCAAAATCTCCATTCGAGAAATTTATGTCTTTTATATTCATTTTTTCTATTTCATGTATTCTCATACCAGTAAAAATAAGTATGTTTATAATCAAATTATCTCTGCAAGTATTATAGTTTTTATTATCAACATATAATTTATTCATAGTTTCTAATAATTTAATAATTTCATCTTTAGTTAATATCTTTTTCTCAAATTGAACTTTATCTTGTAATTTTTTAACGTAGCTAACGGGATTATCTTTAATTTTACCTTTAGCTCTAAGAAAGCCACAATAAGCTTTAAATGATGCTCTTTTTCTGTTTATTGTAGCTGCTTTCATTCCTTTTTCTTTTAATAAGATAAGCCATTTTTCTTGTATATCTGTAAAAAGTATTTTATCAAGTTCTTCCATTGTACAATTTTCTTTTTTAAATAAATACCTTATGCCTTCTTTTACATCAGCTCTATATGCTTTTATTGTTTTCTCATCTCTATCATTATATAACTTTAAATTTAATAAAAATTCTTCTAGAGCTTCTATTCCAGTCATATGTATCACATCCTTTTTATTTTATATTTATATCATATACCTATTTTATTTAGTTGTCAATATCTTTAAGTAATTTTATATTTTATTTAGTTTAATTAATCTTATCAAAATATAAATTTTTTTTTGATAAGATATTAAATTAAAAACTACGATTTTATTGTCATTCTTATTTATTTAAGTTAATTTTACATATATATTCAAGTGTAATCATTTACTTGCCAACTTTCTGAATACATCATCATTTTCTTCTATACACTTATCTATTTCATTATCAGAAATCGGACGAAGGTTATCTAATTCTTTTCTAATTTCTTGACTATATATATAACCTTTTGACTTTATAAATTCAAGTACTTCATCTATTGTTATTTTATCAACCATAACAATACCTCCATTTTATATTATAGTTATTGAAATAGTAATGATTACAATAATACAAAATATTATTTATCGTATTTTTTTATGTATTCTAATAATGCCATGCTCATCAAATCAGATTTATTAAACTCTCTGAATTTTTCACAAAACTCATCAAATAAGTTCCATGCATCCTTATTCAACCTAACTGTAGTCCTTATAGCATCTTTTGAATGTAAATCAATCTTAATACCATCCTGTACAACTTCTATTACATTTGTATCTTCTTTATTCTCAAACCAGTTTAATACATCTTGTATTTTATCATAGTCTTTTGCTAAAGAGATTATATTATTTTTAAATTGGTTGTCAATTACTACATTATGACTGCTGTCATCTTCTATTGTCATATTAAATGTATTATCATTATTACTCTGTTGTCTATTGTTTACTACCTTTGTCATACTATTGTCACCAATAAACACATACTCATCATTTATACGTTTATAACCTCTTTTAGTAAGATATTTTCTTATACTACTTTCAGACACACCAAGCCCTATAGCAACTTTAGTCAAACTCTTACTATCATTTAACTTATTATTAATGTATTCAACTATATATGTTATATCATTGTTTTTTAAATCATTCCAAGTCATATACTCACCTCTAAATTAAGTATACTATATGAAATTACGATTGTCATACTATGTTCATCTTTTAATTCTATTTTTTATCTACATATATATCTAAACTATATCATTTTTTTACAATATTATGTCTATTAAACAATAAATAATTAAACTTGATACAACTAAAATAAGCCACCCAATAAAGCTTTCTTTTTTACTATCAAACATATTTAAGAACTTCAAAGCTTTCTTAAATATTAATATAGATAATCTTATAATTACACAAATTGTTAACGCAATAAATAACGTTTTAAACATCTTTTCTCCCTTTAAAAGGGTTATTTTAATGTCTTTTATTTAAAAACTGTATCTTAATAATACAGTTTTTTAGGCTTTATAACTTTTTAAAATTAACGAAATTATATCTAATATTCTATTTCCACTAATTTATTATTATCTTTTAGATACTTCTCAATTCTTTCTTCAATTTTACCTCTAAGCTCTGATAACTCGTCGCAAAATTCGTCACAATCACAAGGTTGTGATAAATTTATATCTTCCCTTATTTCTTTTATTTATTTTTATATTAATCATAATATAGCTTCTTAAATTTTAATAGCATTTTTAATATCTTCTATTGCCCTATCTGCATTGACATTATTTATATATCTAAGTTTGTTATCTTTATTTAGATTTTCTATAATTTTGTAATACATTGCATGTCCTACATAATTAGTATTTATAAAAACATACTCATAACTATCTAATATATTTACATTAAAATTAATTGTATCTGCTGATATAAATTCAAAGTTAATTAATTTATCTTTCATTTTTAATATCCAATTAGGATGTCCTCCAAATATTATTGCTTTTATATTTTTTAAATTTATACTTTCATCAATTAAAACTTTCTCTTCTTGCTCTTGCTGTTGATTAAACATAAAATTTCTTAGCTGAACTAATTCTTCCTTAGAGGTACATTGTTCTTTAATTTCACTCTCTAATCTATTTTTATCTTTTTGTAATAGCTCTAGCTCTAATTTCAACTTTTCTTTTTCATCTTGCAACAACAAATTTTCTTTTTTAAGTTCTTTTATTTCAATTTCTTTTTCTTTCATAACTTCATTTAATTCTTCATCAAAATTATTAAAAAAGAACTGCTTTGCTTTCTTATATTCTCTAGCCCAGTATCTTAAATCGATTGCAGTAATTATAAATCTAAATAAATCCTCGTAATTTATGCTATTTTCATCTTCAATATTACCCTGTACTTTCAGATAGGATAAAATTAATTCTTGTATTTGCTTTGATTTAAATATATCTTTTCCAACAACACGAATTATTGAAATTCCTTCTAAATTAGACACATAATCAAGTCCTGCTATTTGTTTTTCTAAAAATGTCAAACCTTCATAATTTTTTGAGCTATCAATATTTATAACATAAGAACTTGGTATATAATCTTTTAAATACATAGATTTTAATTTTAATTCTATCTTACTAAGCATTTTTCTTTTATTTTTATCCAAATTATCTATTGACAATATATCTTTATAATCATCCATTCTTAAAAAAAGATTCTCAATAAATCTTTGATATACAATGTCTGATATATCAACATCCTTTTCTAATTCCCCACATAGAGAAATTGCAACTAATACATTACCATTCAATTCGTCATTAGTAAAAGGTTCAACCCTAGTTAATAGTTTTTTAAGAAAATTACTTACTTTGAAAATTTGTATAGAATTTATGTAATTATATGCAGCTTTATAACCTAGTTTATATATTTCAAATATAGTATCATTTTCTTGGCTTAATAATATTCCTAACGCTTTTTTGAAATAATATTCTTGAATTATACTTCCTTCACTAGCAATTTTTGAATTATAAAAAATACTTTTTTTAGCTAAATTCATGTACTTTAATTTATCTTTATTATAGTACTTATCTATAAAACTGTAACACTTACTATTTATTGATAATGCTTCTGCCAAAAACGGTATTAAGTTAAGTTCTCGCTTCATAGAAACCTCTCTTCTTTAAAAAAACAAAATATTTTCATCAATTATACATCCCTATCATGTTTATATTTTCTTATAGTAATTTCTTTTTTTTCTCTATCAAAGCTTATAATCACATATCTTTGTTCCTCTGGTTCTTTTTTCACACCTATATCTTTTATCCAAGAAGTAGGTATTGTGATTCGATTTGTAAATGATGATTTTTTTCCTTCTGAGTTTCTATATCCACTTGTATTATAAATCACCTTAGCTTTTCTTTCTCTGTTCTCTTCTCTTGGTGTTATAAAATCATTTTTATATTTTCTTACAATAATTTCTTTTTTTTCTTTATCAAAACTTATAATTACATATCTTTGTGCTTCTGGTTTTTCTTTAATACCCATAGCTATTATCCACAAATTAGGTATTGTAATTCGATTTGTTATTGTTGATTTTCCACTTAAATTATAAATTACCTTAGCTTTTCTCTCTCTGTCATCAAACCTTAACATTACAAAATTCCTTTCAATTTTATATTCATATTCAATTTTAGTAAGTTATTTTTTTAAACAGCTACTTTATTGTATTATAAAATACATAATTCCTTATGATCACTTCTCCAATATGGAGGTATTATTGGAAGTTCTTTCAGTGAATTTTCTTTAGCTATTGGTTTTTCTAACTTCATATATTCCCTAAATGGTATAGGTCGCATTAGTTTTCCATCTTTAAATATAGAATAATTATCATCACAATCTAAAAACTCATATTTCAAAATTTCACCATAACCTTGTGAATTTTTCTTTCCTACAAAATTTATATTATTTTTAAGTAATTTTTTAATTTTCTCTTTATCTCCTCTGACATAAAATGTAATTGTTTTATAACTTTTTAAATTAATTTGATTGTTATATGCTTTAAAATGTCCAGATGCAATACTTACTCGTGGCTTTCCTCTTTTTTTTTCTTTTACAAAATCAATATCTTTAGAGTTAAATTGTTTTGACCAAAATGATACAAATTCTTCATTATTTCCTATAGCTTTAGATGTACAATATACTCCCATATTTTTATCTAATACTAAATCTAATGATTTTTCTATTTCTTTTTTTGTTCCATACTTCTTTTTACCACTATAATACTTTTCTGAAAAACATTCTTTACAAATAGCTGCACTAATTATACTATCTAAAATTATATCGTCTATAGCTGCAACAGGGGAACTCATATACATAATTACTTTAAAATTAGTAAACAAATATTTTCACCTCAATTCATTATTTTAATTTACTTTCTATTACAGTAATCCAATTTAAAATTGATTCTTTATTTTCTTTTAGATAATCATAATATAATTTAGAAGATACCATATGTTCTTTATCGTATTCTATTTTAACTTCACCATACCCAATATTTGTCTTACCACCAATAAAAGGCTTTCTTTCAAACAACTCTAACATTGCAGTAACACAACTTTTTTCAATCTCATTCATATTTTCTAAATAAATATGTGATATAAGTTCTGAACCTGCACAAAGAGATTGCATTTCATATTTCATCTGTATTTTTTCATTATTTTCACCAATAATTTCAATATTGCTATTTCCAGTCTTACTACTTTTTAATGAATCTGTTCTTACATGATATACCTCTTCTAACATTTCATAAAAAGACATGTTACTTTCTATACCTGTATAATCAACTAATTCTTTACAAATAGGTTTAAATATTCCAATTTTTAGTTTTCCCTCATACATAGTATTACCAATAATAGTCCCTAATACAGAAACTGGTGGGCACATGTCTCTTGCATTCTTCATTTCTTCCATATCACAATATTCTTTACCACTAACTAATGAACCCCCAGAAAATAAAGAATGATATAATTTAGCTGTTATTTTTAGACTATCTACATTCTCTAAATAATCTTTCATTATTAATCGTCTTAGAATCCCTCTAAATGAATTTGCTGAATAAACTGGTATATATATGTATTCATCATTGTATTTAAATTTAAGCATTCTTGTTATTTGCATATTTCCAATATTTTCATCATCAAAATGCATTAAACTAGATAATAATTTCAGCTTTATATTAATTTTCATAAATTGTGTCTCCTTCTTTATCTTGATTTTCTTCTTTATCTTCTTTATGTTCTTTTTCTCTTTCTCTTTTCAGCCTCATTTCTAAAAATATTATCTGAGGTTGTTCCCTAAAAAGTTTTAATATCTCATATTTTGTTTCTTCATCCATATTAGAAATTTCATTTATCTTTGGAAGTGAAAGACTTTTTATTTGTAATTTAGAACACAATTTTTCTACAAATATTTCATATTTACTCGTTATCATTGATGAGCGTTTAATATTATTAATAAAATTTTCTGATATTTTTATATAATTTTTTTCATCCCAATTTATTCTTATCCATATTTCATTTATTGTTTCAACTGCTAATTCTTTTATATCATAGTAATTTTTTTTAGTCATTATCATTTCACCTTCTTATTTTTTATTGATTTATTATTTAACTTTTCTAGCTTTTTCTTCTCTTTTAAGTATTCTTTTTTCTTTGCAGAATCCATAATATATATTAATAGTTCAAATTGATATGTTCTTCTATATTTTTTAAATAGATTCTCATATTCATTAAACTTATTAATACCAAGTTGCTCTATAAATAGTACACTATAATTACCAGTTCTTAACTCTTCTTTTGAAAAATGTAAATATGCTTCATTTAATTTTTGATACAAATATTTCATCTTATCAACATTAAATAAATATTCTTTATCTTCTTCTCTAATATAAAAATTGTTTATATCATAATTTACTCTACATCTAAAAGAATTATGTTTTTTAAAACTTCTTGTTACTCCAACTACAAATGGTGTTGATATAAATTCATTTAAATTAAACAAATAAGTTGCTAAATCATCCTTTTTAAGATAAATAATCTTTGACTCACAAGCTATAAAGTTGCTTTTCCTTAATCTTGCTTCTTTCATACAAAAAGAACATTCTTTACAAACAAATTTTGAATTTATATCTTTGCATACATCAAAATTTGTAAACTTTGCACCTATAATCTCATTTACGAGACAACCCTCATTTATATTAGAACCACAGACAAAACATTTTTCATTTATGTTCTTTATACATTCAATATCTGGTGAACCGGCAGCCTTATATATTATTTCAGAATTTCTCACATTATTCACTATCCAATCGTTAAATTTATTTAAACTGTAAAGATTCAGTATTACTCTATTTCAATAAATCTAATATCATCATCAATTTTATATTGAGTTATTCCTTCGCCACAATCTAATTCTTCTATTTCCTCAACAAAATAATTTGCTCCAAGAGAGTTAAATTCGCCAACAAATATTCCTCTTTCTAATAATAAATTTATTGGATTTTCTATCTTGTTATTTGAGCATAATATATATTTAATGATATATTCGTTAGGTACAACTCTATGGATAACATGATTAACCAGATATACATAATTACATTTATTTTCTTTTTTTATATCATTTACCCACTTATTAAAATCTTTAAAGAAATCTAAATTTATATTAAATGGAAAATCAAAATTTTCTAGTTCATTCTCAACACAAGTCTCAATCTTAAATACATTATTTATTCCAAAATTTCTACCGACTAAACAATATTCTCCTTCACCTTCCCAATTTATATCCAATTCTTCCTCTAAACCTTCTTTTATTAAATACTCTTTCATTTTATTTATAAGTTCTTTTTCACTAGTTGCACTTACTAAACATTCGTAATTTTCTTTATTACATTTTTTTATAAATTCATATAAGTTCATTTTTATTCCCCCTTAAATAATATCTTTCTTTATATTTATAGTATAACATATACGTTACGATTTGGCAATGGTTTTATTGCAAAAATATTTAATTTAATTTTATATCTTTACTTACCTTTTATGTTAGGTATATTTTATACAATTAATAAAGTTATTTTAAATAATAATCAAATTAGTATTGACAATACCATAAAAAATGTTATATATTTCTAATATAAGTTAGAAATATATAACAAAAGGAGAGTATAACAATGAAAAAAACTATAAGTCGTAGAAAAAAAGAATTTCTTAGTGAGGGTATAATTGGCATACTATTAATTTTTTGTGGTTTATCAGAGGTATATAAAAAAACACATAATATTTCAGCAAACTACAATAACAATACAATTTTTATAATTTTAGCTATAGTATTATGTCTACTATTATTAGCTAAAATTATTATAAATATTTTCTTTAAGGTAGAAAATGAAGATGAATTATCTGAATTAAATAAATTAAAAGGTAGAAGTGATACATTACTTATTGTTCAACTTCTATTAGTAATTGGTCTTTTTATAACTAATTTCAAAAATACATTATCTATAAATATTGATTTAGTGGTATTAATACCATTTTTATGTGGTGGAGTTTGCCTATTTAATTTTTTATTTTTTATTCTTCATGAAAAAGTTGGTGAATAAATTGGCAGATTTTAAAACTAGAATACATGAATTAAGAAAAGAAAAAAATATATCACAAGCTGAACTAGCATCTCTTGTTGGTGCAAGGCGTGAAACTATAAGTCAATTGGAAAATGGTCGTTATAATCCATCCTTAAAATTAGCCATGTTAATTTCTAGGGTATTTGAAGTACCTATAGAGGAAATATTTACACTTATAGATATTAATGATTAAAAATAAACCTAATATGGTCTAACTTATTTTCATGAGTTAGACCATATCTATTTTAATCTAATTATTATTACATTTTCCTTTACTATATTATAAGTCTTAATAAAATTTCCTAATTCATCTTTAATGTTAGCATTCACAAAACAATCATAATTTTCCTCATTAATATAGTTTTAAAATTTTTTCATTTTATTCCCTCCTGCATATATTGATTTTTATTTGTTTTTTCAATTTTAAAACCTCTTAATTTACCATCTTTTATAATGAAACAAAATCCCTCTTTTGCTAACATATCAGCATCTTCTAAACTTATATTATATATATCTTTTATATAGCGTATCATATTGTCACCTCATTATCAAAATAAGTGACAACACAATTACTTAAATCAATTTTACTATCTAATGTTAAATACCAATCACCCATGCAAGAAGGATAAAAGTAATATTTATTATCCTGTTTTATATAAACAATTGAACTTCCATCATTTAAAAATACTTTAATGTTTTCATTGTTATTTAACTTATTAATCACATATACATCCTTTGAGTGACTTACATTGTTTGATAGCTCTTTGTAAGTTGCAACTGCGTTATCTAAATCTTTTTTATTTTTAAAGCTATAGTTCCAGTCACCCATACAAATTGGATAGAAATTATAAACTTGCTCTTTAGTATCATATAAAACTATACTTTCATCTTCTAAAACTTCAATAACTCTGTCTGTAGTTTCTACATAAAAATTATCTAATTCGGCAGCCTTAACTTTTGTTGCTCCTGCAACTCCAACAAGAATTAAACCCAATACTATTCCCATAACTATATTTTTAAATTTCATTTTTACACCCTCCTAGTTTATGATTATGACCCTGTACAAGCCTCTATAGGCTGTTTGAAAATCATCTTAATGATTTATACCTTTTGATTTTTATAATCTTTAAAATCCTTTTATCAAATCACTATCATTATCATTTGAATTATAATAATATAGCTATAACAATAGCGATTTGATAACTCATATATCATATTAAAAATATAATTTTAAACTCTTTTATTACTTCATGTCCTATATTAAAGATATGACACTCTTTTATATAAAATATAATCCTCATCTATATAAAATTCATTGTCATTAATTCATCGCCTACATACATTTATTGCATACTTTTATATAGTTCTTTTAAATCTTCATTTTCATCTAATATTACTTTTAAAGGTTTCATAGTATAACAACTTTTATATTTATATTTGTTTTTATTGTAATTTTCATCAAATTTACTCATATATTCCTTATACTTGATAAACAAACTGTTTAATATATCTATATCTATCAATCCAGACTTACTAAGTTTATTCATTCTCATACAACTATCTATCATACGAGCCAAAGACCAAGCCACTTCCGCAATTGCATCTTCTAACATTTGTTCATTAGATTTATAAGCATAAGAACCTTCTTTGTATTTAGTATTATTCTTCACTATTTTATTAAGATTTGTCTCTATATCTAAACCCTTACTGTAGTACTCCATACATTTGTAATGTTTTTTTATCTCTCTCGACAATGCTTTGTAAAATGTAACATTCAATTTCATTATTTTTTCTACACATGTTAATCCAACATGAAAAACTTCTCCTGTAACATTATTTTTTATTGTAGCTATATTTTTTATAGTTCTTCCACAGTGGTCACAAGCTCCTTTACCTTTTGTATAATTTATCAAAATATACTCATTCATGTTTAAACCTCCAATTATATTAAAATCATTCTTTTAATTACATTTCCATAAAGATAAAATTAATTATCAAAATCAAGTTATCTATATACTTTTCTATTTCTTTATATTTCAAGTCAAATATATCTGTATTATCAATTTTGTAACACAATTTATCTATTTGATATTCTGTAATTTCATCTATTTTATTCTTATATTTATATCCTGATAGTGCTTTTCTTAAATCTTTTATGTATCCTTTTAGTTCTCTTAAGCTGCTTGTTTCAAGTGATGTTTTAATACCTTTAGCCTTATTTATTAACATTTCAACCCCCTCCAATTATATTAAAATTAATATTTTAAGTACTTGTATTTTCATCTGTAATAACTCTTTATATAGTTTAATAGTTTTTCTTCTACATCTATATCAAAGACAGTTTTACACCCTACTATATTTTTTAAATCATTTAAAGTAAGCATTATTAAATGTGTATTATTCAAATCTAATCCATTTACAGTGTTTAAATTATATGTATCTAAATAATGAGATAAACCACAACCAAAACTATAATTTGCTAATCCATATTTATATCTAAATGGTGCTATATGCTCTACTCCTTTACACAACTTTAGTGTGACATCCTCAATGTTATTATTATCTATTAAAAAAAATCTAGTTTTTATTGCTTTCATACTTCTTAAGCAATTACCTATGCAACCAATTAAATACTTATTCATTTTAAACCCTCCATTTATATTAAAAGTTGAATTTTATTTAGTTTATCTTATCAATAATTTTGATTGATTGAATAATCTATAGTTCTTCTAAAACCATTTTGTGCTTTTAATCTATAAATTCTTTCAAAATCATTTTCTATATCTTCAAATATATTAATATATTTTATATACTTATAAATTATGTCAATAGAAACAATTTCATAAAATAACTCATTTTCTATTATATATTTTACGCTATATAGATTATACTCTTTTACATTTTCAAAGAACATTTTAATTACATCCGACAAGTTATTGTCTTCTTTTATACGTTTTATCATTTTTATTCTTTGTGTATTTTTTTGTAGTGTATTCCCATCAAATTTTTTTGATGATTTTATTATACTCATTTCCAACACCTCCTAATTATTCCAACTATAAACATCTTCCATGCTTTCTATACCGTCTATCATTGCATGAACCTCATTGAATTTAGCAATAGGTATATCTTCCCACTTTGTTACATCATATTTTGAAAATAATCTAGTAACCACAGTTCTATAAATATAACTGTCTGCATTAACATTATATCCTTTTAATTCTGATAGCTTTATTTTTAATAATTTTGATAACATAGAAACATTTTTAGATTTTAACCCTATCATATCTTTCATTTCTTGGAATTGTTTATCTTGTTTCTCATATTTCATATCTAATTTATTTTCTATTTGATTAAATCTAGCATCTATCTTTTTATCATTTTCTATTGATAATTGTTCAAATCCTGCTAACATACCATTTAACATTACTGGCATTAATACGTCTTTTATGTTATCACGATTGATACTGAATGAACCATGTTTACGTATATTTGGTAATACCTCATCAGTAACCCAATCTTGAAATTTTTCTGCTTCCTTCTTTTTAGATTTAAATATTAATTTATATACTCCGCTTTCAGTTAGAAAGTTTTCTCCTCTATTATGTAATTTTCTAAAGTCGGTTAAACCGATTTTAGAATTAGTTAACTTTACAACTTGTTTTTCGTTCATTTTAGATATACTATCATTTACATTCTTTATTCCTAAACATTCTGCCACATGTTTAGGATTAAATAAAATCCTCCCATCAAGTTCAAATATTTCTACCTCTTTACCTTCAAATACCATTAAATTATTCATATTTTTCCTCCTATAAATTAATTATTTTTTTACTTAGATTATTTAAAATTCTTTATATTGAATTTTATTTTCATTATCTAAATACATCATATTATTAATATTTTGTATTAATTGCTGTCTCAATTCTTCTCCTTTTAAAGCCCAATCTAATCCGATTAAGTTTCCTAGTCTAGTACTTAAGGAATTATAAGTTCCTGCTTCTCCTATTGTTTCACCTTCTAAAATGTCACATATATTTATTAAATCTGTTGCAGTCATATATTTAGAATAATTTATCATTTTTAACCCTCCTAATATTTTACATCTATCTTAAGAATTGAATTTTATAAAACAATAGCTTTAGCTTCTGTTATTTCATTATTAAATTTTATATTTTCCAACCATACACCACTTGGTAGTTTTTCATCAAGTGACCACAGGTAACAATCAACATCATTATGATATATTGTTGGGTTGAAATTTTCTATAAAAAGTATATCCTGCTTATTTAACTCTTTTGTTTTTATGTCCCATACTACATTTGATATTTTGCTATTTATTTTCATTTTTAATAATCCCCCTTTATAATTTATTAGATTGTTTCAATAATTTTAATTGATTGCTGTTTCCACATTTTAAAATAATACTTTCTGTAGTACTCCAATAGCTACTATCTAAATCCTTTTTAAACAATGATTTTATCTTGATTATTAATTTTTTCATGATTTTTCCCCTTTCAATTTTTTTATTGGAAGTGGCGTTTTTAAAGAACGCCCTAAAACTTTTTATTTAAGAAACTATAGCTAAATAATTTGATGCTATACAAATATTCTCATAACGTAAGTCAGTTCCATATAGCTCATAATTAAAGTATCTTTCAAGTGTTTCTTGACCTAACTCTTCAATATCTCCTAATCGTTCAATATAATTCTCTGCAAATTCAATATCTGTCATATTTTCATAATATTCTATATCTTCTTCGTATAAATTTTCAATAATCATATCTCTATCAAAACGTAAATCTCTTGAAAATGCTTCTATGTCAAAGTAGTAAGCAATATTTTCTATACAAGATAAATCACCACAACATATTTCTTCTATGTAACTACGTCCTAAATTTTCATCATCCAATGGTGACCTGTCATCAAGTTGTATAAAAGTATAATTACCTGATAATCTGCAAATATCCCCTTCAAGCATGTCATAAAAATCAATGTATCCACGTTCAAGTAAAGCCTTTAATTGTTCAATCTCATATTCTTCTAACTCTTCAAGCTCTTTTGCTAATTCATTCAGTTGCTCTATATTGCTATATTCACTTATTTCTAACCCTTCTATATCTGTTTCAAAATCAGTTATGAAATACTCCTTATATTATTCATTTATCCCTATTCTATTTAATATTTCTTGTAATTCTTCCTCGTTTACTGGAAATTCAGCCCATTCCCCTATTAATTCACCTTCGTTATATTTCCCTAAATTAGTTATGTATATATTTAACATTTTTATATCCTCCCTTTTATTTATTCGCTTATTTAATATGGTTAAAATGACGAGTTGTATTTTATTATTATTCCTTCTTATGCTTTTCTTGATTTTATTATATTACACACTCGCCAAAATTACAATATGTTTTTGAAGATTTATTTTTAAAAAATTTTTATAGTTTTATTTCTAATAACTCTGATGGCTCTATATCTAATACAAAACAAATCTTTTCAAATTCGCTAATTGTAAAATCTCTATGTCCATTTTCTTTTTTAGAGTAGGTTTTAAAAGTTATCCCTATCGCTGTACTTAATTGCTGTTGTGTGAATTTCTTTTCTACTCTTAATTCTTTAAGTCTAGCTAAATTCATACCACACCTCCTAATAGATATTATTATAGAATAATAATACCATATCAGAAAGTTATATAAAAGGCATCTCAATCATATTTTCCTAGGTTAGTTATGTATATATTTAGCATTTTTATATCCTCCCTTTTTACCAACTCGTTACTAGTCATTTTGTAAAAAATTTTATTTTATGATTTAATTATAATCGACTCGTCACGAGTTGTCAAGTATTTTTTTGAGTAGATTTTTATCTACTCATCTATTTTTTCTATTACTATTTTATTACCATCAAAAGTCAACAAAACTTCCCTGTCTAGTTTAGTTATGTCCATATGTTTTATCCATGTAGTTGGAATTGTAACCCTATTCGTATATGATTCTCCCCTAGAATTACCAGCTCCTTTATTGAATATTACTTTTGCTTTTCTCTGCTCATACATTCGTTATACCTCCAATGATATTATTGTTTAATAATATCATACTAAGAGCTTGTAGAAAAGACACTCAATACTCAAGTGTCTTTTTATGTACTACTATTTAATTGATTTTGCTGTTTCATTTTGCACTATATCAAGCTTAGTATACAATGAGGTTTGACCATTTTCTAGGTCTTCAATTCTAAAATCAATACGACTAAAACATTCTAAAAGTCCCTCAACATTAGATTTTATTTTATCTTGTGTATAATCAAATTCGTCAAGCTTGTCATTTAAAATTTTAATACTTTCCTGTATTTCTCGTAGCAATTCTAATGTTTTCTCATCCATTTTATCTACTCCTATTTAATTGATTTTAACTTTGCTATTTCATTCCAATTTTTAGATGTAGCTATTTCTACAAAGTTCATGTCATTTTTTAAAGTGTCTATTTTTTCTCCAACTTCTGTTATGCCTTCCATATTTCTAGCAACTTGATTATAAGTTAAGTCTAGTTTCTTTTTAATTTCTTCTTGACCTTCTTTTAAATCACTAAGTTGGTTTTCAATCCCATCAAAACGACCATCCATACTATCTAGTCTATTTTCGATTCTGTCAAATCTAGTATCCATTTTTTGTAATAATTCTAATATTTTTTCATCCATGCCGTTCACACTCCTATTTTATTATTATATCATAATTTAAGTGTTGTATTCTAACACTTACTAAAATAATCTAATAAATAGTTTAAATTATACTAGTAAATATTAGATAGTTTATAACCATGTAGGTGTCAAGCAGTACAAACTATAATTTTAATGCTCAATCTTTAGTACTTTTTATAACGCAGTACCTCACAACTGCTATGTCATATTAAATTGTATTGAGTTCCATTATAGAAGCAACTAAGTTGATACCTCAATTTTTTATAGGCTTTAATTGGAAACCTTTATTAATTTTATTTACTTATTTACTTAGTGTTGGGAACACCTCACCAACTGGTATGACTAATTCATTTTTGTAGTTAAAAAATGAAGAAAAAACTATGTGTAATATTTGTGTTGTGTGCCTTTCACCATTCACACCATTTAAAAGGTCAACTTAAAGGTAATAATTTTTTAATAGTAGTTTAATATTTTTTAATAGTAGTTTAATATTTTTTAATAGAATCCTTTAAGATATTAGCTTTAGAGTTTTAAGAAGGTTCTTTGCCTGTTACTTCATTGAGAGGTGGCTTAGTGTTTTCTTGTTCTCCCTTGCTATGATTTAATTATACGACATTATCCCATTTTTGACAAGTCATTTTTGAGATTTATTTTTAAAAAATAATGGAATTAATCGACTAATCAAGTAATTCCAATGGGTTTACGTCTAAAATTTTATATATTTTCTCTAATTCACTTACAGTAAAATCGGTTTTACCTTGTTCTTTTCTATTATATGTTTTGTAATTTATATCTATTAAAAGAGAGAACTCTAATTGTGTATATCCTTTTTGTTCTCTAAATTCTTTTAATTTATCAAGTTTCAATTTTTATTCACTCCTTTTTTATTCTATATGTTATATAATATTTTAATAATAGAGTTTTGTCAAATATGAGATTTACATAATGAATAGAGATGAAAGAACAATAAAGCGAGTGTATTAAAACATACTTAGAATAGATTTAAATAGCTTGTATAATATGTTGTTGTAATAAAATAGACTAGCTACAAACTAGTCTATTTTTCTATGTGGTTCTAATAATTCATTTGCATTTATATCTAAGTAATATAATATTTGTTCTAGTTCTTCAACTGTAAAATCTCTTTGCCCATTTTCCTTATAAGCATAAGCTCTTATACTCATACCCATTTTAGTACTTAATGTTTGTTGAGTATAACCCTTTTGTTCTCTTAACTCTTTTAACTTACTAAGCTTCATTATATCACCTCTTGTAATTTTAATATTGGGTGTGTTACAATATACCTATAATATACTATTTACAGGTATATTGTAGCTTGTTATTAGTTATTAATCATATCTATTAATATGTATAACAAGCCTATAAATGAGATTAAAGCAAAAAGTATTTGTTCGGCTGATTTAATCATCTGAACTACGAGCTTTTCAAGTTGGTGGCACAACTCGATTAGCTCTTTTATTTTGTCTTTGGTTATCATTTAAGACACCCCAATATTAAATTATATAAGGTAGTATTATATTAAGTTCTACCTTAATTATATTATAATGCTACAAGCAACAATGTTCAAGTAAAATTTTACTTATAATTCAAAGCTTTTAAGTTTGAGAATTTCCTTCTAGTTATTTATATTCGATTTTAAAAACTAAAGGTACAAACATAAGGCAATCACATTACAATACGCTTAGAATAGATTTAAATAGCTTGTATAATATGTTATATTGTGTAGAATGTATTATAATATAACCATATCAAAAAAAATCCGACAACCTGCATACTTATATAGATATATATATCAATATGCGAGTCATCGGAAAAATTAAAAATATAAAAGTACTTAACAAAATGTCAAGTACTTTTTATGTATTATTGTAATTTTATTTTTATTTCTTCTAATTGTTCCATATTTCTAGCGACTTGGTCGGTTGCTCCATTTAGCTTTCTATTAATCTTAATTACTCTAGTTTCTATTGCATTTAACTTAATGTCAACCACATCAAAGTTATCTTTAATAGAAGTCATTTCCTCTGCTGTTGAAATAGATTGATTATATAGTATATCTTGTTTCTTTTCAATACTGTCAAGCCTATTTTCTATACTATCAAATCGCTTGTCCATGTTATCAAGTCTGTTGTTAGTTTCAACCTGTCCAATTTTTAAATCATTGATGTCCTGTTTCATTTCAGTAATATTACTATCCATTTTCTGTAATAATTCTAATATCTTTTCATCCATTAATACCACACTCCTACTTAATTGATTTAAGCTTTGCTATGTCTGTCCAATTACTAGATGTAACTATCTCAACTTTGTTTAAATCCTTTTTAATATCTGTTGTATCCTCTACCAATTTAGAAGTATGTTTAATTACTGCATCTAATGTGTTTCTATTAACCTTAACATCTGACTTAATTTCTGTAATGTCTTGTTTCATATCTGTAATGTCATTTTGCATTTTGTTAAGTCTGTTATCCACATCATTAAATCTAACGTCTATATCCTTTTTCATTTCTGTAATACTGCTTTGCATCTCTTGTAATAACTCTAGTATCTTTTCATGCATCACGACCACGCTCCTTTTATTATTATAACATAATAGTTAATGTTATATACAGCTAATTGTCGTATTCTAATCAACTTGTGTCATTATAAGTTTTCATTTGTCACACTTCCTTTTGATTTTATTTAATTGATGATTTAATAATACATTACTTTCCAATTTTTGTCAACACATTCTATTATATTTATATATTTTATTTAGTTATTGTTCTTATAAAAATATTGCTTGACATGTTGATATTACTTGTTTATGAGTACATAATTGTGTGAATTATTTTTTATATCTACTATAGTATGTAAATTTAATTGATAATTAAGAAATGTAGTGATTATGTGATAGTAATGTAGTGATAATATTAAGCTAATAATGTGCTGATAATATTAAACTAGTAATGTAAGAGTTCTATTTCTATAAACTTTTTTATTTAATAATGAACACAAAAAAATAATAACTCATGCTATCATCTTTAAAATAACATAAATTATTATTTCTAATAAAAAGTAAGATTTAGTACCTTTTTATTCGTTTTTAACAAAGTAATTTCTTTTCTTAACATACATTAATAACGTCGCATAATAAGATGATTATACGACGTTGACCCTAAAAATAAAGAAAAGGGGGCTATTTTTAGACTTTAGTATCAAATGATATTCATTATCATTTTGTAGTCCTTTTTCTTCTACATCCCAAATTCCATTCAGCCCTTAAAATAAACATTTATACAAAATTACACCACTAATTCAAATTTTTAAACATACACTCATGAACAATTTCAAACCGTCTCCGAGTATTATAAAACAGTGTTAATTCAATACTTATTTTTCATTAATCATGATAAAAAAATAGCCCCATCTATGTTTTGAACCTATGTTATAATGCTAAAGCATGAACATGGGGTGTATGTTTTATTTTAATTCATATGAACTATATAAAATATATATTATATCCTATAAATCAACTATAATTGTTATAAAATAATTTTAAATAGTGTATGTTTTAAATTTGAACATCTCAAAATCCTATAGACAAAATTTTAATTCTATCAAGTTATCATTTTTTACTTAAAATTCAATACAATTCAAACAAAATATACTTCATGCAATTTATTCAAGATTAAAACATATAAATATGTCTATTTTATAGAAAAATATATAGTAATTTATATAATTTTTCATATCAATTTTCGTAGACACTATACTCCAGAAAATCAATCTAAAATGATAAGTTTTATAAAATAATTTTCAAACTTAAGTAGTGTATGTATGGTTTTTATAAAAATTATTAATATTTAATATGCAATTGCATATAAATTATATTAAAATTTATAATTAAATGTAAAACAAATTGTAATATAACTTTCTTTACGATTGTAGTATATGTTGTATTACAATTATAGTTTAATAGTATATATAATTTATATTAAATTTGCATTGTAATTATATACCAATTGAAATATAATTAAACTAAATGAGCTATAAAAGGAGGGGATTTTTATAAAAAAGGATACTTATAATTTACAGATACCTATTCCAATAGAATTAGCTGATAAATTAAAATCACTAGCTGAAAAGGATGAAAGAAGTTTAAGATTGTATTGTAAAAGAGTACTACAATTACATGCAGATGAAATTTATAATAATAATAATGATATTGACGAAGCTAATACTAATAATCAAAATGAAACAGCTAAAAAAAGAAAAGTAGGAGCTTTAAAACCACAAAAATAATTTAGGGGGATTTACTTATGAAAAAAGAAAAAGTAAAAGTTGCAGTAGACTTAGGTAATAGTATGCTTAATTCAGCAGCATATATTGAAAAAGAATTAATTTTAAAAAAGTTACCAAATAAACTTCAATTTGAAAAAACAATATCACCAAAAGCACGTGTTATGAAAAAAGATGGTAAGGTAATCTACCTAGGTGTAGGAGATTTAAATAATAATGTTCTTAAACATACTAGAAAAAATTTATTAGAACAAGTTTTAGTCATGATTCATGAAATATTTCCTGATGAGGATAATCTTTCTGTGGAATTGATAACCGGATTACCACCAACTCAAATGTTTAATGAAAAATATTTGAAATTATTTCAAGATATTTTTATTCAACCTGGAGAAATAAAAATTACTATTGATGGGAAACAAAAGACTTTTGAAATACTTAATGTTGATGTTAAAGCAGAAGGATATTCAGGATTTATTTCACTTGTAGACAAGATTACTACTAAACAGAATATTCTAGGAATAGATGTTGGAGGCAGTACTACAGATTTATGTAATTATGAATATGATTATGAGGATGATATGTACTATCCTAATGTAACAGACACTATAGAAAAAGGAATCATAGACTTTGAAACAGCAATAGCAAATAAATTTAATAGTAAAAATGGTGCAGATATAAAAATAAGTCAAATAGATGTAATATTAAGAAACGATATTGATGTTATAGAGTATGAGGGTTCTAAATACAAATTAGATGATTATATTGATGCCATGTACCCTATTATTGATGATATGATTAATAAAATCACTAATAAATTTGGTCAGCTAGATGGATATTATGTTGTTGGTATTGGAGGGGGCTATAAAACATTTAATAAATATGCTAATCAATTTATAAGTAAACAACTAGAAGTCGATGATGATTCTCGTTTCTATGCAAATGTAATTGGATACCTTGAACAATAATACTAAAAATATTTAATGAGAGCCATTTTAAGACAGTTCCATGCTCGTCCATGATAATTAATTCATATTCAGAAATAAAATCGCTTAGAATAGATTTTAAAGGTCACTAAATTAGTGACCTTTTTATTATTTCTTTTGTTGTTTTTTTATTATCTCTCTCATCTTACTCGCACCTGATGCAATTTCTTTTTCAGACATAGAATATATTTCTAATTCAGTAAATCCATTTTCTTTTAGTACTTGTATATCTTTTTCTTTTTGTGTTATAATATTATTATCATTAATTGAATTTAAAGTTTTTCGTTTCGAGTCATCTGTTGAAGCTGCTACTTCATCAGGTGACTTTTTACTTTTCTTCTTTTCCCTTTTCGTCTTCATGTAACTCTCTGCATTTTCTCGAATTTTTGACTTAGACATTGCAATTTCATACACGTTATTTCCATATAAATTATTTTCATTTTGGATTCTATAAACCTTAATAAATCCATTTTCCTTTAAGACCTCAACATATTTTATAAAAGCATTTTTACTTATGTTCAACTCTCCATAGATTGTTTCCATTCTTGGATGACAGTATTTTTTATTACCTGCGAAACTAGCCAGATAAGCGTAAATAGCTTTTGAGTAAATAGGTATGTCTTTATTTCTCATAAGAAATTTTGGAGATATACCATAACCATCCGAAAGAATACTATCTTCCTCTAGTCTAACATCTAAAACCTCACCATCTTTAATTTTTATTATATTATTCATAAGTTACTCCTAGTGCAATTTGTATTCATATACAAATATTCCATTTTCAAATTTTTTATTAACTTCAAGATAGCCCTTGTCTTTCAATTCGTTCCATGCCATTCTAAACGAATATGCTCCCAAATCTAAATAGTCCATCAAAAATTGTTTAGAGAAGTAAGGTTCGTTTTTAAATGCTGAGATAGTTCCATAAAGACCTTTAGCTTTTAAGCTAATACTTTTACTTTTGAATATATCTTCTTTTACCATAGTCTAATTTTTACACCCTCCTATTTTTTTATTTTAAACTTATTATAATTTATAATTCCCATTTTTTCAAGGTAATTTTTCCCTTTACATAAACAAATAAATACAAAAACAAATATATTAAAGACTGTTTATATTAATATACCATCTCATGGTACGCCCATAGCATGGGATATCGAAAAATTCGATGTACCACGAGATGGTATATCGAAAGAATCGCTATATTTCAACGTTTTTTCGATTTTTGCCTCGATATACCACGAGATGGTACATCGAAAAATTAAAATATCTGAAATAATTTAAAAATTATATAGTTATGCACAGATAAAAATGCAAATTGTTAATAAAATTGCAACTTATCAACATGTTATCAACAACTTACTAACAGCTTATCAACAGGGAATAAAACTGAATAAAATACTAAATTGACAAAAATAATATAAAATGTTAATATATAATTATAGATAAAATTAAGATAAAATATTAAATTAATAGGAGGAAATTTATATATGAAAAATATTTAACAACTAAATAAAATCAAAAAAACAAAATTGAAATGGAGGTTAAAATATGAAGAAAAGTAAAGAATACAAAAAGATGAAAGGACTAGAAGATGGTAAACAAAAATATAAAAATATTAAGAGAGGATTATAGTGAATTTTTAGATGACTGGAATATAATTGGAAAAAGAAATATATATAAATGTCCAGAATGTCAATATCATGGGAATAAATGTGACAGACATAATAATAGTGAGGGGGTAAGCTATGGCTTTGATAAGTGGCAATTTCAAAGGGAAAATAGATAATAAAAGTATTTGGGACTACATGCATAAATTAGACTATAAATTAGAAACATTAGAAGAAAGAAAGAAATTTATTGATGAATTATTAAATCTAAAAAATATAGATGAGCTTAAATTCAGTGATGATGAATTTTGGCAAGAAGTATTCGATAAAGGAATATGCAAAGCTAATTTAAATACAATAGATGTATTATGGTCAGAAACCAATATAAGTCATTTCTTAGAAAAAGTAGGTACATATCTATTAGCAAAGGATGATAAAAAAGAAGAAAAAGAAAATATAAAAGTATATGACTCTTATTCAGAATTTAAAAGGAGTATGCAACAAGAGAAAAAAATGCGAAAACATGCAGAGGTGGTTGAATTTGATGTTGAAGACAATGAAAATTCAAATGGAAAACCAGTAAGAATACTAAAAAATCAGAAAAATTTTAAACTATCTCCAGATATAAAAATAAGTAAAAAAGATAGATTAAAATATTCTGAAATAGAAGATTATTATAAATATAAACAGTATTTATTAAACTTAAAAAATGATAAAGAGCATAGAGAAAATTTATCAAAAAGTATAAATTCAAATAATGTAAAATTAAGAATTAAAAAAGGCGGGGATATTTACAGGTTTGCAATCAAACAACTACCACTAGTTCAGGATGATATGTTACAAGTCAAACTCCAAAAAGATAAAAACATAATTTGGAAAGCTCCATTAAAAGATAGTTGTAATGACATCAATATAGACTGTGATTTAATAGATATGTTTGACCCAGTACATGTAAAAGCTCTATTACAAATTCCTTATAATGATAACTTAATAGATGAGATAGCATTAAGTAAACAAGACATATTAAATAAAATAGAGTTAACTGATACACAAAAAATTATATTATCATTATGGGAAAAAGGTGTTACACAAAATGAAATAGCCAAGCAATTAGGTATAGCTCAAAAAAATGTAAATTTACATATTGATAGAATAGTAAATAAGTTTATAGATAAGTATACTGAAATATATGAAGACGAATATTATTATGTTTATTTAGTAAAAGGAAAGTATAAAAAATGTAGCAAATGTGGAGAAATTAAACTAATACAAAGGTTTGATAAAAATGGGAAAAAGGGACATAAATCAATTTGCAAAGCCTGTAGGCAAGATGGTGTCCAAAATAGGGTATAAAATCGGCTGGAAAAGATATTAATATATGTAGGGGTAATTAATACTGCTACATATAAATAAAATATATAATAAAAGTCGAGGAGAGATTGAAAATGAGAAAAAATGAATATGTAAAATTATTTCAAGAGAAACTAAAGGAAGAAGGATTAGAACTAAAACAAAAAGAAGTAGATGTAGTATTAGATGCATTTAAAGAATTAGTTGTAGATATATTTAAATCAGGTGAAGACGCTACTATAGGTGGATTTCTAAAAATAGGAAGAAAAGAAATAGAAGCATGTGAAAAAACACATACTTTACCAGGAAAAGAAGGAGAAAAATATATTGTACCAGCGAGTACTAAACCAACAGTTAAATTTATAACTTCTTTTGTAAAAGAACACATGATATTAAAATAGTTATAAACTAAATAAAATACAAAATTAAATAAATAAGCCTTAAATTAGGCTTATTATTATGGAGATACAGGAGATTCTTAATGGTTCGATTCCATTAATCTCCATCTTTTAAGCAAAAAGAAAGCACATGTCGTGAGATAGCAGTAAGTCTTTCTTTTTCTTTTTTTATTAAGAAAGAGAGGATGCATGGAAAAAAAATATTTAAATGAGATATTTAGAAACAAAAAGTTTAATAAAAATAGCTTAATAATAAGTCCTACTGGTTCAGGTAAGACACATTATATTATTAATTATTTATGTAAGAATAAAAAAGTATTATATTTATGTGATAATAGTAATTTAGAAGAACAAATATTATTAGAAAATAACACAAGGAGCTTAAAGAATAATTTACCTAAACATGGTTTTGAAAAAACAGATATAACTGTGATGACATATAAAGCATTTGGATACAAAATTAAATATGATTTAGACAACAAATACATAAATCAATTTGAATTAATAATAGCAGATGAAATACATAATCTTATTGATTATCAAACTTTTTCTAATGATGCAGATTTGTCTCATGCAATAAGAGCATTGATGAAAAAATATAATAAAACAATAATATTAATGTTTACCGCTACACCTTATTATATAAATGATTTAAAAAGCAGATATGATGATATAGGTAAATATTTTGATACAATCGATTACTCAACTAGTAAAGAAATTAAAAGATATATTAATAAAAGAGAATCATATATAAATCATATTTCTCAAATACAATTTCAATTAGATGAGTATAGACAATCATTTGAATATGCAGATATGAAATGTCTTATATATACAACAAGTATAAGTAACATGCAATTCATAGAACAAATGTGTATAGATAAAGGTTTAAATCCAATTTGTATATGGTCTAATAATAATAAAGATTATGAAATGACAGAACAACAATTAGAAGTAAGAAAGTATTTAATAGAAAATGGAGAATTAAAATTTCCATATAATGTACTAATAATTAATAGAGCTACAGAAACAGGAGTCAACATATATGATAAAGACATGCAATTGGTCATAGTTAATACTACAAATTTGACTCAACAAGTTCAGGCTAGAGGTAGAGTAAGACATGATGTTGACTTATTAATAGTTAGGACTGATGATGATAAAAAAGTAGATGTAATTACAATAAAAGATGAATATTTAAGTCAATGGTTATTAAAAGTAGATTTAGAAAATTTAATAAAAGAATATGGATTAAAAGACAATAAAAAAAGAATAATGTCAGTTAATAAATTTATTAATTATTTAGAAAAACATGATTATAAAATTAAAAAAACTATTAAAAGATTAGATGGGAAAAGAATTACTATGTATAAAATAAATAAAATATAACTGTACAAAAAAATGGGACTTTTTAGTTGAGGAGTCCCAAAATTTTGTACAGTTATATTTTATAACATAGAATAGTAAATCACAAGGCTTTAGCCGAAGTGATGCGGTAGCTATTACTAACGCCTTCACTTCGTTCAGTTGTTATCCTCAGCTAAAGCTTCGGATTTACTATTTTTAATTTAATACATATGGGTTAAAAACCCCTTCATATGGTGACATATGGTAGCAAACCTAGAATATGCTAAAAGTTAATACAATTAGCAGAGATAGCTCATTTGAGAAGCTCTGGTGACTAATAATAGGCATCTTATATTGTAAGATGATGATGTCACTAAAAATATTAAACTACAACGTGAAATTTGTGGGATAATTACTCACCATTTCAGAACTGGAAGAAAGCACATGTCGTGAGATAGCAGTAAGTCTTTCTTCCTTTTAAATAAATACTAAAAGGGAGATTTGATAAAATGAATGGTGAAAAACTTATAGAAAATAAAGAATTAAGAGATAGAAATATAGATAGAGTAGATGTATTGGAACATGTGAAAGAGATATTAACTTTAGCAAATACAGATTTTAGTACAGTAGAACTTGTTTCTGAGTATTATGAAGTTAAAGAAGCTACAGTTCAAGAATGCATAAGATTAAACAAAGAGGAGCTAAAGAATGATGGACTAAAAAAATATAAGAAAAATGAGATAATATCTATATTTGAACGAAATCCAATTAATTTGGAAAACGTAAAAAATGAAAGAACAAAATCAATAGTAACATTTAAAAACAATGAAAGTGTATCTATAAATAATACAGGATTAATATTAATACCAAAAAGAGCAATTCTCAGAATAGGTATGTTACTTAGAGATTCAGAAGTTGCTAAAGAAGTTAGAACTAGATTACTAGATATTATACACGATGCAGAAGAACAAACTGAAATTGTAAATGATGTAATAGAAGAAATTAGAACTGAACAAAATATAAAAGAAGATATGCTTGAAGCGATAATTTCTGGCGACCATAATAAATTATCTGTACTACAGACAGAATTAATAGGGTTGAAGAATAAAAGAATATCTCATTTAGAAGATATTATAACTAATTCAGTCACTATAACAGAAAGTAAAGCTATTATTAATAAATGTGTTAGGACAATAGCAGTTAAAAAATTTAATTGTATGTTTGGTAAAGCATGGGATGAATTTTATAGATTTATTAACTATAAACTTGGCATTAATGTTAGAAATCGAAAAGGTAAAGGATTAGCTAGATTTTCAGATGAAGAAATCTTAAAGATGGAGAAGATAGCGAAAAGCTGGTTAGAGGAAAATGATATAGATTTTAAATTGGTAATATAATTTAAATTTGTTTTCAAAAGGGATATAGCTCAGGTGGTTAGAGCATTCGGTTTATACCCGAAAGGTCATAGGTTCGACTCCTATTATTCCTACCAAATATGGAGAGGTACTCAAGTGGTAAAGAGGATAGTTTGCTAAACTATTAGGTCAATTAATTTGATACGAGGGTTCAAATCCCTTCCTCTCTTCCAATAAAAAAAGTTTGTTATTTTTAAATAATATCTTAATTAAAAGGGAGATGTTTTTATGGTTAAATATAATGTTCATAAAGCTTTAGCAGAAAAGAAGTTATTAGAAGATAAGATAGATAGATGCATTAGTAATTTTAAAATTGTAGGTACTAAAAAAGGCTCTGATAAAAATGTATATGAAACAAAAACAAGTGTAGAAGATTTTAATGTAGAAGTTTCAAGTAAATACCAACAAATAGAAGATTTAATATATAATTATAATGCATTAGATAAAGCAATTAATATCTCTAATGCTGTAACAAATGTTCAAATTGGTAATAAAAATTATACAGTTTTAGAAGCAATAAAAAGAAAAAATAGTATAGAATTAGATAAATCCTTGTTGAGACAAATGGTTAGTAACTATGATTGTATGATGTCTGAAGTAAATCGTAGAAATGAAGAAGTACAAAGAAATACAGATAAAATGTTTGAGGAAAAAGAAAAAAGTGAAGATGGAGCAAAATTTATTTCATTTTATAAAAAACAACAAGAATGGTCTTTAGTAGACCCTTTAAAAGTAAGAGAGAAAATAGAAAAGTTAAGGGATGAAATAGAAGAATTTGAAAAAGAAGTTGATTTTGCATTGAGTACATCAAATGCACTTACAATTATAGATGTAGATTTAAAATAGTCCTTAATTGGACTATTTTTTAATTTGCAGGTTAGGTGAATAACATAAATTATAAGTTCCCATTGATTTTGGGTTAAAAATCAAACTGCTTATATAAAAAGTGATGGGTACATACAAACGAAACGATTGTACTGTATAAAAGAGAACAATGGATATAAAGCTTAAAGTTAAAAATTCAAATGTAAAATCTCAAGGATAAAAGATTAAATTATTAAAATAGTAAAAATAAAATAAAAAAGTTATAGAAAATCCTTGATAAATGCTAAATGCGTTAACTTATATTAGCTATTGTTAGCTACAAGGCTGCCTAATTTGCAAATAAATATATTCCCAGTAGAGTTAATAAAATTATAAAAAAGGTGAGAGTACATGAAAAATAATAAAGGAACAGTATTAGAAAAATGTGAAATAATAAAACAAGAAAATAATACATATAAAATTATAGAACATTTGAAAGATGGAGACCATGAAGTATTACTTAGTGATGTTTTGGATAAGTATACTGGTGATACAGATTTAAACATAACGATAAGATTAAGTGAAACAATAGTCCAATAAATCAATATTGGACTATTTATTTTTTACTTAATACATTGATAATGATATTTATGTGATAAATAGGGAGATATTAAATATGGAAGACATATTGAAGAAAAAAGAAGATGAGTCACTAGTTGACTATAGGATTAGAATACGATTGGCAAAGGTTAATAAAGAGATAGATTTGGATTGGGGAGAGATAGTTGAACTATTAGGGTTAGAATGTTCTCCAGACCATTGTAGGAAGGTTTCTTATGGGTTGAAAGAGGCTTTTGATTATCTTAATTCTAAGATACAGAATAATTCTACCCAAGAAGAGGTTGATAAAATAAATGAGAAAATATTAGAGTTGAAAAAGATAAAGGTACAGTTATCTGATGAAAGGTCGTTAGTAAATAAGAAAATAAGAGAATATTCAAGGATAGATAATATAATTGATTTATTTAATAATAAAATAGATGATATATCACTTCATAAGCCGTTTCTAAGTGATTCTAGTTACAAATGCTATGAATCTTCAAATCAAGAGGCTATTATGCTAATTTCAGACATACATTATGGATTAGAGACTATTAATGCATTTAATAGATATAATTCAGAAATATTCAAGATAAGGCTACAATATTTAAAAGATAAAATTATTGAATATAGTAAGTTACATAGGGTTAAGAGACTACATGTAATGCTACTTGGAGATTTAATCTCTGGCCACATACATAATTCTATAAGATTAGAAAATAGAGAAAATATAGTTGAACAAATTATAGAAGTATCTGAAATACTTAGTGAATTTATATATGAATTATCTAAAGAAATTGATAAAATCATTGTTTATTCAGCAGGTGGAAACCATGATAGGATTCTTCCTGGAAAAGATGAAAATTTAGATAAAGATAATTTTACACTATTAATAGATGAATATATAAAGCTAAGAATTAAAAGTTTAGATAATGTAATATTTCAAGAAAATATATATGATAATGACATAATAGTAGCTAAAATATGTGGAAATACATGTTTCGCAGTACATGGAGATAAAGATAAAATGTCTACAGCAATTCCTAAATTAACCTCTCTTATAAAATTAATTCCTGATTATATTTTCATGGCTCATCTACACAATTGTAAAGAAGATAGTTATGGAGAAAGTGAAATTATTGTAAATGGAAGTTTTTCTGGAACAGATACATATGCTAAGAATCTAAGATTAAGTTCATATGCAATGCAAAAATTAATGATATTTAATGATGATGGAAGATTATGTACTTATAATATTAAGCTTAAATAGAGCTAATTATTAAAGGACTAATACGATAATATTCCATCATTATGATATGGTATTAGTCCTTTAATGGGCTAAATTCAATCTCCCTTCTGAGGTCGGTTTCATGCTGACCTCTCTTTTTTCATCTCAAAAGGAGAGTGATAAAATGGCTAGAAAAGGTAAAATTAAATGTTCTTGTTGTGGAGAAGAAAAGTCAGCAGCAAGAGATTTTTATAGTAGCTCTAGTAAATTACATAAGAGCTTGAGTACTTTTCCTATGTGTAAAAATTGTATTGAAGAATTATATGATGAGTTAGTTTACAGGTATGCTGGGGATAAAAAAATAGCAGCAAAGAGACTATTTGTAATGTTAGATGTTTATTATGATGAAGACTTATATAATGCATGTATTAACAAGGAAAACAAAGGAAAATCTAAATGGTTAGGCGAGTACATGAAAACTAAAGCAAATGCTAGATATGTGAGTAAATCAAGTCTTGATAATATTAATTCAAAAAATCCAGTTGAAGATGATATTGATTCTGATTTTAAATTAAATGAAATAAAAATAAATAATGATATGGTCGAAAGATGGGGAGCAGGACTAAGAAAAGAAGATTATATGTTTTTAGAAAATAAATTTAATGAGTTTTCTATGGCATATCAATGTAAAAGACCTGCTGAAAAAATGTTGTTAGAACAAATTTCTAAATGTTTATTAAAGAGCGATGAAGCACTAAGAAATGGTGATGCTACAGGGTTTGAAAAAATGAATACCTTAATATCAAAACTTATGAATGATGCAAATATAAAACCTATTCAAGAAGCCAGTTTAGCAGAAAATGAAACGATTACATGGGGTACATGGATTGATAAAATAGAAAATTACAGACCTATAGGAGAGCCTTCAGAACAATTCAAAGATGTAGATAAAATAAAAACATATATTAATAAGTGGTTTATAGGACAAATGAGAAAAGTATTCGATTTAGCTAGTGAGGATAATCCAAATGATGACCAAGACTAGAAAGCTAAATAATAACGAAATTAACTCAGATAAAAATAAAGCTCTTGAAGAAGGAATAATTGAATGGACTAAGTTCTATAGAGAAAATCCACATAGATTTTGTATTGATTATTTTGGTCTTAATTTATATTTAGTTCAAATTATTCTTATATATATGTTTGATAAATGTAATTATGCGATGCTTATATGTGCCAGAGGGTTTGCAAAGAGCTGGATTGCTGCTGTATATGCATGTTGTAGAGCTGTTTTATATCCAAATTCTAAAATTGGTATAGCTGCATTTACTAAATCACAAGCAGAACTTATTATAAGAGAAAAGATAGAAAAAGAATTAGTAAAACAATCTCCTATGTTAGCTAGAGAGATTAAAAAGATAGAATATAATAATAAATTTTCTAAAGTAACATTTCATAATGGAAGCACTATAGAAGCTATAGTCTCAAATGAGCAATCAAGAGGTTTCCGTTTCAATATTCTTATTGTAGATGAGTTTAGATTGGTAAAAAAAGAAATACAAGATAGGATTCTTAAGCCATTTCTAAATGTAAGTAGAAATCTAAAGTTTAAAAAAGATGGAAAATATGAAGATTACCCTCCGGAGCCTAATAAAGAATTATATTTAAGTAGTGCATGGTTTAGGATGCATGAAGCATATGACAAATTTAAATTGTATGTGAAAGATATGGTAGATGGTAGAGATAAATTTGTACTTAATTGTAATTATAAACTTTCTCTTCATCATGGAATATTAGATAAAGAAAGAGCAGATGAAATGAAAAGAGAAATGGATGCTGTTTCTTGGATTATGGAGATGGAATCACTTTTCTTTGGGGAAAATGAAGATGCTATATTTAAATCATCTTATGTGAATCCATGTAGAACATTAAAAAATCCATTTTATCCTCCAACAGATTTAGAAATATTATCTGCTAAAAATGGAAAAGTTAAGTGTAATTTACAAAAAAGAAAAGGTGAATTGAGGATAATTTCTGCTGACATTGCTGTTGCAGAAGGAGACAATAATGATAACTCAGTGTATACATGTTGGAGATTATTGCCTGAAAAAGATTATTATGAAAGAATGGTTGTTCATATAGAATCTCATAATGGTATGAAGCCAGACAAACAAGCAATAAGATTAAAACAATTATTCTTTGATTTCGAAGCAGATTTCTTAGTTATAGATACTCAAGGGGTAGGCCAAAGTGTTTTATCTGATTTACTTAGGGTTAATTATGATGATGCTAGAAATAAAGAATATAATGCGTTTTCTCATGCTAATACAAATCATTTACATAATAATTTTATTACAAAAGAGAATTATCCAGTTATATTTGAGATTAAGGCATATGGACAAATAAATCATGATTGTATAATTGGCTTACTTGATGTATTTCTAAAAAATAGAATAAAGTTACCTATAAATGATGTAGAAGCTAATGACATGTTAAGTAGTACATCTGGATATGCAAAGAAAAATTATACAGACCAAGCGAGAATGATATTACCATACAAACAAACTACACTACTTGTAAACGAATTAATAAACTTAGAAACTGTTAAAAATGATGGTCAAAAGTGGCTTAAGGTCAAAGAAAAGGGAAAAGCAAGAAAAGATAGATATTCTTCTTTAGCATATGGAAATTATCTAGCAAATTTACTAGATGGAGAATTAAAAAAAAGAAATAGTAAGAACAGTGGACAAATAATTTCATTCTGGTCAGGAGGTGGAAACCATAATAGAACTCAAAGAAGATAAAAAAGATTATACTTTAGACCAAATAAAGTACTTAAATGAACAATTAAGACAAAGAAATTATGCAATGATAGAAAATACTATAAATCTATCAAATGAAATGTATAAAATAAGAAATATAAGTAGAGACCAAGTAAGAAAAGCTATGACAGACCCTTACAAAAACGTAGAATTACTACAAAAGGTAAGTCTTTTGCTTAAAGAAACATCCGGTACATATAAAAGAATTCTAAATATGATTTCAACCATGAATACATTTGACCATTATATTATACCAATAAATATTTCTAAATTTAAAGATAAAAATGATTATGTCAACTCTTTTTTTAAGTCAGCTGCACTTCTAAAAAAATATCAACTTAAACATATTTGTCCTTGGATAACTGAAAAAGTGTTAGAACAAGGAGAAATATATCTATATAAAATTGAAGATTCAAAATGCATAATGATGCAACAAATACCAGCCTCTTATTGTACAATAACATCTAAAGTAAATGGAGTATTAAGGTATGGAATTGATTTACGGAAAATAAATAAAAAGACTCTATCAGCATTTCCAGTAGAAGTTCAAGAAGCATATAAAAAATTGAATGATGGAAGATTAAAAAAAGAAGACTTAATAGAAAATAAGTATTATGAATTAAGTGATAATGCTGTGGCATTTAATATAGATATTGATTCGACAAAAGGAATACCATTTTTTAGTTTTTTATTTGATGATATCCTGGAACTCGAAGATATGAAAGATTTAAAGGGTTCTAATGCTATCATTGAAAGCATTAAGTTAATACATGGGAAAGTTCCTTATGGTAAAAATGATGAGCCATTAGTTGCTTTTGATTTATTAAGTGCATACTACCATGATATAAAATCAAACTTACCAGCTGGTACATCTGTAGCAGTTACTCCACTAGATATGGAAGGAATTAATCTAAGTGATGGAAAATCAAAGATTAATGATTATGTTAAAGAAGCAAAAGAATTTATATTTGATAATGCTGGAATTAATACAGCTCTTTTTAACTCAGATAAAATAAATACAGAATCAATTGCAGATGGTGTTATAGCAGATAGTTTAATACCTATGAGGATTCAAAATGAAATAGAGACATGGATAAATTATGAACTAAATAAAAAGAACTCATCAAAAGCATTCCAACTTTACTTTGTTGGTACAACTCATTTTAACCAATCTAAAATATCACAACAACTTAGAGAAAATATAAATAGTGTAGGAGATAGTAGAACAGTATATTTAGCTAGTACTGGAAAAGAGCCAATTGAAATTGCTAATTTATATAAGGCAGAACAATTAATGGAAATAGATGATTTATTACCAGTTAAACAGGCTTCATATACATTTTCAAATAATGATGTTGGAAGACCTACTAATGAAGACAAAGGTGATGGTGGTACAAATGGAAATAAAGCAGATAGAAAAGATGAAAACAAATAATAAAAGGTTTATTATTGCATTTACAAGTGATAAAAAAGACGAATTAATGAAAAAAGGATTTGCTTTTATTAACAAAAATAAATATGGAGAAGAATCATTTTATTTATTTGAAAATAAGCCTGATGAGATACTTAATTTTAGTAAGGAAGATTTTAAAGATATAGGTTTTAGCGATGTAATGTTTGTTTAAGGAGGTGAGAGATTGAAAGTAGTTAGTATTCCATGTGGATTTGAGACATTTTCTAATGAAGAGGATGATAGAAAATTAAATGTAAAATTAAAGATTTTACATGAAGGTAAAAATTTAAATAAAACTAAGTTTAATTTGTCAACTATAAATGAAGCAGAATCAACTTTATCAGATATACCAATACTTGGATATATAAAATATGATGAAGAACAAAATGTGGTAGATTTTGATGAGCATAATATGATAACTAAAGTTGTAAAGGATGATAATGGTTATTCTATAGAGTATAAATTCTTAGAAAGACCACTTGGTGTGATTCCAAATAATACAGAGATAACTTATACAGAAGAAGATGGAAAGACATATTTAAACTGTACAGGACTTATTTGGAAGCATTATTCTAATTCAGCATATCAATTATTGACAGAGTCAAAGTCAAAAAGTGTAAGTATGGAAATAGCAGTTGAAGATGGAGCGCTTGATAAAGCTGATGGTTATTATAATATTAAAAAATTTAGTTTTTTAGGAATTACTATTTTAGGAGATGATGTTGCTCCTGGAATTGAAGGGGCATCTATAAATACATATAGTAATTTTTCAAAATATAAAAAGGCAATCTATGATATTTACAAAGAAATGTATTCATTTAAAGGGAAGGAGGAAAATGTATTGGATAAAAAGAAAAATGATTTATTATCAATAGAAGAGATAGATACTTCTATTAATAGTCAATTAAAAAATAAGATGGTTGAGGTTGAAGACCCTTACTGGGGAGGTAAATACACAGCTAGAGAATATTATTTAAGAACTATTCTCCCTGAAGAAAAAATAGCTATATTAGAAGACAATATAAATTATTGTAATTATTATGGTGTACCATATTCTATAGATGGAGATGATGTTTTTTTAGATTATGAAAACAGAAAATCATATATAGAAGAATGGAGAGAGAAAAAAGAAGGAGAAGTTATAGAAACTTTTTCTAAAGAAGATACTTTAAAAGAATTAGTCCTTGAAAAGTTTAATGAAAAAGAGATTGAAATAAAAAATCTGACTGAAGAGTTGGAAAGTTTAAGAAAATTTAAGGCTGACAAAGAAATGGAAGAATATAAAGTAGAAGTTTCTAGTGTTATCTCAGAATTTAATTCTTTAACAGAAGAGGAAGTTAAGACTTTTAAAGAATCTGCTATAAAGAAAGAGATATCTTTAGAAGATTTAAGAAAAGAGTTGAGTTTACTTGATTATGCTAAGTTAAAAGAAAACACAAAGAAATTTAATTCTGATAAGGGACTTATAGTTGAAGAAGCAAAAATAAATTTTTCATCTACATTAGAAGATGAAAATAAAAATACAAAATCATATGAACAAATATTAAGAAAACACTCAAATAAGTAGTGTTTATTTTTATGAAAAAAATAAAAAAGGAGATATAAAAATGGCAGATAAAGCGATATTAAATTGTGATATAGACAAGTACCCAGACGTTGTAACAGCAAAAAATGGAAGTGATGTATTAGAAAATGGTGCAATAGTTGCATTAGGTGGCTTAGTCGATTCAGAGCTAGGAAACGATTGTTATAAAATAGAAAAATTATCAGAAGGATGTAGATTTGGAATTTTAGATAGTGTTGCACTTCAATATGATGAAAGATTGGATGAAAGAGATTATGAATTAAAAGCAAGTGAAATAGATAGAGTTAGATTACCTCATAAGGGATTATGTATGACATTAGCTAAAAAACATTTTGATGGTGTAGTAGCTGTTGGTGATGAATTGGAACTTAAGGCAGATACCTATAAGTTGACAAAAAAAACTACAGGTTTAGTAGTTGCAAGAGTTGAAGAGTTATATAACTTTAATGGACAAGATTCTGTATATGTATCTTTTATGTAATAACAAGTAGATGAACTGGAAACAGTTCTTTTTTTATGCAAAAAATGACTAATGAAAGGTGGAAAAAAGATGGCTATAGATATAATAGCATTAAAAGATTTATCAAATGATATATTAAATAGAAAAGTAAAAAATTATGCTCAATGTGAAGATGCATTAAGAAAAGAAATAATAGATATATGTGGAGGTAAGTGGGGACAATATACGTTCTTTGAAAATAAATATAAGATATTCCAGATATTATCTGAAACAATAACTGATAAAGTAAATAGATTAACTGAAGAAGCATTTTCAGATTTTTGTGATGTAGAAAACTTTGATTTAGGAAATAAAAAAGAATTTACAGTTAAAAATACTGATTTATTAAGAATTGCAAATATAGCTGAAGGTAAAAACAGTACAAGAAGACAAAGATTATTAGGAAAAAAAGTTCCTACATCTGCATTTAAATTAGCAATAGCTATATATGAAGAATTTGATAGATTTATAACTGGAAGAATAGATTGGTCTGAAATGGTAGACAGAGTATCTTCTACATTCCAACATCATATAGCAGAGGCAATAGCATCTACTATGGAAGGAGCTTATACATCTGTACATACTAATTTAAAAACTAGTGCTGCTTATTCAGATAGAGACTTAAAGAAAATAGTTAACAAAGTCAAAGGTGCTACTGGACAATCTGTAGCTATATATGGAACTCCAGAGGCAGTAGGAAATATAGAAGGTGTTGGAGCTGACTTAGATAAAGACGACAAGAGAAACTTTGGATATGTTAAAAATTTTAGTGGAACACCTGTAATAGAATTACCTAATTATTATGATGTTGAGAGAGATAAATGGGCATTAAGCAATAATATTTTATATGTTATACCAAATGATGAGAAGATAATTAAATTAGGTTTTGAAGGTGACACATTGATAATAGAAAATACTGATGGAACAGTTAGAGATGACCAACAAATAGAGATGTTTATGTCAAGAAAAATGCACCTAGGTGTTGTTGTGGCTTCTAAGTTTGGAATGTATAAAATACAATAATATTATTTAGAAGGGAGATTAAAAATGGCTGGAAAAGCAAAAAAAGAAGTTTTAAATGAAATTGAACAAATTAATGAAAATAAAATATTGCAAAAGAAGAGTTCAAGAAAAACATATAAACAATTGAGAAGTGAATTAAGGAAGCTTAAAGATGAAATAGAAGTTGAGATAATGAACTTAGATACTGGTACTGTTCTTTATAGAGATAGAGATGAAAGACTAATATTTGAAATGAATAAAGCTGGAGAAAAAACATTTATATTATTGTCTGATTTATATGAGATATCAAATAAACATAGAGGGTATTTTGAAAACTATCTTATAACTATAATTGATGTTGATAGTGATGATTATACTGTTGAAGATATATTAGAATATTTAAACTTAAAGGATATGTATGAGTATTTAGATGAATATGATTTAGACTATATAAATCATATATTATTAAAATTAGATAATGATAAGTTTGTTAATCTAGTAGAAAAAGCTAATTATGGTTTGATAGAGTGCCTAGGTTCAAGGGTAATCGAATTATATAAAAAAGGTAAATTTGATTCTCACTATAAGGAACGTTTAATAGCTACTAGACTAGGTTTACAAAGCTTATTTGAGGACTAGGGTGGTGTTATACATCACCTATTTTGTTGAAAGAGTGGTGATGATATGGCTACACCAGTAAAAGATATATATAAACAATTTCTTTCTTTAATAAATGATGAGGAGATGTTGTTACTTGAAGAAGAAATAATTGAAGAAATGATGTATTCATATCTTCAAAAAGCTATATTTGATTTTTACGAATGTAGAAAAGAATTATCCATAATAGGACAGGAAGAATTATGTATTACAATTCCAATTGGCCAATCAGAATTTATTATTGAATATAATAATCAATTTGCAGAAATAAAACTAATAGGAAAATACACAGATAAAGAATATGAAATCAATAAAGATTATACTATAAAGTATAAAGAGGAAGACTGTACAATAATCTTTGAAACAGAAACAGAGGAAGAAATCTTATTTAAGAGTAAATATCTAGGAGAAATAATTTCAGACCTTGATTTAGATGAAATAATTATATTAGCTTATGGAATGATGATTTGGTGGCTTCAACCTAAGATTCTTAGAGAAGAAAATTTAAAGCAGATGTTAACAGATTCAGACTATAATACTAAGTCTGGTGCTAATATGTTAGCAAAACTTTGTTCATTAGAAATTCAGATTAGAGAGCAACTTGCCAAATATAAGACAAGGTATTCATACAAAGGGTTTAAAGGTTGGGATAAAATTGAGTAGTTATATTAATAATTTTAAAAAAAGAATTGGACTAGGATGTTCAACACCTAAAAAAAAAAGAATATTACAACTAAGATTAAGTTTTAAGAAATATTTAAAAGAAACACCAACCTGTATTGAAGTTCCTATAACTGATATAGATGAAATTTGTATAACCGAAGATACTAAAAAAGCTGTAGTTTCAATTAATGATATAACTAATAATGATAAAAGAGCTTTAGATGAAAAAAATCTATTAGTTGAATCTGATTTAAATGTAGATGTGGGTTGCTATCTTTTCTATGATAATTGTTATTGGCTAACTATATTTAAAGAACATAAAGAAATGGATACATATAAACATTTCATAATAAAAAGATGCAATCAATTCTTTAATTATAAATATAAAGGTCAGATGTATAAAATCCCTATAGCTGTTGAAAATTTAACCTTATATTCTGATGGTATGGCAGATAATAAATATACTTCTATCTCAGATACAAAAAGACAACTTTATTTTGGAAGTAATCCTGTCACTAAAACTATAGATATTGACACTAGAATAATGTTAACTGGTAAAACTGTATTTAGAGTTACTAGTATTAATGACTTTGAGTATAATGGCAGAGAAACAGGAGCAGATGGTCTTATTAAAGCTATTTGTTTACAAGATGCATTGATTTCAAAAGATGATACAGTAAATAATATAGCTTGGAATGATCTATCTGAAAATGATAGTGTAATTATTCCTTTCAGTAAGATTATAGGGGATGGATTTATTAATCTAGGTGAAGAAAATGAATACAGAATAGACCATTCTCAAGGAGTTAAATGGCTCTTAGACAAGCAATACAGATATTGTGATATAATTTATCAAGATGAGAAAAGATGTGTCATACAGGCTAATACATTGGCTAAGTATTCTGGCTTAGAAGCCTTGCTATTGGCTAAAGATAAAGATACAAATGAAATAATAGATACTAAAAAAATAACACTAAGGGGGTAGATATATGGGTCTATATGGCTTTCCCTAACAAGATGATAAGTAATATAGGAACAACTCTAATGTCAAATCAAGACTTCGCTAAATTTATGATTTATAATAATGAATCACAAAAAGATATTTTATCCATGCCTGATATAAAAAATCCAGTTAAAGAGCTTAGAAACAAGAAAGTGTTTTTTAATAGAAGAGTAGAAAAAGTATTAAAAGAAGCAGATGTTTCTGTTTACATAACATTATTTAAATATAATCTTTATAAAGATAGAAGTAGAATAATAAAAACTACTAATATTGAAATTGGTGTAGTATGCCATGATGAATGCCAAGATACTTTTAATGGACTAAGAGATGCCGCATTAGTATGTTGTATAGTGGACACAATCACTGAAAATGAGGAGATAGCAGGTATAGGAAAAATAAAATTAGAGAGCTGTTCCCCCATGTTTAATTTAGATACAAGTTATAATGGATTTAGCATAGTTGTATCATCTGAAAGTTTTGGTGATATGTAATGTTGGAAAATTATTATATTACAGGATTACCAATTAAGCTAAGTGAAATATTAGGAACTGTATATCAACCTACTATTGAAGAACTTATTAAACTGGATATAGCTAATTTAGAGATAGTTAACCCTTTTTTAATACTTGAGAAGAATTACTCTCAGCTATGTAATAATGAATTTTTTAACTTGAAATATAAATATGACGCTATACCTATTTTAGATTTAAATATGTCAGAATCAGATAAAGATTCTTCAAAAAAAACTGAATTACTTAGTGATAAGATAAAAAAATCTTTATCTATATTATATAAAACCGATATTGAAAATATTGAATATATGAATAATATTAAAATCGGTATTTTAATTAAATTTGATGATAAAAAGAAAAATGCTTTTATAAGTAGAGAAGATTTTGGACTAGTATCAGATTTAATTTTGGAAATGTTTTATATTGATAAAAAGAATTTATTTAAAGATGAGGAAGATAAGTGGATTGAAAATACTGGCTCTGAAAGAGAAAAACAGTTGATTGCACACTTTAAAGAGAAGGAAAGAAAGAAAAGAGAAAAAGAAGCATATCACTTATGTGATTATATAAATGTAGTTCAAAACATAGATAGATATGTACCAATAGATGTTATTCTAAAAATGACTTATTGGCAATTAATTAATGCTTATAAGACTAAGATACAATTTAAAAATTATGATGAAAGTTTAGGCTTTGCAATGTCTTTTAAATATCAAGTTGAGGCAGACAAGATTAAACATTGGTCTAAAGAAATAAAAATACAAACTAGCACTGTTAAATAACAGTGTTATTTTTTATGCAAAAAATGAGAGGATGATGAAATAATGAGATTTGCAATAAAAGATGCAAGTAATATAATAGTAAAAAATAAAACAACTGGAGAACCACTTTTTTATACAGCAGATTTAAATGCTTTTAATTTCAAATTAGATTCAGAAAGCATGTACGCAAAAGCTAAAGGTGCAAACACAATAGCATTTGATGGAGCTATAACAGCAAGTTTAGCACTTGAACAAGAGGTAATACAAATGCCACAACTAGCAATGTTATTAGCTTCTGATATGGTTGAAGAATCTGCTAAGGTTGGTAAAAGAAAATTACTAACTTCTGATGGTACTAAGAAAGTTACTTTAGAAAATGTAAAACCAGTTACTAATAGTATATCTGCATATAGTGTTGAAAAAGATGGTATATCTTTAGTTAAGAAATTACAGTTTACTTCAACTGTAACAGGCTCTAACACAGAAATAACAATATCTACAGCTGATTTTAATGCAGGAGATAAAGTAGCAGTGTTTTACTTAGAGGAATTACCAAAGGCAAAAGTTATAAAAATAAAAGAAGAGTCTACTGCTCCAAACTATGTAATAGAAGCAGATGTTATGGCTAAAACTGCTGATGGTGAATATATGGTCTTATATATGACTATACCAAATGCAAAGGCACAAAGAAGTATAGAATTAAATCTTACTGCTGAGAATCCATCTGGATTTAATATGACACTAGATGTTTTGCCAGATGAAAATAAAGAATATGTAGTATTCGCTTTTGTTGGAGATGAAGATGTTAGCCCTGTTAGAATGGCTTCTATGTTAGGTGCTGAATTAATAGACGAAAAGGATGTTAAATCTAAGAAATAGTGAATTTCCCTACTCAAAAGAGTAGGGTTTATTTTTTTTACGTTTAAATCTGGTTTTAATCGGATTTGAACTTAAAAAATGAAAGAAGGTGATAAAGTGGTATTTTTAGATGATAAGTTTTTATTTGATAATATTTCAAGTGAATCCATGAACATTAAATTAGTTACTTTAGGTGATGATGAAATACTAAATGAATATGGATTGCCCTACGAAGAAGCGATTAAATCTGATAGTACTTTTAATAAAAATCCTTGTTACTCAGAGGATGAAACTACTATTGAACCTATAACACTACAATTCTGTTTGTGTAGCGAACATGGGGAGGCTTACGAATGGGATGACTATACGCTAGAAAACATATGTAATTGGTTTTGGCAGAGAGAATTTAAACCTTTTATCAGTTATGACAATATAGAAGAAATATACTATCTCAAAGCGAGAAAGATAATAAAAAGATATACAAAAGATAAAAAAGGTGTGTTAGAAATAGAGTTTCAACCATATACAAATTATGCTTATAGAAGCTTTCAAAAAGTCATAACAGTCAAAGATACAAGGGAAATTAAACTAAATAATGTATCTAATGTAGATGAAGAATATGCTCCAGTAATTGATATTGAATGTCTAAAAGATGGAGATATAACTATTAGAAATTCTACTATCAGTGATAATGAAGAAGATAGTTTAGTTATAAGTGGATTAGAATTAAATGAAAAAATAACAATAGATAATTTATACTATACTGTTTTAAATAGTTCTGGTGAGAATAGGTTTAATATTGTTAATAGAAAGTGGATTAGGTTAAGAAGAGGTGTAAATATATTGAAGTTTACTGGAAACTGTAAAGTTTCTATTAAGTGTAAATATCCAATAATAAAATAAGGGAGAGGTAAACATGAATAAAATACAAGTAGATAAATTAATACAAGATGAAGTTAGGGCTATAATACCAATTATAGATGAGAATGGTAAAGAGGAATATATAGAAGTTAGAAATCCTGATAAGGAGACTAAAGAAGAAATATTAAATAAAATATGGATTGGTATGGAGAATCCTGATTTAGCATTGTCTCAAGAAGATATTCTTAAAATGTTGATTGATAAATTGACTAATATAGAGTTAAATATTGAAATAGAAGATGTGATAGATGGTAATATATCTAGTGAGTTAGAAACTACGATGTATTACATAGGTCAAATAGAAAATGAATTAACTGCATCTTTATTAATGAATACTGAGGTTAAGTTAGGTCAGATGAAGAATGAGATATTACAGGATAGAGTTTTAAAAGAAACTGAAGAAATTGAAAAGATGAATAATATTAAAGATAAGGTAGTGAATTAGATGGAATTTAAATCATTAGATGAACTAGTTGCCTATACAAAAAATAAGATTGCTGCATCTATGCCAGAAGTTGGAAAAGAAATGAAAGAGATAGTAAAAGGAGAAGTGAACAAACAAGTTTATTCTAATTACGCTCCATCACTTTATGATAGGACTTATGAATTGCTTAATGCAATAGATGTGTCTGAAATAACATCAAATTCTGTAGCTACAGAAATTAAAGATAGTGGGAGTTGGTTTGATATATATAGCAAAGCACATGCTTTTCCAATGGAGCGATTTGAAAATGGAGGCGTGTGGGGACATGGAAGTACTAAATATAACCCTGTATTTAGACCTAGAACAAATATAATGGAGGAAAGTAATTCTAAGGCACAAGAGAGAGTACCTAAGTGTTTTAAATCAACTATGAATAGATTGGGAGTGCCAATAGAATAGTATAAAAGATTTCCTATGCACATTTTCTTAAAATAAATAAAATTTAAAAATATATTGTAAAAGATGAAAAAGTATGATACTATTTAAAAATAGAGAATTAATATGCTAATCATATTTTTAATGTATAAATTATTGTGTTGATTCCAACAACTAAATAAAATATAAAATAACAATTAAAAATATGAAAAGTATTGGTTAAATTTTATAAAAAGGGGGATGTGTATATGGAAAATGAAATGAAAGTAGAAGTCTTTAAAAATGAGCAGTTTGGTGAAATTAGAGTGTTAGAAAAAGGTGGAGAACCTTGGTTTTTGGGAAAAGATGTAGCTGAGATGTTAGGATATAAAAATCTTAGTGATGCTTTAAGAAAACATGTTGATGAAGATGATAAGATGCAAATCGCATTTTACGATTTGCAAAAACTGGGTTTTGGAGATATTGGAACAAAAGGAACTCCAATTATTAATGAAAGTGGATTATATAGTTTAATCTTAAGCTCTAAATTGGTAGAAGCTAAAAAGTTCAAAAGATGGGTGACAAATGAAGTATTACCCACAATAAGGAAACATGGAGCATATCTGACAGATGATAAGATAGAGGAAATACTATCAAATCCAGATACAATTATAAAACTGGCTACAGAACTAAAAGAAAAGAGAGAAAAAATCAAACAATTAGAATCAGAAGTTGTCCATAAAGAAGATGTGATAATAGGATTAGTTGAAGATATAAGTTTAGCAGAGAAAAGACAGAGAATTAATCAAATAGTTAAATACAAGGTAGAGCCTAAGAATTTCAGTAAAAGATGGAATTTATTATATGACGAATTTGAGAAAAAATATCATTTGATTTGAAGAGAAGAATTAATAATTGTGATATCAAACCTAAAATTAAGAATAAGATAGACTATATAGATAGAGAAATGAGTATGATTCCTCAATTGTACGAGATAGCATGTAAGCTGTTTGAAAATGATGTGGAAGAGTTGAAGAATGAATGGATTTCTGTTATAGAAGAAAAAGTTTGTTAGATTTATATGTGATAAATAGTCACTTCCAAAGTAGCATTGATAATTAAATAATACGACTAGAGAGATTAGTCTAATATCATTGTTATTCTAATCTCTTAAACTAAATAAAATTAAAAAGGAGATTGATATATGAATAATTTAATGGTGTTTGAAGGGAAAGAAGTTGAAGTATTTGAGTTTGAAGGAAAAATTTTATTTAATCCAAAGCATGTAGCTAAATGCTTGGAATTAAGTGAAAGTGCAACAAGAAATCATTTATCTAAAATGAATGGTAAACAAGCTATATTATTAAGAAATTCAGATGTCCTTATCTCGGACATCCGAAAATTAAATAATGCAGGAGAGAAATTTCTTACAGAAAGTGGAGTATTTAAGTTAATATTCACATCAAGAAAAGAAGAGGCTGAGAGATTTCAAGATTGGGTAACAGATGAGGTGTTGCCAACCATTCGTAAGCATGGTGGATACTTAACGGATTTAAAAATAGAAGAAATACTATCTAACCCAGACACCATAATTAAATTAGCAACTGACTTAAAGGAAGAGAGAGCGAAGAGAAAGAGTTTAGAAGAAACGAATAATAAACAACAACAAATAATAGGAGAACTCAAACCAAAGGCAGATTATACAGACTTAATACTTAGAAACAAAGGATTAGTAACTATAACTCAAATAGCGAAAGATTATGGCATGAGTGGTAAAGCTATGAATAAGAGGTTAAATGAATTGGGAATACAATTTAAGCAGAGTGGTCAATGGTTATTGTATAGCGATTACCAAGCTAAAGGATATACTCATTCGGAGACCATTGATATTGTAAGAGCTGATGGAACATCTGATATTAAAATGAATACTAAGTGGACTCAAAAAGGAAGATTAATGATATATAAGAAATTAAAATCTATTGGTATACTACCCGTTATAGAGCTTAGTGAAGTTTGCTAGGTAATGTCAAAATATATATTAATATTATTCTAATCTCTTTGAAGACAATAAATAAAAGGAGAATTAAAGAATCTTCATTGTGGGGGATTTAATTAAAAATAATAAATAATCGCCAACATTGGCGATTTTGAAAATATAGCATAAATATAATAAGATTAGTTGCTCTCATTTTATTAAAAAATATCTAAGGGTGGTTAATCTTATTATATTTGTAGAATAGAAAATATTATATACAAATTTATAAAAAACAAATAAAACGATAAAAAACAAAAATAAATAACATATTATTACATATTTTTCCATTTTAATTATTTTGAAAAAGTGTTAGAATTTGTATAACAAATAATAATTCCGGAAAGACTTGTTTGAACTTTATAGCAATATTGGAGGTATTATTATGTTTAAAATAATTATATGTGAAGATGAAGAAATTCAAAGAAAAATAATGTTTGAATATATAGAGATTTTCTTTAAAAAAGATATTGAATATGAAATTATTTGTTTTAATAATGGAGAAGAATTAATAAATAATTATATTAAAGCAGATATAATTTTTATGGACATAGGACTTAAAGGTATGAATGGCTTAGAAGCAGCAAAAGAAATAAGAAAAATAGATAAGGATATTGTTATAATATTTGCAACAGCTTTCGTATCGTATGCTACAGAAGGTTATGATGTTAGAGCTTTTAGCTATTTACTAAAACCTATAACATATAATTCTTTTGAAAAGATAATGTCAAAATATTTCATTGAAAAGTCTGAAGAAAAGAAATTAATAGAATTTAAAATAAAAGATGAAACAAAAGTAATAAAATTAGAAGAGATAATATGTATAGAGAGTTTAGGTAAATATGTAAAGATTCATACTAAGACTGAAAGTTTTTTTACTGCAATTAAAATTAAAAGGATTGAAGAGAAGCTTTCTAGTAAAATATTCTTTCGATGTCATAAAAGTTTTTTAATAAATTTATTAGAAGTTAGAAATTATAATAGGAAAGAAGTCATTTTAGGTGATAGAAAAATAAAAGCTACAATTTCTTATAGAAAATATAACAATTTTAAAAAGAGTCTCACTTCTTTTCTATGTGATAGATTTTGAATAAAATAAATTATTTATAATTATAAAATGAATAAAATTATTCTTGAAATTGCGTTTATACCGTTTTCCTATGCGTTCATTCCTTTTCACTTGATTTTCTACTGAAAAGAAATTATTATATAATTAAAAGATACGTATCCTATTTAAAAGAGAAGCTTATCAAAAATAAATTATTAAAGATAAGTTTCGAGATTATTTAGTATTTTTAAGTACATTTTATAGGGGGATGACGTATATGGAAAATTTTAAAAAAGATTTTGTGAAAAGTATGGGTATAATTAAATCATCTGAAATATTTCAAGGAAATATATTAGAGAAGAATGAGCAAAGACTTGAGATGATTGAATATACGAAGCGAGATATTAATTTACTGACTAAAATTAAACATCTTTTTGAAAATATAAATGAATGTAATTTACAAGATGCACAATATATAATAGAAAATGAATTGTTTTATGAAAGAGTTTCAATTAATACAATAAATAAATATATAAATAAATTTGGTGATATAAATGATTTTAAATATGCATATAGATTGAAAGCAAAAAACGGGTTTAGGAGGACTATGGATTATTTAGTTAGAAAAAAGCATTAAGATAATTAAATTTGTATATATTAGAGGCAATCTAAATTGATTGTCTTTTTTTATTAAATAATTTATGTTGCAGTTATTCCAATGATGACAGAGGTATGACAAGGATAATTATGTTTATATATTAGAAATAAAAATAAGCATCTCTAGTTGTTGAGATACTTATCTTAGATTGTTTTTATCTTGTATTAGTTTATCCACTAGATTGGAGATTAGGTCTAGGCAATCATCGTTTAGTAGGTCTATTTTACTAGATAGAGAAGGCTTGTCTTTTTTATTATTTAAATGTTCTTTTTTTATAAGGTCATCAAATTCATCAAATGGTAAAATGGCATTGTCGTCTATAAATCTTATTTTTTTAAAATGGTAAGGGGTTTGTTCTTTATTATTTTTATTACGTATTTTTAATATTTTATTTAAGTCTTTCAAAGGTATGGTTACTTCAAGTATATCTCTACAATTTTTCCTATTAGGATAATCTAAAATTTTGTCTAAATCTGACAATGCTTTTTCAGGATATCCAAGGAAAGTATAAAGATTTCCTCTTTCTAGTAGAGCATTTTTATATTTAGAATTTGTCTCTATCACTTTAGTATAGTCAGCAATTGCATTTTCATAATCTCCAAGTATAGCATACATAAAGGCTCTTTGATAATAAGATTCTAAAGCATGGTGAGGAGCTTCTATAATCTCTGATGTATAAAAATCTATTTTTTCTTTTATATAAGCATATTTCTCTTCTGTTAGAGGGATATCATTTCCATCTGTGATGTTTAACTCATGAATTTCATCAAGACTAAATTTATGAAGATTCATTATTATATCTGTGGAAGTATCCAAAGCTGTTGCTAATTTTTCAAGTATATCTAAATTTGGAACTCTTTCTTCTCTTTCATAGTTCCCTAATGCTACTCTTGATATCCCAGCTTTCTCAGCTAATTGTTCTTGAGTCATTCTTCTATCTTTTCTAAATGTTTTTATATTCTCTCCGATTCCCATAATATCAGCTCCTTTGTCATAAGTGTAACATAAATGACAACAAATGTATATATTTTGTTGACATTTTGATATGGTGCTATTATACTAAAATTAAGATAACAAAATATATACGAATGTTATCATGTGTTGTCTTGATTTTAGTATAATATTATTTTTAGGTTGATAGAGGTTTTGTTTGGAGATTGATAATATATGAAATTCCTCAAATTGATTAATTAAAAAAATAATTAGAAAAATCTGGATAATATATTGACTTTTTGGAACGCAAATAATATGATTATATTGTGGAACACAAAAAGTGAGGTGAAACAATGAGTTCTAAGATAGGAAGACCAAAAGTAGATAATCCTAAAAATGTTGATGTTAAAGTAAGGTTTGATGAAAATACTCATAAGAAATTGTTAGATTATTGTGAAAAAGAAAATATTACTAGAACAGAAGCAATAAGAAAAGGAGTAGATTTACTTTTGGAAAACAAATAAAAAGTAGCCCACATACCGACCAAAGTAACGATGGACTACTTTATACAAGAAGTTATCTTCTATGAAATATTCTATCATAGAGAGGTACTTCTTACAATCAATTTGGGGAGGATTTTGTATGATGAATAATTTACAAATATTTAAAAATAATGATTTTGGAGAAATAAGAACAATAGAGATAGATAATGAGGTTTGGTTTGTAGGCAAAGACGTAGCTATAGCATTAGGTTATGCTAATACAAGAGAAGCGTTGAAGACTCATATTGATAGTGAAGATATAGCTGATGTCGTAATTCACGACGGCAGCCAAAATAGAAACATGAAAATAACAAATGAAAGTGGATTGTATTCTTTGATATTTGGTAGTAAATTACCAACTGCTAAAAAATTTAAAAATTGGGTTACTAAAGAAGTCTTACCAAGTATAAGAAAAACTGGTTCATATGATATAAATAATTTAGAAGAAAGAGTAGCTCCAATGATATTTAATGGTATACTTGCTGGGATTAAACAAGTTGCAATAGAAAACGATAAGAAAATAGATACTAGATTTAATCAAATAGAAGATAAATTAGATAAGAAATATAAGAAACAAGATAAGCAATTTCAAGAAATGAAAAATATGATAGGATTCAAAGCTAAGAACACACGAATGTTGTCAAAATTGCTAAAGATAAAGCTATCGGAAATAAAAGGATATAATGTAAATGCTTATAACTATGATTATAGAACTGTAGTGACAAGATTATTTTCAATATATAATGTAACTAAGTGGGAAGATATACCAGTTACTAAATTCAATGAGGTTCATGCCATGATAGATGGAATAGAGAGTATGGATGATGTATATACTTGGAATCATTAGGATGGTGACTGTTTATGTGTATAATTAAAACAGTTTACAAATTTGATGGGGATATATTGCAAAGAAATGCTAAAAGAGTTCAGATGATAAGGGATATAAAAGGTAGTAGTAATTTGACGATTATAATTAAAAGATTTTTAGATAATGTAAAAGATTATAATTTTAAGAATGTGAGATACATAATAGAAAACGAGCTATTCTTTGAAAGGATTTCTGTCGATATGATATGTAGATATATGGATACATTGAATAAGTATGAAAATATAGAATGTATATTTGAAGAAGCTTATATATTAAAGGGAGAGAATGGATTTAGAAGGACTGTAGATTATTTGGTCAGACAAACATATTGATGTATAGGTTAAAAATATTAAGGCAGCTTATATAGCTGTCTTTTTTGTATAGAATAAAAAAGTTTATTATAACAGATAGTTATTATTTTATTAGTGTGTTACCAAGAATAAATTCCTTTTATCTAATATTTATTACAAATAATATATATATTTATCTAATGAATGATTTTATATTTTAGTGTAAATTGGTATATTTTACCATTTACACTTGATATAATAAAAAATATAAACTATTTAAATAGAATTAGGGGAATTGTATGGAAAAGTATCTTTTTAATCAAAAACTATTAAAAGAAAAATATAATATGGAAATAGACCTAGACTTATATGACTATAAACAAAGACGATTAATTTTAGAAAAATGGAGAGATATAATTGATAATAAATCTATTGATAAATTAAATGAAATTCAACTTAAGGAAATATTTGTATCGGATATTTTAAACAAAGTTCTTAGGTATAAAAGTCTTACGGACAATATAATGGATTATAATATAAAACCAGAAGAAAAAACTAAGATTGATGGAACAAGAGCTGATATTGTACTAGGCTATTTTTCTAATGAAGAAAGTGACTATAGAGTAGCAATAGAATTAAAAAAACCAACAACTAATTTAGATGCAAAACAACTAAGAAAAAACAATCATAATACACCAGTAGAACAAGGGTTTTCTTACTTGCCTAAATATGGAAGAAATTGCACATGGCTTATTGTCTCTAACTTCAAGGAAATTAGATTGTATAATGCTAATGATGCTACAGAGTATGAATTTTTTTCTATTAAAGATATATATGAAAAAGATGATGTATTTAAAAAATTTTTATATCTTTTGTCATCTAAATCTTTAATGACCAAACATGGAAAATCTAGGGTTGAAGTACTTTGGGAAGAAAATATAAAGCAAGAGGAAGCCATAGAAAAAGGTTTTTATGACCTATATAAAAATACTAGATTAAATTTATTTAATGATATACTTTTAAATAATAAAGATATTTTGGATGTAAAAACTTGTTTAACAAAGACACAAAAAATATTAGATAGAGTTATATTTGTTTGTTTTGCAGAACATAAAGGATTAATACCAGAGAATATCTTTGAAACATGTATTCAAGTAGGGAAAAAAAGTGTATCTAGGTTTGGAGTCTGGGAACAAGTAAAGGGTCTGTTTGAATCTATAGATTTAGGTAATCAGGAAAAGGGCATAAATCAATTTAATGGAGGTTTATTTGCAGAAGATTATATTTTGAATAATCTAAAGATACCAAATAAATGTTTCGAGAATTTATACAAGTTATCTTTATATGATTTTAACAGTGATTTAAATGAAAATATATTAGGGCATATATTTGAAAAATCTATATCTGACTTAGAAGAACTAAAACTAGAAATAAATCAAGTTAATATTAAGAAAAAAGATAGTAAGAGAAACAAAGATGGGATATTTTATACTCCCAAATACATAACGAAACATATTGTTAATAACACCATAAGAAGATATTTAGATGAGAAGAAAAAAGAATTAGGCGAAGATAAACTTCCAGAACTAAAAGAAGAAGATTATGAAACAGTTGTGGTTGGTAGGAATATACAGCATAAGCGTGTACAAGTTGTAGAATATAAAACTGATAAAATTCAAAAATATATAAACTTTTGGAAAAATTATAGAGACGTTGTAAAAAATATAAAAATTTTAGACCCAGCTTGTGGAAGTGGAGCTTTTTTGAATGAGGCTTTTTCTATGTTAAAAAAAGAAGCTGAATCAGTAAACGAAATACTTCGTGATTTAACCGATGGTGAGATATCATTTTTTGACTTAGATGCTAATATATTAAAAAATAATTTATATGGAGTTGATTTGAATGAAGAATCTGTGGAAATAACTAAATTGTCTTTATGGCTTAAAACAGCTAACAAGTATAGTTTATTAACTAGCTTAGATAATAATATAAAATGTGGAAATTCTATTATTGATAACAAAGAGGTTGATTGTGCTAAAGCTTTTGATTGGAATGTTGAATTTGAAGATGTAATGATGTCAGGAGGGTTTGATATTATAATTGGAAATCCCCCATATGTTTCAACTAAAATGATTCCAGAAAAGCATAGAGAATATTATTGGAAAAAATATAAAGATTTACTAATTAGCGAAATGGATTTGTATGAGTTGTTTTTATATGAGTTTTGTGAAAATAAATTAAAGCAAGATGGATTTTTGGGATTTATAACACCTAATACGTACTTTACAAATAAAAGCTTTGAAAATTTAAGAAAATATTTACTTAAAAATGTATGTGTTGATACTATTTTAGACTTTCCATATAGATTTTTTCCTTTTGAGGATGTAAACAAGGAAACCGCTATAATTATAATTAATAAAAAATTGCCAAATATTAAAAATAATATAAATCTTATAAGTATAAATAAAGAAAATATGAAAAAGATTAAGATTTTCAATAGTAATACATACAACTCTGAAAATAAAATTACTATAAAAAGTATTATAAATGATTTGGATAATAAAATTGTTATACAAAGCAACCCAATAATATTAAAAATGCTCAAATGTAAGCATAAATTAGGGGATTATTTAAATTTACATAAAGGTTGGATGAGTGTCCCTAATAAAACAATTTGTGATGGAATTATATATGATAAGAAAATATTAAGTAGTAATGATATAAAAGATAATAACCAATTAAATGGAATTTTAAATAAATGTTTGGAAGGTAAGGATATACATAGATACTATATTGATAAAGTAGATAAATTTGTAAATATTGAAAACATGGATGACAAAACTATGAGGTGGCACAAATCACCTAAGATAATAACACAAAGAATAGTTGGTCAAAATCAAAATAAGATAATTGCAACAGTAGATATTGAAGGTACTATAATATTCCCTAGTGGAAATATCATAAATTTAATTAAAGAAGATAATTTGGAAGATATATATTTTTATATAGGAGTTATAAATTCTAGTTTAATAAATTACTTTTATAATAAATTTTATGGAGAATCAAATACCAACTTGACAGCAGATGCAGTAAAAAATATACCAATACCAAATTTAAAAAATGTTGATAAATCAATTGTTATAAATAATAGTAAAATACTAATAAATAAATATGGTAAATTATACTTATACACTAATAAATTTTTGAAAAATGTATTTAAGATATTGAGCATAGATAATAATCCATCTAATAAATTATATAATTTTTATTTATTAGATTTTGATGAATTTTACAATGAACTTAGCAAAAAAAAGAAGCTTTATTTTAAGAATATTGATGAGTTAGAGGAATATTTTAATAAGTACAAAGATGCTATTAATAGAATCATATACGATATAAATGTATGCGAAAATACAATCAATACTTTTGTATATGATTTGTACGGTATAACTGAGCTAGAAAGTAAATCTATAGAAGATATATGTAAGACAACAAAAGACACTGTGGTTACAAGTTTAGCTTATTAATAAAGATTTGGAGGTCACTTTCCTTTTGTAGTATAAATTTTCCTTTAGAATTGATATAATTAATGTATCAGAATATAGGGGGGATATTATGTTTAAGAAAATATTATTGATTTTAATGATTAGTTTGTTAGGATTTGGAGTTATTGGATGTAGTGATAGTAAAGAAGATACAAATGAAGTAGTAAAAAAAGAAACAGAAGAAAAGTTAGATGAAGAAAGTACATCTGAAGATATTTATAATAAAAAATTGCAATTTTTAAATGACACTAAAAATCAAAGTGAAATTATAGGAGATGAAATAAGATTACTTACTGAAAAATATAATAACTATGAAATTGTGAAAAGTGATTGGAAAGAAGACTTAATAAGTAAAAAGAAAATAATTACTGATTTAAAAAGTGTATTAGAAGAAGAAAAGTCAAATATTTTAGACGGAGTATCTGATTTCCAAAAAACAATATTACAAAATAAATATAATGAAATAATAGAGTATTATGATTATATGTTGAAAGGAATAAGTCAGAACTTAAATATTTAAACTTAAATATTTTTTATAAAGAAAAAGTACAGTTTCTATATGAACTGTCTTTTTTTTATACAAAAAAGGAGTTGAGTAAATGGTTGAAGAGTTTAAAATTAAAACCAGTATTGAGCTTGATGACAAAGATGCTAGAGAAAAAATAGAGAAATTAAAAAATAGTGGTCAAGATAAACCTATTAAATTAAATTTGAAAATAGGTGAATTAGATAAGTTATCACAACAAGCAGAGCAATTAAAAGGGATATTCAATAAAGCCTTTAAGATTGATAATACTGCTTTGAGCAACTTAAAGCAAATTGAATCTACTATGAAAGAAATAAATAAACTAAGTAGAAGAAGTCAAGAGAGCTTACTTGGTGGTGGCTCTGGAAACACAGGAAATATAAATAATGAACAGCAAGATTTAATAAGACAATATAAAGAAATCTCAAATGTTGTATCTAGACTTCAAAATCAGATTAGAACAGGTCTAGGAGATAGTTCAATTGAAAGAACAACAGAACAAATTGAAAGATTAAAAAGACAATTAGATTCAGTGTATGCACAAATGAATTCATCATCTCAAGCTAGAATGGATATGTTTGATGCTTCAAGAGCAACAAGAGATTTAGCTGATATGAATAGAAATCTTTCAAGAATAGAAGATATGGCAACACAAGCATCTGCTAGGCTTAATGGATTAGGCGATAATATAGATACAGATAAAGTAAATAGACTTAGGAATGAGTTACAAGAATTAAAACAGACAGCTAGTAGAAATATAGATTTAAATCTTGATGTAGGTAATATAGTTAATAGAATACAAGAGATAAATCAAGAAGTTAGAAATCTAGAAAGAGTTGATAGCTTAAGGTCTAATTTCAGCAGAATAGAAGATTCTATTAGACAGGCATTTGGGAATGAGAGAGTTGAAGCTTTTAGACGTTCTTTAGAGCAACTTCAAGGTTCGGCAGGAAATCTAAATGGTGATTTTAACAATATATTTGATAGATTAACAAGAGAAATGAGAGATGCTAGACAAGAAGCTGAAAGATTAAATAATACAGTTTCAAGAGGTGGAGGATTTTTTAATGATTTCTATTCATCTGTAGCATCTTATTCTATTGGAGATATGTTGGGCGATGCTTTGACTGATGGAATTAGGTCTATGAAAGATGTTATATTAGAGCTTGATAGCTCTATGACTGACCTTAAAAAGGTTGCAGAACCAACAGATATTGATAGTACATCTGAGTTAGATAGAATAAGAGAAAAAGCAATACAAACAGCTAAAGATGTAGGAATGAGTGCATCACAAGTTCAAGAATCAATAGCATCTTCTTTACAAGCAGGAATTGGAGGCATGCAAGAAAGTATTGCTGCTGCAAGACAATCAATGATACTTGCCAATGTAGGTGATATGGATGTTGAAGGTGCATCTTCGGCAGTAAACACAATAATCAATGGATTTAGAATAGAACCACTTAAAGAAATGCAAGTACAAGTCGGGAATACAACAAAGAAAACAACAGAATTAACTGCTGCAATGGATATGCTAAATTGTTTGGCGTGTTAGATAGAAATATCTAATATTATGAGGGGGCAAAATCGGTGAAGACTGAGATGTTACCACCGAGGTAAATTAAAGAATTAAAAGACTTTAATCACCGTAACGCATAGGAAATGAACCTATGCTATTTTTATGTTTAAAATAGTATAGAATATAATTTTCCCACGAGTGTCCTCCATCTTAACAAGTAATCTTGAAGATGAAAATATATGCTGAACTTACATGAATAAGAAATGTAAGAACTACAAGATAAAAAGCTTGTAGGATAACAATTTGAAACTATGCAGGGAATAATTATGCAATTGGAACAGCAGGTGTTGCCGAAGCGATTAATTTTAGTCGCCTTATATAGTAATATATAATGATAAACTCCTTTAACTGCTGGAAACTCCTGTTAGGCTTTTAGTACTAAGTGTAATAATCTAAAAGATAGGGACAATCAGCAGCCAAGACTCAATAGAGTAAGGTTCAACGACTAGGTTATAAACCGTACATATCAAGCTATTGGATATGGAAATGGGGAGCATCCTTATAGGATGAAGATATAGTCTCGTCTGTATGGAAACATATAGCAGTTCATAAGAGAACGGATTAAGTGTAGCGAACTTAATTGAAGATAAACGGAAACGTGGAGGTAGTGTACTTCATGAGTATGGTGTCAGTTTAGGTGACACAGTGGGTATGATAACAGCAACAAATGAAGCGATACAAAATCCAGAAAAAGTAGGTAATGGTTTAAAAAGTGTCGCAATAAATTTAGCAGGTATGAAAGTTTCAGCTGATGATGGTACACTTTCTTTAAATAAAACCGCAAAAGGTTTAAAGGAAATAGCTGGAATAACTATTTATAAAAATAAAGATACTGGTGAATTGAAGAATATGGTTCAACTCTTAGATGAGTTGAAAGGCAAATGGGGAGAACTCAGAGAGGATGAACAAAAAGGATTAGCTGAAGCAATAGCAGGTAAGCAACAAGCAGCTATATTCCAATCCTTAATGGGTAATTATGAGACTTTTAAAGAAATAAGAAGTGAATTTTCACAAGGGTTACAATTTGGTTCGGCTGAGGCTGAAAACAAACAATATTTAGATAGTCTTGCAGGGCGTTTAAATGAGTTGAAAACAATATGGGCAGATATATTCCAAACTGTATTTAATTCAAATACAACATATGGATTTTTAGATGGTTTAATATCTGTATCTAATGGAATAAATAGTGTTATAAAAACATTAGAAAGATTAAAATTAACAACACCAGCATTAATAGGAAGTTTTATGACTTTAAAAACGTTATTCTCTGGTATGGGAATGACAAATGGTACTAGAAATGTGGCTAGACTTATAAATCCTTTAAATATGATAGGAACTCCTATTAAAGCTACAACTACAATACTACAATCATTTAGACATGCAGTAATGGCAGCAAATGTAGCTGGTGCTAATGGAGCAAATGTAATTACTAGAGCAGGAACAGGTTTGGGAGCATTAAGACAAAGTTTATCTAGGACTTCTATTGGTATTGGAACATTAAATATAGCGACAAGTTTGTTAAACGGGGCTATGATAGGTTTGGCTACTTTTGCTATAACTAAAGGTATACAATGGATAGATGATACTATTCACAAGTATGAAAAATTAGCAGAAAAACAAAAAGAAGTTATTGGAACTACTACAAGCGAGATAAGCTCCTTGCAACAAAAGAAAAAGAGTTTAGAAGGTATATCAGAAGAGTACAATAATTTAGCTAGTAAGACCGAAAAGACTGCTGATGAAACTGAAAGATTTAGCGAACTTAAACAACAAATTGCAGATATAGCACCAGAATTAGTATTGGGTGTAGATGAGAATAATGACCCTATTCTAAATATGAGTGGTAACTTAGATGAGGTCATTAATAAATTAAGAAAGGCTATAGAAGAAAAAAATAAACTTTTAAAGTCTCAAGAAGATGAACTTGCAATAACTACATCAAAGACTGCACCAGATACAAAAAAAGACCTTGATAAAGAAAAGAAAAAACTTGATAAAGTTCTTGAAGATGAGCATAATTTATTTAAAAATGCTTTAAGTAAATCTAATTTTAAAGAACAAACAGAAGCATTAAAAAAGGCTTACAATCAACAAGAAACAGATTTTGCAGAACATCATCAAAAACTTCTTACTGAATATGAAAAATATAATGAAGAAGAAGAGGTAATGCAGAAAAGGGCGATTAATAGATTAACTAATTCTGATATATCTAAAACATATGCTAAACAATCTGAACAAAAGAAAAGTAAAATGAATGAGCTTGTAGCTAATATGAATTGGCATGACTATAGTGTAGGACAACAGAATAGCATTATAAGTGCTTTTGATAAAATAAGTGAGTCAATTCCTGTTGAAAAATTAGACCAGTGGAATAAGAAGATAACTGATGCTAATATAAATTATCAGGCATCCGGTGATATGAATCAATATACCAAAGAATTACAAGGGTTGGCGAATGAACTTCAAAAGCTAAGTGGTGGAAGTATAAGTGCTGATACTTGGCTTATTGGATTACAACAAGGTTTTTCTGGATTAGACTTAGCCAGTATGAAATTACATACTTTCTTGAAAAGTTATGGTTCATCTTTAGCTGAACTTGAAAACAAAGATAGTTTTGCAATAAAGCTTAAAAACCAATTTGATGCATTAAATGATTTTTCTCAAGATTTAGAAGTTAATGGTAAAGTAAATATAAAACTGCTTGAAGATATACAAAGTGGAGAAGCTGGTCAAGATTTACCACAACAACTAAAAGATATAATAAATGGATTCACATTTGGAGAAGATTCACAAATAGAAGCTCAGGCTCAATTAGCCCTACAAGTAACAACTACGTTGCAAAACGAAGGTCAATTATCTAATGATGTTGTTAAACAATTAAATGACTTATTTAAGGGTAAATTACAATTAACAGATGACATTCTTAAAAATGGACTAAAAATCAGTGACAAGTTACCTGCATTACCAGGAAATATGGTTCAAGCATTAAATGAGCAATTTGCAAATGCTTTTACAGGAGACAATGCCCCTGAAATCACTCCTAGTGTCAATGGAGAAAAAGCTAAAAAAGAATTAAAAGAATTAGAAAAATTCAAAAAAGACACTTTTAAATCAGATAAAATTGTGACTGAAATTAATAATAAAGGACTAGATTTCGCAAAAAAAGACTTGAGTGTATTAAAAGAACAGTTGGATAGATTTAAAAATGAAGATACAAAGTTGTCTTTTACTACAGATTGTGCAGATGCTTTTAAAGATGTAAATTCTTTAGAGGAAGCTAGAAAAAAAATATCTGCTCCAATGAGTCTAAAATATGATATAGATGTAGATAAAAAAGGATTGACTGAAGCAAAAAAAGTCTATGATATTTTACCTGATAATCTCAAAAAAAAGATAGAAACAGAAGTAATAGGTATAGATAAATTAGACACATTACAAAACTTAATAGATAAAGCTCCAAATAAAAAAGAAACTATATTTGAAATAATCAATAAAAATCCAGATAAACTAAATGAGATAGATGAAATTCTTAATAATGTTCCAAATGATAAAAAGGAAGCTGTTATTGATTTTATAGTAAACAATTTAGACCAACTTGAAAAAGCTAAAAATGTACAAGAATTTATAAACAATTTACCTCCAGAAATAAAAAAACAACTTGGAATAGAAGTTGAAGGAGGAGAAAATGCAGAGAAAACTGTTAATACAGTTCAAAATGCAGATGGAACTAAAGCTGACCTTTTAGTAAATGCAGAAGTAAATGGAGAATCACAAGTAGTTGAATGCATAGAAACATTAGATAAGAATGGGAATAAAACATACACTCCTAATTTAAATCCTCAAGTTAATAATAGTGAAAAAGTTGTTCAGTGCATGAGAATATTAGATGAATATGGAAATGAATCTTATATTCCAATTGTAAGTCCTCAAGTTACCAATGAAGAAGGACTTAACAGTACTAAACAAAAAATGGATGAGTTAGATAATAAAACAGTAACTCCAACTGTACAAATAAAGACAGAAGGAGAAACTGAAGTTGAACAGGCAACCAATTTTATAGAAAATACAAATCCAACTAAGGTTATTGAGTTATCCATAAACAACTCTGGTAAAGATGAAATTGACAATACAAAACAAAAGTTAGATGAACTTAATAATGAAAAAGCCACTCCTACTATTGAAGCTACAGGTGCAGAACAAGCATCTGAACAGTTAAATCAATTATCACAAAAAGCACAAGAAATTGGGCAAGGTAATTATCATATAAATGTTAGTACTTCAACTGAACAAGGGGCTAAGAATATTTCAGGACTTATAGCTAGAGTAAAACAATTCTTAGCTTTGAAAGTATCTACACTTGTATTTAGAACTGAAACTGCACAAGCAGCAAAAAATGTATCAGGTTTGTTAGCCAAAGTACAAAGTTATGTTAGCCGATATGGTGGAAAAACTATAAAGACTACATTTAGTGCATTAACTGCAACTGCTGCAAAGAACATATCAGGGCTTATTAGGAAAATAGAGTCATTTAAATCAAACTATGCAGGAAAAACATTCACTACTACATTTGTAACTAATAAAGTAACCAATAGTTCTGGTGGTGGAGGTGGAGGAAATAGTTCAGATAAGACCAATAAAACTGAACGTACCTCTGTTACTAATGGAACTCCAATTCCAGCTAATCTATCCCAACCTAGAACATCAGAACCAGCACCAATAAGTGACGAAACTCCTGTAACAAAACCATCCTTATTCTCAAGAGCAGTATCAAGAGCCACATCAGCTTTTAAAGTAATCAAACCTAAAGTTACAATAAACAATGACACAATAGACTCATCTGTAAAATATAGCATAGAATTATTTAAAGAGTTAGAAAATGCTATATCAGCAGTAACAAATGAAATAGCTCTATTAGACAAAAAAATGGAACATGCTACAGGTGATGAGAAGATTAAATACTTACAGGAGCAAAATAAATTATTTGCTCAACAAAAAGATTTAATAAAACAACAACAAGATGGATATAAAGCTGAAAGTAACAGACTTAAAAATAGATTAAAAGAAAAGAAAATGGGCTTTAAGTTTGATGATACTGGAAATCTAACTAACTATGAAGAAAAGTTAATATCAATAGAAAAAGAATTAGACAAATTAAATTCAAAGTCTGGTGACAAAGAAAATAAAAAAGATGAATCCAGAAAAAAAGAGTTGGAAGAAACTAAGAAAGTCCTTGAAGAATATATTAAAGTTACATTTACAGAACTGCCTAAATGTGAGCAAGAATGGGAAGAATACAATAATAAAATTAAAGAACACAATGAGGAATTAAGGAAAGCACAAGAAGAAATGTGGAAACTTAATAAGAATTCCACATGGACTTCTATGTACAAAGATGTAGAGCAAGTAAATAATGAAATAGCAATGATAGATGTATTACTTAAAAATGCTACAGGTGATGAGCAGATAGAGTTGTTAGAAAAGAAAAAAGAGTTAATGGCCAAGAAGGCTAAAGAACTATCTGAAACAACAGCATATCTTCAAGAAACACAAAAAGAGCTACAACAAAAGCTACAAGGCTATGGATTTACATTTAGAGATAATGGCGATATAACTAACTTCATTCAACATAAAAATCAACTTAAAAAGAACATGACTGATGAAGAATTTAAAAGAATGGAAGATGCAGCAGAGGGATATTTGGATTTATTAATAAATAAAATACCTGATGCTAATAAGGAAATTGCTGAATCTAAGAAAGAAATTGAAGCATTAAATAAAGAAATTCAAGATGCTTATAAAGACCAACTCAAAGAAGCTCAAAGTCTACAAGAGAAAATTAGAGACATGTATAAAAAAGAACTTGAAGAGAGACTTAAAGAAATAGACAAGGAAACTAAAGCTAAAATTGATTCTCTTAAAAAGCAACAAGATGCTTACAATGATTCAAGAAAAGAAGCCAAATATAAAGATGATTATGAAGAACAACAAGATGTAATAAGTGATTTAGAAAAACAAATAGCAATAGCTGAAAGAGATAGTTCTTTAAGTGGTCAGAAGAAACTTAAAGATTTACAAAAACAATTAAAAGAAGAACAGAAGAAATTACAGGATTTAGTACAAGACCATGTAGACGACCAAGTCAATGATATGTATGATAAGGAGTCTGACAGACTACAAGAAGAAGCAGATAAATTAAAAGAAGAGTTAGAGAAAAAATACTCAGATGAAAATTTAGTTGATTTAATTAATGAAGCAATCAGTTCTGGTAAATTTGTAGGTCTTGATGGAGAAGTTGAGAAACTTCAAGATGCTATCATTGAATACATAAACAAATATGAAGATGGCATGTTGGCAATGGGTTCTGTTACTAAGCAAGAATGGCTTGATACACTAAAAGAAGGTAAAGAGACATTAGAAGATATTAATGACATATTAGATGAATTAGATTTAAGTAAGTTTGCTATGCCTAATTATAATCCTCCTTCAAATTCTCGTTCAAGAAGTGCATTTCCAACATCTTCAGTTAATTTTAATTCACCATTCTTTGTTGTTCAAGGAAATGTAACTAAGGATACTATGAAAGACTTGGAAAAATTTGGTAGAGATTTAGAGAATAGAGTATATAGAAAAATAGTAGAAAATATTAAATCATAGATTATTTATATAGACAAAGGATTTTAAGTAGAAATCCAGATTTCTCTAATAAAATCCAGATTTTATTTCAAAAAATAATATGTATATGGTATAATAGTAATATAAATGATATAAATTTATATCATAAAGACATAAAAAAAGAGACTACAACTATTTGTGCTAGGGTGTCTCTTCATAAATAAGCGAAGTGTTAATTAGAGGAAGAATCACCTGAATTGCCGTTCGGGTGATTCTTAATTTTTTGCAACGTTTTCTTAAACTCATCTATTTCTTTAAAGAGTCTATTTAAATTCTGAACCAACTTAATCAAACTAATAATTATAGTTGTAAGAAATGTTATTATCGTTAACAAACAAATTAGATATTTCATAATATCATATCACCTCCCCTCTTGATTTGACATGGGAAGGCTTATGTATATGAAGATTCACCCTAATAGTTTTTTTTATGTAGTCTCTAAAAATATTATACCATAAATTACCAATATGTTAAATTTAATATTATATTGTCTACAATTGTAAAAGAATATTGTGTTCTAAGAAGTTATTCTATTAATAATATAGCTTTTTTATTTTTCAATGAAGATAATGACAACATTGACTATTTTGATAATATTGGAGTATAATAGTAATATAAATGATATAAATTTATATCATAGGGACATAAAAAAGAGACTACAAACTATTTGCTGTAGGGTGTAGTTCTTAAAGTTAACAATAAAAAGAATAGATTTATGTATTACTTTCAGAATCACTAGACCCGCCAGTCTGGTGATTCTTTAGTTTCCTAATAGATGCTTTCAAGTTTAAGATTGCATCTATTAGCTTTGTCAAATGATTGATTATTCTTGTAATCATAATTATCATTATTAAAAACAAAACTAAGTACTCCATAGTCTCACCCCCTTTCTTACTGGGGATTTTAACTAAAGAGCCATCACCCTAATAGTCTAAACTGTAGTCTCTAAAAATATTATACCATATTTTTCCATAATGTTAAATTTAATATTATATTGACGACAGGAGTAGAATAAAGATATAATACAGGTAACAGAAAATTTAAAAATTTTACACAAGAATTACTACTTATCTATGCCACCTTAAACAAGTGGCTTTTTTCATACTCTGGTATCTATTTAAGGAGGTGTTACAAATGATAAATAATATAGAAGATTGTAAGCTTCTTATTGAGACAGAAATAAGAATGAAAGGTATAGATGAAAAAGAACTAATATCTCAAAACGAAATTCTGAAAGACCTAAATATTAATGAAAAAGACCTTGAAGATATTGAAGTGAATTTTGAATAATGAAATGATTTATAATATACCTATTTAAAACATGTATTAATTGATATCAGTAATAGTGATTTTTTATTTATTGAATCTGTTTTACAAAAAACGTATTTATGATATAATAAAAGTAAGGAATTTAATCTACTTAATACAAAGAGTGATTGTTTCCTTAAAGTTAATTAAAAAATCAATTTATCTTTTGAAACCACTCTTATTGGCGTTTGAGTGTTTTTTGCTTTATCATATATGTAACAAGCTATTAAACTTGTTGCAATATTTAGATTAATAAAATATTTTAGCTCATCTTAATTGATGGGCTTTTCTAATACAAAGAAGGTGATAAAATATGCATTTTAATGTGAATCTTAAACAGATAAAATCTGATTACACATTAACCATTCACAAGATGAACAAATCATTTTTAGGTCAAATTCCAATCAACTTTTTAAACTCGATAAAGCGGGAGCTTGGTGGAGTAGATGAAATACAACTGACCATTCCAAAATATATTACAGATAGATTTTTATTTAATAAAATAATAAATCCCATTTTTGAAGAAGTAAAAGAAGAACGTCTTATTTGTCTTAATAATAAAGAGTACTTTGTAATTAAGAATGTTGTAACAACAGATGATAAGTTAAAAGTAGTAACAGCTAAATCTAAAGAAGTTAAACTAGGAAAAATTGATGTGAATATTGAGGACTATGGATTACAGATGTTTACCAAAGATGAAGAAGCATCTATTATATCTCTTAATGATTATTTAAAACAAGAGACAGGCTGGAAACTTGGTTATGTGGATGATTCAATTGCTTATGAAACTGATAGTGAAGGTAATAAGAGAGAAAAGGTAAGATGGCAAGAAAGTATTAATTCTAACTGGTTAGACTATTTTAATAATGAACTAAAAGAACAATTTGAATGTATAGCTGATTTTGATACTTATAATAATTTAGTTAATTTGTATCATATAGATAGTTTTGGAGATAACATTCAGTTATATTTATCTCATGATAACTACATAAAATCACTTGAAAGAACTACAAATAGTGATGATATAGTAACTAGACTGAAGCTTGAAGGTAGTGAAGATATGAATGTAATAGGAGCTACAGTTACAGGATATGATTACATTGAGAATTATTCTTATTTCTTAGACAATAAAGAAATGAGTGAAGAACTTAGTAGAGCTATAAAGAAATACCAAGAAATGAATGAAATAAGAGAGCCAATTTGGAGAGAACTAATAGATACAAAGCTTAAGAAGCAAAGAGAACGTGATAGTAAAAGCAACGAATGGCAAATGGTAATAGAGATGATAAGTAAGAAAAAAGATATAAAAAAGACATATGATAATCCACAGCATAAAGATGAAATAAATTCAGCTAAAATAGCAGTAGAGATAAGTGAACTAGAAGATAAAAAAGTAATATTGGATGTTCAAATAAAACATTTAGAAGAAGAAATAGCTAAGTTAAATGAAAGTATAAAAGATATAAATATTCTTTGTAAGAGGGAGACTTCAACTGATGAGGATGGATATTTAATATTTAATGAGGTTCTATTAGATGAATTAAATGAGTTCCTCTACTATGACACTTATACAAATGATGCTTTTTTAAAAGTTGAAGATTTAATAGCAGAAGGTAAAAGGCAATTAAGTTTGAAATGTATTCCAACACGAGAATGGACTCTGGATGTTATAAACTTCTTAGATAGAATTATAGATATTAATTTTAGACAACATTGGAAGGGAGATTTAAGTCTGGGAGATATTATAGTGTTACATAGCAAAGAATCTAAAGAAGAAGAATTAGTATATTTTACATCTTTTACCCAGAATTTAAAAAATGGGAAATTGGATACTTTAGAATTAACTTTAAGTAATAAAAAAATAAAAGAAGATGACAAAAGAACTATAGCTGATTATTTGACTAAAGCTGAACATGCAACAAGAACATTGAACTCTAAAAGACATTTATTTATTCAGCAACAGAAGAAAAGAATTAACCTACCAGATGAATATATTCCTAAGAAAAATATACAAAAGGAGCTGATGTAAATTGATATTGGATAATTCACCAGCAGATTCATGGATTAGAATTACTGGAGTAATTGTTACTTACAATAACACACTTTACCAAGTAGTAGATAAAGAAACAAATAAAAAATATATATACTGGGATGCTGATAATCCAGGGACATTAAAAGTTTCTAATGTAAGATTACCAGAAGGAAATACACAATTTTTAGTAGTTGTAAATGATAATGGAAAGCATACAGAAGTTCCTACAAACTCATCAATATTCAATATATCTTTTGATGGTAATTCAAGAAAAAATACTGAAGAACAAATCTGGGGATTATATGAAACTGATGAAGAACACAATGAAAAGTTTGTAGTTATTGAAAAAGACATAGATGGGATACATCAGACAGTTTTAGAGGTACAAGAAGATGCATCTCATATAAAAGAAAATATGTCTCTTATAGACCAGAGAGCTGAAAATGTAAATATATTAGTAAAAGAAGTTACTAAAAATTTTGGTGGTTCACAAGAAAATATAACATTAAGAGAAAACATAAATAAGTCTACAATTAAGTTAAATGCAGATTTAGGTACATTTAGTTCTAATATGTCTAATTATTTTAATGATAATGAGATTACAGATGAAGAAAAAGAAAAGATTGATATTGAACTTAATTTATTAGATACAGACAAAGCAAGTTTATATACAGAGCTACAAAAACTTATTGATAGAACTACTGGAGTAGACTTAGTAGCAATAAACACTTCAAAAACAGCATTGGATGCAGCAAGTACCAATCTAAACTCTATAATCAATTCAGTTATTTCAGATAGTATAATTACACCTTCAGACAGAATTTTAGCTATAAATGCAAATGCTCAATATAACTTAAAGATAAATGAACTTAAAAATACAGTGGATAGAATTTATATAACAGGTATGGGTGGAAGTATATCAGAGGAATTTTCACAGATAAACGCTACAGCTAAAGAAATAAAATTAGAAGTAGCTAGAGTAGATGGTGTGACTAAAACTAATGCTGCTGAAATTAAATTAACCAAAGACGATATAACAATGATGGTTACAAGAAATGGAAGTGGTTCAATTGTAGGAATTAAACCTGATAAAATCGAATTTGGATTTAATGATATATCAAATTATGTAGAGATAAGCAGGAGTGGTCTAACAGTAAATCAAGGAGCTATAGCATGTGATATATTAACTACTCCACCTGGCCATGAACCAATAATCAGATTATTTGGAAGTAGCAGGTCTGGATTTGCAATAGATGCAAGAAGGTCTGATGGTTCTAGTCAAGCATCAGCTATAAGATTAAAATATAATAGTAATAATTATTTTTTTGTTGGAGATGGAGGTGCTGCTATATATGTAGATGCGTATGAGAATTATAAATTTGATTTAAATGAAGCAAAATTGGGAGCTAATAAAATAGAGGTTGGTTCTGATGGAAACACAAGAATGGACTTTTCACGTGGACATTTTAGGTTTTATACATCTGCTGACGAAAGGGCTGACAATGGTATTGTTATTTGGAGTGATGGAGCAATATCTTTCATGATTAGAGGAGATGAATGTCACAATTTTGGTAGAAATGGTTCAAAAGTCGGAGGAAGTATAGAAATAAATGGTACGAAATTTGGTATGTCTCCAGTTGATAGTCCTAAATTTCTAATTGAAGACGTTTTATTTGATGTAGAAGTTGAAGAAACTGGTACAATAATAAAATTAAATAATATCTTTGCTCAGAGTATATTAAATTTTGCAGTATTTAGTTCTAATGCTAATTGCAAGGTTGTTGAAAAAGGAAGTGGCTATTTTAAAGTAGTTGGACATACAGGTAAATGTGATTTTAGAGTAATAGGTAAAAGAATAGGATACGAACATACATATTACAAAATAATGGGTGGTGAAGAACAACATGGCGATTGGAAAGAGTAAGTTATTAGCAACAGGTCAACAAGTTTATTATTGGAGGATATCAACTGTAAATATATCCTATAGTAATAAAATGGCTCAGATTAAAGTATCAGGATATATTTCAGAGGAAGCAAGAAGAGAAGGTTTAGATGCTGTTGAATATGAAAATATATCTATTTTAGAAGATAATTTTGATAACTATTTTGGAATTAATACACTAGATGCAACAGGTAAAAACCCACTTGAATCAGGATATAATTATTTAAAAGAAAACATAGAAAAATTTAAAGATTCTTTGGATATATAAAGGAGGATAATAATTATGGAAGTAAACATGCAAAGAGCATATACAATAGCCTTAGAAGAAATAAGAGGATTGCAAAATGAATTAATACTTTATAAGGCACTAAATGGACAATTACAAGAAGAGATAAATGAGTTAAGAAAAGAAAAAGTAGAAACTAAACAAAATAAAGAACAATAGGATGTGATACTTTGAAAAATTATGAAATAAAGAATCATACCATAGAGGTCGACTTTAGTAATTATAGAATAAACAAAAGATTGCTAGATTATTTTATTTATAATGAAAATGATGTCAAAACAGCTTATATTGAAGCAATATTGAAAAATAAAGATGAAATAATAGATTTGTCTGAATATGATAGAGTCTTAGTTAGCATTACAAAATCAGACGGACAAAAAGTTAATGGCGAATGTGAAGTTGTAGATGCTACTAGTGGTGTTGTAGAGATAGAACTTAGCCGACAAGCACTTGCAAGTGTTGGTATAAATACATTCCAACTTTCTCTAGTAAAAGGAAATACTCTTATTAATACTACTAATCTTTATTATCGTGTTGAAGAAGGTATGATTAATGATGATGATTTGACCAGTACAGATGAATATGGAGTTTTATTAGTCTTAATATCTCAAGCAGAAGAAATTATAAAGAATAATAAAGAGCTAACTAAAAGAGTTGAACAACTTGAAATAACTATCTTAGGAAATGAAGAAGTTAGAGATAAAGCAGAGCAGATTAGGATTTATAATGAAGACATAAGAAATATACAGGAAGATGATAGAGAGTTTAATGAATTAACACGTCAAAACCAAGAAGCAAATCGTGAAGAATCCATTCAAAATATGCAAATTCAAGTCGATGACAAACTTACAGATTGCCAATTACAATTAGATGAAATGATAGATGCCAAGTCTGAAGAAATAGACAATATAGTTGATGATAAAATGCTTGATGTCCAAGCTCAGACGGATAAGAAGTTTCAAGACTTAGACACTAGAGCTAATAATACTTTTGATTTGTATGATAAGACATTTGAAGATAAACTTACAGATAATCAAGAGCAAATTGATTACAAACTTGATGAAGTAAATCAAGCTATATCTGATGTGGAAGATTGTATTGATGAAAGTACTACAAAATTAGATACAAAGATAAAAGAAGTAGATGACAAAATAGTTGAAGTAAATACTGCTAAGACAGATATTGAAGCTACTGTAGCAAATAAAATGGTTGAGTTAGATGATAAGTTTGATAGTTTAGCGAGTTTAGATGCTAGAGGCGAATTAATACAAGCTAGAGAAAGTGTTGATGGAACTGTAAAGGATACTTTAAAAGATAGATTAACATATGACTTTGAGAAAGTTAACGAGAAAATAGCAGAAATGACTTCTGCTGCAACTAATGTAGCTTTTAGTAAATCTTATGTTGAATCGGATTGGGTTGCTGATGGAGAATACTTTAAACTTATAGTTAATCATAATTTAGTTACAGAAAATATATTTGTAGCAATATTAGATGAAGCAACTAAGAAAAGTATGACTAATTCTTATACTATAGTAGATTCTAATACGATAGAAATATTTAATGAAAGTAACATAGATGTAAAAGTAACTGTTGTAAATGGTAATACAAATAAAGAAGTTATACAAGCTACAATAAATGATAATATAACAACACTAGATAGTACTTACTCTAGTATTAAAATTGATGCAAAATTTGATGAGAGTCTAACTAAGATAAATGAAAATAAAAGTAATATAGCTACTAACTTAGAGAAAATAAATCTAATACAAAGTAAAGTTGGTTCGAGTGAATTAAGTACAGTATCTAAAAATATATCAGATGCGGTAAATGAATTAGATACTAGTGTTAAAGTTCTTGAATCTGGTGGAAATACAAACGAGCAATTGAAAATATTAAAAGAAAATTATAATAAAATGTCTGTGGAAATACTTAAAATTCTATTTGAATTAGAATTAGATAAGGAAGCTACAGCAGATGAAGCTGGGTATTGGTATGATACCCTATATGATTCTAAAAACATAAGTAATTTAGATGGTTTAAAGCTTAATAAATTTAAGCAACAATTAGAGTTACTTTCAAATAGTGGAACTGTATTATTTAAAAATGTAACAGTTCCTTTTTTATGCAACAAAATAAGATATATTCATGACTTAGGAAACAACTATAGTGAAACTAAAACAGAAGAATCTTATCAAAAGGGTGCTACTGAGATAAAAATAAATAAGTATTCTTATGAGGTCAGATAGGGGGAATTATATGAAAAAGAATAAATTATTACAAAGAGGTTCTTTATTTGGAAATAAAGAATTTAAAATAGAAGAGTTTAATAAAAATTTTGATACTTTTAATGTTAAAGATATATTTACAGATATGGATTCTGCTTCTGTGTTTATAATTAAGGATGATTTAAAGTTATATGCAGCAGGATATAATGTTTTTGGCAATTTAGGACTTGGAAATAAAGTATCACCTATAAGATATTTTTCAAAAATAGATATTGACAATGTTAAGTATGTTTCATCTTCTGGAACTCATTCTCTTTTACTTAAAAATAACGGAGATGTGTATTCTACTGGCTTAAACACAGATGGGGAGTTAGGTTTGGGAGATAATATTGATAGAAATACTTTTACTAAGATAAATATAAGTAATGTAAAACAAATTGCTTGTGGGAATGGCTATTCTATGTTAGTTACAAATGACAACGAGCTTTATGTATGTGGTAATAATCAATTTGGAAGGATAGGCTTAGGAAATACATCTACTGTAAATACATTTACTAAAATTGATAATTTGAGTGTTAAAGAAATATTTGCAGGAGTCAGTTGTTCATATATATTAACTTTAAATAATGAAGTCTATTCAACAGGTACAAATTCCTATGGGCAGTTAGGACTTAATGACACTACTAATAGAAATATTTTTACTAAAGTAAATTTAGATAATGTAATAAAGATTTCTACTGCTCAAGGTGCTGTAAATTTTCTTTTAGAAAATGGGGATGTTTATGGTTGTGGAGATAATTCAAACGGGCAAGTTGGTGTTGGTGGAAGAGCTACAGTAACAGTCTTAACAAAACTATCTATATCTAATGTAAAAAATATAGAAAGTGGTAGACATCATAAATTTTATATAGCTAATAATAATGATATATATGTAACTGGAAATAACGCAGAAGGGCGTTTAGGAGATAAAATAAATTGTGATACACCAACATACGCTCCTAGAAAATCTTCTATTAGTATAAATAATATAAGTAAAATTAAGTGTAATTATGCCGTAAGTTTTATATTGACAAGCAACAATGAATTATATATGACAGGATATAATGCTTATAGTTTTTCTTATTTAAAAAGATATGATAAATGTATATATGGATTTGAAAAATTTGAGGACTTTGATATTGAAGAATGCAATCATATTGAGTCTATTGATAATAGATTATTAATAAATAAAAATGATGAAAGAGTTTTAGATATAGGGCTTGAAAATAATTTTGTGAATATCTCTTTAGTGAAAGCAAATGACACCTCTACATTTATTGTTGTGAATGGTAATGAACTATACGCAGCAGGATACAACGCTTATGGAGGTTTAGGTTTAGGTCATAATCGTCATTGTTATGAGTTTACTAGAGTGCCATTAGAATTAGAAGAAGGAGTTACTATAAAAGATATATATTTAAATCTAGGCTCATATTTCACGTTTATATTACTAAGTGATAATACATTATATTCAACAGGATATAATGTATTTGGAGTGTTAGGATTAGGGGATAATATTAATAGAAATACTTTTACTAAAGTAAATATTTCTTCTGTTGACAAAATTTCTGTAGGAGATAACCATGCGTTATTAAAAACAACTACTAATGAATTATTTTCAACTGGTTTAAACAATTATGGGCAGTTAGGACTTAATGACACTACTAATAGAAATATTTTTACTAAAGTAAGTACTGTAACTTATGTAAATGAAATTATTGCATATTCAAATTCTTCATATTACATAGACAATAGCAGAATATCTTATGCAGCAGGATATAATGTTTTTGGCGAATTAAGTCTTAATGATACCTCAAGTAGGAGCGTTTTTGTTAAGATGAGATATTCAAGATATAAAACAGATACAACAGTATCAGATGTATCTAACATTGCTGAAATTATTCCTTTTAATAATGGATGTTTAATTAGAACTACGTCTAATAACTACTATGTTTCTGGGAGACATAATTATTATAGCACAAGTATTAAAAATTCTGTAACTGATGATTATTATTCAAGGTTTGGAGAGTTTGTAGGAAGTAAAAACTCAAATGCAAATGAAGTCGCAGTTTTAATAGATGAACCTAAATTATCAAAAGTTCTGGTTTCTAACTATAATTTATGTTTATTATTAGATGCTAGTGATGGAGGATATAAAGAAATAAAATTCACAGGAAGACCTTCGACTTTTGGAGCTTCATCCCAAGACAAGAATTTAGGTTTAAGAAGTCTTATATCGTCTTCTATGCCTTATTATAATCATTATCTTGGAACAGACAATCTTTTATATACAACAAGTAAAACAAGGATGGAGTCTAAATTTGAAATAAGAGGTAGAAATGCAGGTGGGCAAAGAGGAGACAGTAGTTATTATTCTAATAGTCAAAAATACACATTATCAAATGCTTTTTTTGCATATAATTCACAAGTAATATATGCTAGTGGATTAAGGATAGTAATTAAAGATTATTTTGGGAACATATATTGTTCTGGAGTAAATTCTCATGGCTGTTTTGGCATAAAAAAACCTTATGATGTTAGACATGATGGTTTTGTAAATATATCAAAACAATTTTCTAAAAAATATATCATATCAAATATAAAAGAAATTAAAAGTGATAGACAAGCTTTATATATATTATTAAATAATAGCGAAGGATATGTCTGTGGTAATAATGCTGGTAATAAGTTAGGGACAATTAAAGCTCGGTCTGAATTTATAAAAGTTCCTATAGATAATATAAAAGAATTTATTCCATCGAATGATTGTTTATTTATTCTTACAAATAATAATCAAGTCTATTCAATTGGAACAAATGACTTAGGGCAATTAGGTTTAGGAGATAATATTGATAGGGGTACTTTTACTAAGGTGCCTATTGATAATGTAAAAAAAGTAATAACATGTTACAAATCTTCTTACATTCTAACCTATGACAATGAATTATTTTCAACTGGTTCAAATGGCTATGGTCAATTAGGATTAGGGGATAATATTAATAGAAATACTTTTACTAAAGTAAATATTTCTGGAACAATAAAGGATATATTTTGTGGAAGGTATGTTTTTATTATATTATTGGAGAATGATAATATAATTTCTTTAATGGGTTGTGGAAATAGAAATTACATAAGTTCAAATACAAATTCAAACAATTTAACTAAAATAAATATTGAAGGATTAACAGACCCATCAACTATATCAAATTTAATGTTGGAAGAAGGCAAAACTATAATTACAATGAAAAATAGAATATTTGTCACAGGATATAACTCATTAGGAGGTTTAGGTGTTGGTACTTCATATAATAATTCATCAGGATATATTGAAGGATATAAGGATTTAGCGTTTAATAGTAATATAAAAGAGGTTGCTCTAGGAGAATACACTATTTTTGTTTTACTTGAAAATGGAGATTTATATTCTGGAGGAAATGCTGATGATGGTATAGGTTTTAATGAATCTGGTACTGTAGTATTAAAAAAATTAACAAGTAATATAAAGCACATATATGCAAATGGTAAAAATGCTTATTATATAGATAATGATAATGCCTTATATGTGTTTGGTAGTAGACAATTGGGTCAAATCAATAATTATTCTGATGTTGTACAAAAAACACCTGTTAGAAATTGCCTTAATGTAAAACAGGTATATACACAGCATAATGGTCTTATAGTTCAATATACTAATAATAAATTAGAAGGAAAAGGTAATGCTGTAGTTGGTCAAGTAGGTATTTTTAATGGACATGAAGAAAATCAGATTGCAAACACTTCTAGTGATAATCCTAGTGATTTAAGTTTTTCTAATGAAATGTCTATTATAAGAAATAATTATGGACTATTAGTAAATAAGAAGACATTTTTACATAATGATGATAGTATTAATTATAGAATACCATTTGGCACAAATGCTGGAAATTATTCAACTTCATTGCCTTTTGATAATATAAAAAAGATGTCTTTATCATCAACTCATTCAATTTTGATATTAGAAAATGGGGATGTCTATGGTTGTGGTTCAAATCAATTTGGGGAACTTGCTATAAATAAATCTGAGCTAACAACAACTTCTGAATTTATAAAAATTAACTTAACAAATATAATAGATGTTGCTTGTGGTGATAATTTTACTTACTTCTTAAAAAATGATGGCTCATTGTTTTCTATTGGTAAAAACTCAGAATATCAACTTGGAATAGGGCATAATGATGAGGTTAATGAGTTACAAGAAGTATTAACTATTTCTAATATAAGGGAGATATATGCTTATAGTAATTATATATTGGCTATAACTACAGAAGGTCAATTATACGTACAAGGATATAATATAAATGGAATCTTAGGACTGAATGAGAATACAAAAAATACAATTATTAAATTATTTACTAAAGTATTAGAAAATGTAAAATATATAAAATCTTATGATGATAAACATATATTTGTTATAAAAAATGATAAGACTTTGTATGTTACAGGGATAAATAAGGAAACATATAAAATTAAAGATGTAGAGATTGGTTCTATGTTATATACTTTCTCACAAATATATATTCCAAGAGATGTTAATGATATAGTGGATGCTTTAATAAAAGATGAAACATTATATATAATCTCAAAAGTAGATTCAGAGAAAACTTGTTTGGAAATAAAGAATAAGTCATACTCATCTATTGAAATAGATTTGCAAAATCCAAATAATGAATTGACAAAAATAGAGATGTTTATAAATAATATTAGTTCAAATATAATAGAAGACTTATCTACAGGAACAGTTACGTTTGAGATTAATCCAGAGGATTTAGTTCTTGGAGAAAATAAGATTGTATTTAAAGCACATTCTGACATTGGAAATAATTTATATATAAATGTTTATATTTATAAAAAAGAAGCAGGAGCAACTATAGTAAAAGATTCAACTGTATTAATCAATGGGAATACTTATAATGTATCTAGTATAGTTGATAATTCACAAGATGTAGTACTTACACTCAATAAAGGTCTGTTAGAAGATTTAAATTCTAACAATCCAATTTATCATTTAGTAAATAAATTAAAAGTACAATTAAAGATAAATGAATCAGATACATTTAAAGATATGGTTAAAGTAGAGACAAGAAAAACTGAGAATGGATATAAGGAGATATATGAGTTAAAAGATATGAATATACAATCTGCACAACCTAAAGTAATAGTAGAAGAAGGAAACACTAATACAACTATAAAAAAACCATCTATGTTATTCAATTTAGATGTTGAAACACTTTAAGAGGTGATTAAATGATAAAAATAGATAAAGAAAAAATTGAGAAGTCAAGACAAAGAAAAGAATTAGATGATTTAGATTCAAGTCAAAAAACGCAAGATAATGACATAACAGATTTAATGTTAGCGACTGCTGAAATATGTGAAATGGTATTAAGTAGTCAACAGGCATCTACTATGTCATTAAAAAATATAAAATTAAATGAAGGAGGAAGTAGTATGGCAGCAATTTATGTAGGATTGATAGAGAGAGGTTTAAAAACAATTGACCAAGTACCTGTTAAATATCGAGAAGAAGTAAGAAAAATGTGTGAAGCACTAGAGATTTCATTATCATAGAACTGTAAGAGTTCTTTTTTTATGCTCAAAATAGAGAGTTACTAATGTAGCTCTCTAAAAAAAGAAGGTGACAAAATGTTAAATGAAGAGGTAGTAAAAAAAATAAAGAATGTACCTAGCGACACTAATAATGCAATAGAAATTGTTAGAACAGAATTAAGCAATAAAATAGGAGATACAACACAACTTACTACAACAAATAAAACAAATATAGTTAGTGCATTAAATGAGGTAAAAACTAGCGTAGATAGTATTGAAACAACAGCAGATAAAACAAGTATAAAAGATACAGACAATTTATTTGAAAGCGACAATGTAGAGGGAGCATTAAAAGAAGTGATGCAAGAAGTAAAAGGTAATAGAATAGTATTATATCAAATAAAATAATTATACCAATGTAAGAGGTGATAAAGTGAAGATATGGAAATACAATAGAACTGTGAAGAAAAGAAGAGGTGTCTATGCCGAATTAGATATACTTGCACAAAGGTATGAATTTGAAGCAGATGGAAAACTTTATAGAGCCTTTTTTCATTTATATACTAATAAGAATATAGATATATTCAGAGATAAAGATTTATATAAAGAATCTTATATGATGAGCTATAGAGTTGGAAATGTAACAACTGATATTGATGATGTAGTACAACAAACAACTACAGTAAGATTTATACCTGACCCTGTTATTGATATTGTTATTGATAACATTAGCAGAGGATGTGAAATAAACTACAGAATTATAGATAATGAACCAAGTGTAAAATTCATTGTTACAGAAAAGTTAAATGGCACAATAATAGAAACAAAGACAAATTCTAGTGATAATAATTATAAACTTAAATTAACTGATAAACAAATAGTACCATTAGCATTCAATTCCCAAAATTCAATAGTAATAGAAATAAGCACAGAAGATGGTGGATTAGTAACAAGTAAAACAGTAACATTTACAAGAACAAATAACAAGCCAACAATTTTAGTTAATTCATATAGTTCTAATTCTGCAAAATTTACAGCATCT